GTTTATACCGGGGCTTCTGTGGGCCATGGCCCGCAGGGGACTGAACCCCTGCGAGCTGCTGGCTCAGCGAGCCTTGGCCTTCCGGCGTGTGTCGCTGTCGAGATACCACCACAGCGAGCCATCGCTGTAGCCGAGCTGCTCAAGCTCTGCAGCAACTACAGCCGAATTGGCCCGATGCCGCTGCAGCTCTTCGTCACCATCGCCGACTTGTGTCGGGCAGAAAATGATTGCTCGAAGAATTGCCTCTTTCTGAGCTTCTGTCAGCCTCCACACAATCTCTCTTTTCACGTTGTCCCCTTTCGTTCGTGGCTTGCGCCAAGCGAAGCCTAGTAACAGGAGGGCAGAGTTATCTTGCGCGCAGCAGGAGCCCCGTGTTTTGTGTCTCGGTTATTCTCAACGGGGCTTCTTTGATGCGAGGAATGTTTTTCGCATCGGGGTGGTCGGCAAAAAGTTTGGCTGTTGTTGGAATGATGTTTTGCTCTCGCTACGATGTTTGCAACCTACTAGAAACGGAGAAATTGATAATGACCAAAACCACGACTTCGCTAATTGGAAAGCGTATTCGTCTTGTCCGAACGGATGACCCGTACACGAAACTTGTTGCTGGCGACCTCGGAGTGATTACGAATGTGCGTGACGATTTATGGGGCAACAGCATCGTGAATGTTGATTGGGATAGTGGAAGCAGTCTCTCGCTAATTGAGGGTGAGGATTCTTTCACGATTGTTAGTGAGCGTGAACAATTCGCAACAGCGTTAGAGAACTTCGTGCAGTCCACACTGGAACTTTCGCTCGCTTGGGAGCGTCTTGACGAACAATTCGCCGAGTATCTGAACACTTTGGACTGGGGTTTCACTTCATCGCTTGATGAGTATGTCCACGAACTTTCGCATCTGCGCCACAAGGTGCTGGACGCTATTCGTCAGTCTGCCAAAGAGAACTAGATAAGTCGGCAGAACAATAGTTCTCCCCCCGATTTCTCGGGGGGAGAGACTAACTAGATAAGTCAGTCACCAGAGTAATTGTTATACTCTGTGGTTTCTCCATCTAGACCACACTTGGAGCACTTGTGGTAGTTCGTTGCCGAAAAAGTACCCAATACCGTGTTGTAGTGATGGACGATAAAGCCGACTTGTTGCCAATTGTGACCAAGCAATGCTTGGCGTAGCCAGTAGTTCTTGTCGGAATATTTCCGATAGAGCCGACCTACATACCACAACTGCTTTTGACTTAGTTCGCCTTTCTTGGCGTACTGGTCGGCAAGGCTTTTGACGAATTCAGCGTCATTCCCCTCTATCGTTGAGAGACGAACCAATTGCTCATCAAGTGTCGCTGACTGTGACCAAGCCTCTGGTGCTTCCACAGCGTGGCAATAGGTGTGTCTCGCCGAACGGCGTTGCTCGCTCGCTTGGTCGGAAAGGTCGGCAGGAATTTCCCCCGACCATCTGTCTGTAATCATGCTCATCATGCTCCCCCTCTGGGGGAGACCATCTCCCCCGACAGAACCATCGTACCCAATGTGGGGCAGACTTATCTAGTCAGTTTAGATTTTGCTCACACTTATCTAGTCAGTTCATGGAACGACACGACACCGACAAAAGAACAGACAGAGAGAGCAGGTGCTCGGTCGGCAGACTTGCCCCCGACCCACCCGAACAGAAGGCGCAGCACACACTGTGTGAGCCCCGGCCAGGAACGCTTGCAGCGAAAGCTGCGGGGCTTACAACGTTTTGGTGGCTGTCGAAACAGCCATGCCATCGGGGTAGTCGGCAGAAAGTGGAAAAAGATTTGCTTTTTTATTGCAGTACCAGTAATGTGAAGAACATGATTACTGAACTAAACCCTGAACTACAGGAATACGCCGAGACGCATGATGTATTCGGAACGATTATTCGTCACCCATTGGTGATGTGGATAGGACCAGTAACAGACATTGACCTAATAAATAATCTTCTTGACAACAAGCGCAAGGCAACGGAAGAAGCACTAGATAAGTGTGAATGGTCACGATTTATTTATTTGCATGAGCGTCCATATCGCTTTGATGCTTTGCACTTTGTTCTCAACACTTTTGATGAAATTACTGATGATGAGTATTGGTCACTTGTTTCGGATGTATGGATAGACACGGAGAACGCTTGGCAGAATGTTGGTTCGTGGACAGAACTATTCGGAAGTGACCGTGCTTCACAACACTCGCTGATGAATGAAGAAGAACTAAAACTATTCGCATCGCTTGACGACACGCTGACAATTTATCGTGGATGCCGTAAGGATGTAAACGAAGAAGGTTTATCGTGGACGCTTGACAGAAGTAGGGCGCAGTGGTTCGCTGACCGTCACGGTCACGATGATAGGACGTTGCTTACGAGAGAGATAAGCAAGAGTGAAGTAATCGCAGTGTTTACACGCAGAGGCGAAGAAGAAGTAATCGTACTTCCGTATTACTAACTAGATAAGTGTCCAAATAAATCTGCTCGTCATTTATTACCATTATTAGTACCTACTACCGAAAAGGGGAAAATATGTTGGTAACAGATGTAATCGTGAAAAGTAAGGGAACAGCGTTCTCAATAGCGCACAAATTTCAGCAAGGCGAAAAAATTGCCTTTCGTCAAGAAGGCGACAAAGATGTATTTCTCGTAGATACCGTACTTGTTTCTAATGACGGCAATTCGGTTTATGTTGACGGCACTTGGCTTGATGCAGAAAACGATTATGAATTCGGTGGAGAGTGGGATAACGAATTTGATTCCCGTGATGCAATTTTTGTTTCGTTCGTAGAAGTAGTAAAGCGTGAGCCTCGCAATTGGACGGAGTGCTTGCCTGCTGAATACAACAATGGCACTTACGCTTGGACGGAAGAAGTGGTCTGGGATGCAATTGCAGAATTTCACGGAGTAGATGTTTCCGAAATTGCTGACGGTGACCTTGCTTCTTATCTATGAACTAGATAAGTAACGAAAGACTCACTTATCTAGTGAATAACTAGGTGAGTGGGTTTTTTCGTATGCGTAACTAACTAGATAAGTGCATTGAGTTGGTTACTGCTCTCGCAGCCCCGCCTTTCGTCGGTTTTTATGACATTGACTTATCTAGTAAACAGAAAAGCCCCCATCAGTTCCTGCGAGGACCGATGGGGGCGATTCGTACTGGGTGAAAATCGGGGGGAAATCACCCAGCGAGCTTTAGAGACGGATGTATCCAGTCTCTGCCGGCTGTGTAACTGGCTTGATTACTGCAACTGTCGTGTTCGTAACACTCTCACGACGCAACTTCATTGAGTCACGCACCTGACGCTTCTGTTCGAGCACATCGACGAGAGCAGCGAGCGATGCGTTCATCTCGCCCTTGCTATTCGGGGTGTACTGTCCGTAGAGGTTAAAGGTGCCGTCCGGCAAGGCTTCCTGGCTCGTAGTGAACTGCGAGAGGTCAAACCCGTAGCGAGTACTCCATTTCCAACGGAACGTAAAGAACTCCTCGTTAGCCTTTGCTCCACTGCGCAACAAGACGCGAGAATTTGGGTGCTTGAGGACTTCGAGGAACAGCTCTTCAGTCTCGTTCATTGGGTACTTGATGACGTGATTCAGAGAGCCAGGCTTTGTTTTGGTTGCCTTCCCCATCTTGGTTGAGGTGACTGTCAATCCTGATTCGACAGCAAACTTGATAGTTTGCAGCTTCTCACGAATTTTCTTAACCTTGCGGCCACCAGGGATTGTCAGTGCTCCACCCGTGAAGCGTGCATAGTGCTCAATCTCGCCAGCCTCATTAGCGCGTGTGACGATTTCGATGCCTTTTGCAATGCTTCGCAGTGGGCCATTGCCACCACGCTTCTTTGACTTCTTGACGAGGAACCACTCATTCGGAGAATCGAGGAGTGTCATAATAACAACTTCGATGTTCGTCAATCGTGGGACTGCCTTGCTTGAGGTGCGACCAGTGGCCGACGATGGTGGTGCCATCTTTACTGGTAGTGGTGCCATCCCACTAATAACCTTTGCCATTTTGACAATGGTTTGCTGGTCTACGTTAGAGGCACTCGATGTAAGTGTCTCAATGAGTTGTGCCTGTCCGGCACCGGACGGGGACTTACCCCGATGCTTTGTTGTCGCCATGGTTGGCTCCTTCTAGTTGCTTGTCTTAGGTGGCTTATTGCCACTTGGGGAAAGACTAGGGCTTACCAATACGAGTTCACAACCTCCAACAAAGATTTTTTTATGTTGCATGGTGGCGTAAAGACGACTAATATTGCCTCCGACCGATGTGAAACGCTCACAAAGGCAAACAAACAACTAGGAGATAGCTAAATGGCTACAAAGAAAAAAGCTGCACCAAAGAAAGCAGCAAAGAAAAAGCCGGCCAAGAAAACTGCAAAGAAAGCAGTAAAGAAGAAGCCAGCAAAGAAAGCCGTCAAGAAGGCAACCAAGAAGACAGCAAAGAAAGCAAAGACAGTCAAGAAGGCTGCCAAGAAGGCAGTTCGGATGCCAGCTCCTGCTCGCAAGAAGCTAAAGAAAGCTATTGCTAATAACTCATCAATTATCGACGGTCCAATCGTCGACAACGCGCAGAAGTAATTACGCATGTCTCGCCTGCGAATAGAAAGAACAGAGATGTCTCAAATCGGTGAGCCCTCAAAGCCTTCGTCAAAGGCGAAGACAAGCACAATCAGCTTCGACGAGTGGCTCCACATCGGTCTAGAAAATGGCTGGTGTGGACCACCCGTATGCTCAATACATGACGGTATCCCAATGAGCGAAGCTGAAGAAGAGGAATTTCAGGAAGGTGACCCGTGTGTGCACATCATTCGTTTGTACGAAGATGAAGAGCAAAAGAAGTTGGTAGAAGACTTCCACTCGCCATCCAATTGGCGTAAACCACTTATCTAGTTAAGTTCACCCACAGCACTTGTAACGGCCACGACGAGGTGGTCTTTGGCTTGTTTGGGCTTCTGATACAGGAACAGCACGACGAGTGAAATTTGGTGCTTCTGTTTCCTGCTCTTGTTTTTTCTTTTTAGCCATTCCCTATTTTCTCATAGGGAAGAAGCTCTATGGTGGAAGCGCCTAGAACAGGGCTATTTGGATACCACCAGTATCTTCTACTTGTTTGCAGTAGTTGTGCTTGTATTCGTGAAGCTCGTCAATAACTTGGGAAATTGTTGTCCCCTTAGCTTTAAGCCAAACAACAGCTTTACGTTCGCTAGTCGAATCTTGTGGGCGCAACGGTAGACCACATACGCAACACGTGAACAACGGTGGGAGTTTAGTCATAATCTATTACCACTTTCCTACTGGGCATTCAGCCTCAATTAGTCTTGTTTTTAAATGCATGAAGCAACCACACACAGCGCACTGCTGCGTTTGGCGCAAGAATTCAGGGCATGCCTTGCAGATAGCGAAGCGCTCCTGTTGTTTCTTTTCGGTCGTGTAATTCTGTCGGCGCAGCAAGTGCCAGGGCATGTTTCGTCGTCTCATAACTTAATCCCGACCACCCCGTGCCTTGCTATCAAATTTTAAAAATCCGTACAGAACTAGCAAGAGCAGCACGGAAACAATAACGCTTTTGGTATCCATGGACCCATGATAGCGATTTTCTCGCTTTTCATCAAGCTCACTGATAAACCTGCTTTCCTCGACTTAGGATTCACATCGCAGACCGGCAGGGCTCACACTCTCCTTTCGGTATCCAACACACGTGAGCCTTGTCGGTCTTCGTTTTTATCTGTACAATGTCCATCGTGAAGCTATTTTTAGACCACAACGAAATAATTCTTGATTTTCCATTTGATGCCGGCCAGGTTGAGGAAATAAAACGCATATCAGGTGCAAGGTGGGACAAGATTGGCCGTGTGTGGCGCTTACCAATTACGTCTATCAATGAAGGTCGTGAGTTTGCATTGCGTCATAACTTTGAGGTCACTATCGATGCTCTAAAGTTCTCCGTACCAATACCTGCTATCGGGCGCACCGGTGCTCGTGTGCATGTCGATAATGGTATGGCAGTTATCCGTGTGCCTTATGAGCGAGTAATCATTAAGGCTATTAAACAAATACCTGGCATTACATGGGATAGCAAAATGCTTGCATGGAAAGCCCCCTTTACATCGATTACAAATATCATTACGTGGGCCAAATCTTTCGGCGTTACCGTAGACAATGAGCTAATGGACATGGCTGCACAAGTAGAGACAGAGATGACTGAATTGATACAGGCATCACGCTCGGTAGACGCAGAGATACAGATACCTGAACTACAAGGCGCACTGCTGCCGTATCAGAAAGCTGGAGTTTCGTACGCTGCAAGAGCCCGTAGGACATTTATCGCTGACGACATGGGTCTCGGAAAGACACTGCAGGCGATGTCCACGCTCGAATACGTTCACGATAGTTACCCAGCAGTCGTTGTATGTCCACCAAGTCTCGTGCTCAACTGGGCGAGTGAATATTCGAAGTGGTATCCACATCGCAAGGTGGCCACTGTGACGAACCGTAAGTCATTCCCTGACGCAGGCACATATGACGTTGTGGTAGTTGGATACAGCAATATCGCTACATGGGAGAAGCAACTATCCAAACATCGCTCGTACGTATGGGACGAAAGCCACTATCTAAAAACGCCCACCTCGCAGAGAACGAAAGCAGCAGTCAAGATAGCTCGTAGCGCACCAAAAGAAGGTCTCGTATTGTGTCTCACGGGAACACCCGTAACGAACAGGCCGAACGAATACGCAAGCCAACTTGATGTACTCGGTCGCCTCAAGGACTTTGGTGGGTTGTGGGGTTTCTATCGACGCTATTGCGCTGCATACCAAGACAGTTTTGGTCAGTGGAATATCAGTGGACACTCACACCTAGACGAACTCAATGACAGGCTTCGTGGCACTTGCTACATACGCCGTACGAAAGACCAAGTGTTATCGGAGTTGCCACCCGTAGTCCATAGCAAATTGCTGGTAGAGGGCTCATCACAAGCGATGAAAGAATACAAGAAAGCAGAGAACGACATTATTCTCTACATCGCAGAGCGAGCCCGACAACTCGCCATAGAGCAGGGCAAGTCACAGCACGGCGCTGCCATATCAGCAATGATTAGGGCAGAAGCGAACGAACATTTAGTACGTCTGTCGGTGCTACGCCGTCTTGCTGCGAAAGCAAAGATGGAAGTCGCTCATGAGTGGATTACTGAACGCATAGAGGCCGGCCGTAAGGTCGTTGTCGCTGCACACCATCGAGACATCGTTGACGAAATCGCCCGTAAGTATGGAGACCTACGTATTCAGGGTGGAATGAAGGTTGAGGAAGTAGAGGAGAATAAACGCAAGTTTCAGCAGTTAACCGTAGATAAAGCACCCGTAATCGTGTTATCTATCCAGGCTGCGAAAACTGGACACACACTCACTGCATCAGAGGAGTGTTTATTCATAGAACTTCCGTGGACACCAGCAGACGTAGACCAGACATACTCGCGCCTACATCGCATCGGACAACAAGGAAGCGTGACGGCAACTTATCTATTAACCAAAGACACCATTGATGAGGAGATTTATCAACTCATCGAGCGAAAGCGTTCGGTGGTAAATGCGTCAGTGGAAGGTGGGGAGTTCGCTAACGAGGATAGTGCCGTGCAACTTATTCTGAATTTACTCGGTAAAGCAGAACAGAACTAATCGGTTTCGGAACTTGTTTCCGACTTACCCGTGGCACCCTGGTTGCGACCGTAAAATATTTCCTCTGCAATTAGTTTGGAATATTTCTTACGCAAGCGCCATATTTTCTTGTTCATTTCAGTCATCTCTTGGCTCATTCGAGCTTTGATTATTGCTTTGTCGTCATACACGCCGTGCCCATTAAATAGTGCGTCATGGATATCTGCGTCCTCAATGATGATGTCTGATATCCAACCGGCACGTTTGTCTATTGCCATCATTAATTCACACAAACCCTCTACGCCGAATTCATCGTGAATTCGATTTGCGATTATTGAGCAGAAGTGTGAACGATACATATTTCTCGCTTTCTGCGAGTTAGACATGAACTCAGATATGAACAGCGCAAGTTCTTCCTTTGTCGGCATTTCTTCGCCATCATCACCGGCAAATTCGTAAAAATCGTCTGCGCCGTTGTTATTCATCTTGCCTCACTTTTCTATGGGCTTGACTAATAATACCCGTACTAGAAGTCAGACATTTGTTAATAGATAAGTTTGAGTTTTTAGTTTTGTTCTCGTCACCCATGAGTTGTTGTCCATGGACGCGAGCGCGCGTTCATCGCGAGAAGCATCTCGGTAGTGGTCGAGGTATTCGCCGATGGCGTTGTAGATTGACCAGCCGTTGTACCCGTAGTTCTTTGCGTTGTTTTCGTTTTCATAAATAGCGCGAACTAGCGACAACACGTCATCACGGTTCTTTCTCTGACGCTCTGTGCTATTTGGCTCTATCGGAAATGCTGTATTTAGGACTTTGTCAAGAACTTGTGTGCGTGCTGGAACTTTCACTGCTAGTAGTCGTTCGGCAGTAGCAGCAAAGTTGTTTGCCCATTCATTAGATATCGCAAGAACTTCATTCGCTTGCTCTATCGCTCTGTCTGCATTGCGAGTGTGACGAGCAGTAAATACCCGTCGAGCGCTTTCTATGCCAAGCGTTACGGTATTTTGACATACGGCACGAATAGAAGTGTTGGCGAATGTAATTGCCGTCTTTCCATCGTGTCCATTGCGAACAAGTAAGTAGCGCGCTATTTGGTCATTCACGCCAGCAGGGTCTACGACTATCGCGCCCAAGTCAAGTGAAGCAAAGAAACCTTTTCCATCGTGCAGAACACCGGCAGTATCTACGACCGCGTCTCCTTCGGAAGCGCCCACGATGCTTAGCGCATAATCCAAACACTCTTTATTCTGCTGAACTACATAACGCGTTCCAACGGTGGCCAAACCGGTGAATGTGCCGTCAATGTTGACCCGTACGGTTGCACGACTGTCCGGCACGAGAATAGTTGTGCCATCAGGGTTCCGTAGTGGTTCGCCATTGTCATCGCAAATTGCCACCCGTGTTGTGACTACATCGAAGTTCGCCTGTGAAGCTTCGAGCATTGCCTCTGCCGTTTGTAGCCCCTTCATTGGCGTTCCAAGCCTGTGCCACGGGATTTCTCTGTCGGCGTATGCCATTCTCGCTGTGCCGTCTTTATTGATTTCTAGTCCGTGTGCCATTCCGTGTCTTTCCTTCTCTCTCTTTTAGATAAATCTAACCGAGTATTGCCTAGTTCATTGTACACCGGGGCTCCAGAGGCAGGGGCAGTGGTTGGGGTTCGGTCTGTGGCGAGGGCGCACGGGTGGGTCGGCAGAAAGTCGGATAATTCTGCTCGTCAATGGTTATGATTTATTCAGGAACTAACGCTCACGAAAGGGGCAACTAATGAAGTTACTAGATAAGTGCGAAAACTGGTGTCAGGAACATTATCTCGGAACGATGAAGGCTCTGCTCGGCATTATCTCTGCCGTGCCGACTATCGGACTGTTCGGAGTAGTTCAGGCGTACTACAACAGCAACATCGGCGACCTGCTGACCTGTCTGTTCATCGTGGTAGGTGGAACGGTGATTACCACCCTATTCGCTCTGACCGTGTACAACGAACATCAAGACGAACGCTACGCCTCTATTCGCCGTCACCCAGTCACGAAGCGAGTGCGCTAATGACTACGACAGCACTGGACACCCGTAGCGTGTTAGCAGAAATGCTAACAGAAAACACTGGAACGCACATCTTGGACAGTGGTGGCGCATACGGCAGGAACTGGGAACGAAACAATGGCAAGACGCTTGCCGATTTTGAGAACGAACCGACTGCGTGGGCTGACGGTTATGGCGTAGTGCTTTCAGTTTTCCACTTTCTTGCGAACCGTGTGGAGTTTCTGCCGAGTATCCAAGCCGAGTTAGATGATTTGGCACGGTGTATGCCCGATGAGGGCTGGTTGGCTATCGCCGAGACACTGGCTGAACGCTACGACCCTAAGCCTCGTACTTGGAACACTTACAACGGCGAGGACAGTCTTTCGCAAACACTACAAGGCGTATCGTTCACCCGTAATGACGGTGAGACTGTGAGCCTTATTCAGATACACGGGGGCTGTGATGTTCGTGGTGGATACACGAAGCCTCGTGCTTTCCGTGTGACGGTGGAAATGGCTGACTGTTTCCCATACGACCACAACTCTTATGAGTTGGAGTGTCCGACTGATAACGAACACTCTCTCTCGTATTTGGGTGAGTACATCGGTTGGCACGGGTCAAGCATTGACGCTGATGAGTATCCGACATACGACAGCGAGAAGCGAACAGCGAACTGTGTGAAGTGTGGTTCGCCATTCATAGTTCACGCCTCTGAACCGTACTAGATAAGTCTCAACGGTCACCCGTAGCCTCTGCGCTCTTATCCCCAACCCCCTTTCATCAAGGGCGTAGGGGTTACGGGGTTTCACTTATCTAGTGAGCATTACTCTGCTACGGCGAGACTATGACTTACTAGATAAGCGTTCATCACAAGTGAGGGCAAAGTGCGAAGCACTGCGCCAGCCGGGGCTCCGAGCGTTTGAGTGTGGTTTGTGTTGTAACTAGATAAGATGACGAGATGAACGAGAACACCTATCGAACAGCAAAGACAATTCTCATCGCTATCGCAATAACACTTGCGTCAGTATTCGCATTTGGGTATTTGGAAAGACAGCAAGCAAGAGACAGTGAGTTCTTTTGTGATGGAACACCTTTGACGGTGAAAGAGGGCGACACTCTCTATTGGATAGCCCGAACAAAGTGTGAAGGCAACACTATGGAAGTGGTGGACAGACTTGTCGCCCTGTACGGCACGACATTGACTATCGGTGACACCATCTATCTGCCGACACACAACGCCTGTGAGTTGCGTATGACAGACGGTGGGAGTGTGATGGAAGAGTGTGCGTGATGAACTTATCTAGTTCAGTTTTTCTGGGCAGTCCTCGTACGGGTTCTCATTACCCTCGTTGTCCTCGCACGAACAAAAGCCGAATAGTTCCACTTGGGTTTCGTGCGTGAGTTCTGCTATGTCTCCCCACGACGGCGAGCCACCGAGTTGGTCAATAACCAAACTCCAATAATCCACAAATAGTTTCTCTGCGCTGTTCATCGTTTTCCCCCTGTCTGTAAGTTATCTATTACTTTATTACTGAAACCCAAACGCTCAATTATTTCCTCGGGTGTTTGTTCCCAACACAAGTTCCCTTCCTTGTAGTTTGTGTTGTGTCGCTCTATTGTCCACGTGTAGTGAGAGGACATAACGGGGAAATGAAAAACCCTATTTGGTCTAAATTGTTTTTTCGCTATCGCTAAACTCTCATCCAACTCCGACATTTTGTTCACACTGCGAATTATGGAATTGGGTATTTCCATTTGTCGGTGAGGTCTAGACAGTTGCTCCGAGGTTGGGTCATAATAATAGTTGGGCGTGATTATTACTACGTGTCCACACTTTTCGTCAGAACCCAACGCAACTGGATTATCCACACTCACCCTGACGCTCCACTCATCTCCGTCTTTCGTGAACGGCGTACTGGCTTTTACGAAATCCCAACCCTTTTGGTTGTACACACAAACGCCTACGGGTACTACTTCGTGTTCTATCCCTGCGTGAGTGAGAACGATAGAGGCGAAACGTGTAGCGAGAACGCACTGCCTAGCGTGTAGGTGACTTTCCCGATAGCGATAGTTCGCCCACATACCTGAAATCTTTTGTAGTACCTGCTTTTCACTAGTCATTGACTTTCCCCTTGGTCTAGTAGTTATCTATCAGTGTATCGGTACGGGTACGATGAACTTATCTAGTTCAGTATCTGTCCAACACTGACAACGAAAACTTCTCCACAGTAAAGCACACGGGCGTACTGTTTATCTGTGTCGTGGTATGAGATGAACTCTGCTTCCACAGCACCCGTAGTCGTTCGGCGTGCCTTGTCTGAAACGATGTGACCGAACGACACTGGTATCAACAGCGTCTGACCTACGGTAAGTCCTTTGGTAATCACTAGATGCCGTATGTTCCGAGTTGGGTGCGCTCTGCTTGGCGCAAGACTTCGTAGATTTCGGAAACATGCGCTTCCGTGTGTTCATCATCAGCGAACAACTTGACTATCTGTAAGACACACTCCAAGCGAGCAACCTGCTGTGCCGTAAGTGTGATAGTGAGTTCTGCGTTTCGTGCTATTCCCATTGTGTTCCCCTTTCGGTATTGACATTAGGGTAGGGCGAGCAGACTTATCTATTTACTATCTGCGACATCACGCCACTGACCATCAACGACCACCTGATAGTGCGCCCCCGACACTGGCACTAGTTCGCCATTAGCATTGCGTTCATACTTGCCGAAGTTCTCAGTGGAACGCCATGCCCACTCACAGCACGGTGTTTCACTATCGCAAGGGTGTGTTCCCTTACCTATCGTCTCTGCCAATGCTGGGAACAGAGTAAGGAACTTCACTATGCAGTCGTGACACAGTATCCAACTACGGCTACGGCGATTACTGAACAGCACATCTACTTCATCAGTGAAGCCACCATAGTAACCAAATAGGTCAAATGGTAAATCCCAACCGTTACTAGGTAGGTGCTTTTGTTCATCACACTGGACATCGTAGTCACACCCTGAACAGCGAACATAGTTACTCATAACATCTCAACGATAGTCGTATGCGAGCAGACTTATCTAGTACCCGTAGCACTTGGCGACTTCTATGACTGGCGTGAGTTGAGGCGAAGGTAGGCAGAGTAGGCGTAGTTGCGTTGGCGTTGGCGTTCGTCGCGTGCCCTCTCTGCGTCTGCTGGGGGCATACGGTCTATCTCATCATCAGTGGGTGCGAAGCCTATCTCCCTCTCTGCTTCTAGCATCAGTGACACAAGGCTAAGCGTGTGGGTGTCTGCGTACTCACCCGTAGCGATGTGGCAACCTTGTTCATCTAAGTCAAGTGCCAACAGTTCGCTTGCTACCTTTGAGATGAATACACCTGTGAGTTTCATCTGCGACAGGCGTTGGTGTGTGGTTAGGTGTTCGTTCGCTGTCCTCTTAGACCGAAGCAACTGTGTGTACATACTGTTGCTTGGAACGAAAGCGACAAACTCTGACGGGGTTGGCTCTTGTGTTGTCATCTCATCTCTCTCTTGTGTTTGTGTGTGTCGTGTGTATGCGATGTGTATGAGCGAGGCTCTGCGTGGCTAAGCCCACACCAGACCCGAAACCCGACAGACCCGACAGTGCCGTTGACTTTGTTGGCGTGTCGTGTTGCGTGTTGGATTACATCGGGTGTGTGGTGTCTCTCTCGGCGTGTGTCTTACTGAAATACTTGGATAAATCATCTTGCTGTTTTTTGGGGTGTCGTATTCGGGTCGTGACTTATCTAGTGAGTTGTGTCGTTTTGTAATCAGCCAGAAACCATCAGCACACACTGCGAGAGACTGCTGTGTGTCCTCTGCGTGTGTGGACTTGTTGCCGACTACCCCGAGCACCGACACAAATTGTGAAAAATTGTTCGCAGTGTCGCCTCGCAGCACCTGTCTCTTGTAGCCCCGCGAAACTTTCTCGGTTGAGGCAGGGGGGGTGGGGGAGCAAAATCGCAAAAAATTCATCCCAGGTTTTTCACTTAAATTTATCCAATGCATACAGCTCAGCCGCCAGTTTGCGGACTTTCTTCCAGTGTCGTGATTGCCTCCCATTTGCCCCCAGACAGCATGGGATGAGCCCTGTGAAGGACAAATGCATGAATGCCCTGTCTTCGTATGCTTCAATCACGTCCGGTGAATCCGAGTACAAAGCGTCCTGTGTTTCTTTCACGGTTCAAGCGTATACTGAAATTCATGCAAACCCAATACCTTTCGTTTAATGATTTTCTTGCTGATGTCAGCATCAAGTACGAGCGCCAGAAGAACGATAAAAACCCACTTCGCTATGGGCAAATGTACTTCAACCTTCTGGAAGAATTCAGGCCGGCACTTGCTATCAAACTATGGGAATCACTATACGACCCGTACTACTCAGTACATGAGGAGATTCCAGAGACTCACGCATTTGTAGAGTCGAACTGGTAACTAGCTTTTTGATTTCTTTTTTGCTAGTTGTGTTATTTCTATAACCTCAAACATTGAGCCCTTTTCCAGCAGCGACTTAATCAGCGACTCACTAGAGAATCGTGCTATTTCGCCTCCTGTTGACTTCCTTACTGAAATCATAAAGCTCTCTTCGTTATTGGTTGTCACTTCTACTGTTCCTCCTATTAGTTCTCCGTGAATGGAGATTATTAAAGAGTGCCGGCATTTTTATTAGCATTTTCGGCACCCTAGATATATATAAAACATGTTCCGCATTTAGGATAAATTTATCTAATAAATATGTCAGCGCAGCATTTTTCACCGACATTAATTGTGAGTAATCCATAACCAATTGGTATTGATATCTCTACAAATTCCCGGGAAACTATTCCGCACAAATCACAGTCTGTGCTTTTCATCTGCTCATGCAGCAGGGGCATGAAGTCCGGCAAACACATTGAACAGCATGCAACCTGAATTGCTGGCAGCAGTAAATGGTCAATTGTTGGTGGCACCGTATTGATGTGCGGACAGAATTTTTCTATTCTTTGGAGTAAGTCATCTAGTGCTTCGGCAACTGCATCAGGCACAGTGTCTCTTTGTACTGATTGGAATCCTCTTGGCAGCAGCTCTTCGTTGAGTTTGTCGGCTTGTTCAGCCTGTTTCTGTGTCAGCTCGGAGATGAATTTGTTCATTTCCTTTTCGCTGTCGAAATGTTTTCCATCGGGTGCGGATTTTCTAAAACGTGGGTCCATTAGTGGATAAATCTATCTGAAGTAAGTGCCATTTTCAAAAAAAAAATTTGGAGTGTTGCTATAGCAGTGATTGTATTTTTCATTACTTTTTGTTGGAGGTACCCGCGCCGGATTTATTTCTTTTTCTTTTTCTTTTTTGATTGTTTCTGTAGCTTGCGCGTAACAGAAAAAATATACACCCACATAGCAAAGCTTAAAACGAGCACAATCTGCCAAGCTATAAAAAGAAAATTAGGCATTACTTCTCCAGTTTTTTGAGTTGGTTTTCCCTCAGCAGTCTATACGTGTCTGGGGATATGTCAAGCACCCATTTTCTTGTCGGATACTTACGTGTCAGCCACGCCTTGTAGTCGGCCAGGGTTGGCGGAATGTCTGGGTGGGTGTTCATTTTTCTCCATTTATAAATGATGCGTTGTATTCAGCATTTTTGTGGCGCCTTTGATACGAACAGTCTTCATGTTCGAGCTCGCAGTAACAGTCATAGTACGGAAACTTGGTTAAACACGTATTACATACGGTCACATTTCCGTAATACGTGAATCCAGGTGGCTTTGTGGCGCTACAGCAGTAGTCGTCCTGTTCAGTAGTCATGTCCCTCTAGGTCTATGTTGAATGCTTCATTTTCAAACGCCGTATAAGCATCTTTCCAAGTCTGCGGAACAGCGAAGTCTGGGTTTATCCTATCGCTGATTTGATTATTATACAAACATTCTTCGGCGTAGTAGTTCCTGATTATCTTCTTTAGTCTATGTATTTCGTATGCCTGTTCAGCGATAATTCCCATAAGTTCATCGTTGACAGAGTCATTTGCTTTTATCACTTCTGCGGCTTTGGAGATTATTGACCCACCTCTACCATGTTGGAGTTTGCGAGCAATTGACTCAAGCTGTTCGATTATTTCATTAGTCATTAGCGGCTTTCTTTTCGTCCAGAATTTTTCCGCATACAGAACAGAAGATTACACCGCCTTTTTCGTTGCCAAGAAAGTGTTGCCAATTACCGCAGCGATGAGGCATGCGAGATGTCAGCCAAATCCAGAAGTATCTAATTTGTTCCATTTTCCCCCCAGTGTTGCTTGTCCAGCGTGGACATTAACTCATCGATTGCACGCCACAGCTCTGGCCAGTCTCTGCGGAGCTTGGCCATCATGCGCCTGTGTCGCCTCGTATCATCGTCAATCCATGTGATTGCCATGCGAAATGCAAATGCTTTATGCAATAGCTCATGGTATTTTTCCTCAAGGTCGTCATACGCGAACATCAGACGCTCATGTTCTGACTCAAACCCCTTGATTATGTTTTTCATTTTTTCTTTTTTCATTTTTCCTCCTCGTGGGCCCGGTGGGGATTTGGACAGAATTTATGTATGGTTTAAATATTTCATCTAACGGTAAAATGAACAGTCATTGAATGTCGCCTGGATTCATCTTTTTGGGGGTTTGCTCCGCGGTGCAGCGTATGTCCATGCCATAGCAGGATATCTCCACGTTTATGCTCAAAAGCAAATTCTGGAGCACCTGATTCAATTAATAACGAATCAAAATATTGGAAACACTCGTTTTGTTTTGTGCGTAAGCTGGATTGATTTATAATTGATTCATCAATATCCCAGCGATGTGAACCGGGAATCAAATGGAACCCTCCAGACCCTATCTCCATGTCCTCAATAGCGATAATCATACCCAAATACGAATCTCCTGATTCTCTATCATTTTGATTGCAGTCTCTATGCCAAGAGATTCTTGAAGAAAACAACCTCGCTTCGGCAAGCATTGGCATGAATCGCGGGTTTATGTCGTGGACAGCTTTTGTGCCATGTTGATAAATTCGCATGATAGAAGCATCTGCAAAACTACCCCTGCTTGGCAAGTATGAATCAGGTCTTGTTATTTTTTTATACAGTTCTGACTGTTCGTTCATGTACTGACGCAGGGCGGACTCGGGGACTGCTTGCTCGATTAATAGATATCCGTCTTCCCAGTAGTTCATGTCGAATTCTCTTTTGGTATTTAAATTAGTGGGCCCGGTGGGGATTGAACCCACGACCAAGGGATTATGAGTCCCCTGCTCTGACCACTGAGCTACAGGCCCTCTGTCTACCTGGTCGCTTCACACCAAGCATCTTCTTCAGAGAAATTTGAGTCGTTTACTTTATTAATGTGTTTATTATGAAAGTAAATCGACTGTTCAAGCGCTTTCTGTAGACCCTGCAGTCTTGCGACTTGAGGTGTGCGCTTTGAGCCTTCTGTGGCAATCCTCTGCCGTTCTTGCTTGACCAATAACTGAAGTTCTTTCATCTGTGCTTCAGTTACGTTTAGTTCATAGGTTTGTCGTCTATTTTTCATTATTTCTCCATCTTTCCTACAATGTGCCCCTGGTTGGAGTTGAACCAACGTGGACCGCTACGGTTTCTACACCTTATAAGAGTGAGCCGATACAAGGGCCAGTTTCACTTGAATAGCTCCACTGCCTCGGTTATTCGTTCACGTAAAGCACTCACACTTCCAGACGACGATATTTTCCCTTGGAAAACACCTTTGTGGAAAAGAAGCAAGGAAGGAATAGACATAATTTCGAAGTCCTTCGCTGTTGCCATATTATCGTCTGTATTTATTTTAACGAAATCTACTTTCTCACTGAATTCACCAGATAGTTCATCAAGAATTGGGGAAAGTTTTAGACACGGTCCGCACCACGGTGCCCAGAAATCGACAAGAACCAGCTTGTCTGATGAGTTGATGAATTCACTAAATGTTTGGTCGGTAAGTTCTAACATGATTTAAATACTACTCCGTTTCATCGTAATTTTTGTTGGTCATCATGTCTATCACATCGTTTGGGTAAATCAAAAATCCGCGTGCAGGATTATCCTCGCCGCCGAATGCCCTTTTTGTTGATTCATTAAATTTGTATGGATTCATTTTTAAGTATCTTTTCAATCGCAATACATCGATGACCACAAAAGCACCGTCCGGAGAATAGATGTACACCCACCATTTTGCGGTTGTTACATTTATTCCGCTTGCTACCCAAACTTGCTCACCATTTTCATCACGCGCACCGCGTGGATTTTGTTGCGTTTCCACAACCATTCTGCCATTGCGATATCTATCGCTTTTTACTTCAAATTCCCCACCGGAGAGTGAATCAAGAAACTGAGAAATCAGTTTCTCTCCTTCCTGCCCATACGCCAGGTCGGATTTAAAATCAAATGTTTTAGCTGGTAAATCCCAAGAGTCTTTCATTCCTGAAAGAATACTAATTCAGCGATGAAATAACAACCGTTACTACATATTCCAGTTGGCTAATCCACCCTTACTATTGTTCATAATATAACGAGCCATCATTAAATTGCAGTGCACCGTCTTGAGCCCTTGCATTCGGTTTTTGACAGCATCGTCCCCGCATACATTTTTTACTGCCGAGTACCAACTGGAATTGATTTGTAACAATCCCGTATCGTATGAGCCGTCCTTGTTTAGAGCGTATGTCATGTTTCCAGCGGCATCCCACTTCGCATTTTGTGCTTTCGGGCGACAACCCGACTCTCTCCACGCAATGTATGACCATGTTTGTATTGGATAAAGACCATAAGCTTCGAAAACTGGCTCAAGCTTTGGGCAGCGCTTACTTGGGTCGCCTGGAACTTCTTTCCTGCGCCCCTCGTGGTCGCTGTTCACTGGTGGGAACTGTGGCAAGCTTCGCTTGGCCCTAAACCCTGGGTCGGCTTCCCTGACCTCTTGGTTTGCGGCCCACACCGGCTTTTCATCAACTAACACCTCCTCAACCGATAAATCGACCGAAGTGTTTGCTGTTTCCGTTGTGTTTGTCGGAATTCCAACTCCAGCTATAAAAAGGAGTATAGAAAATCCCCATCCAATAAATGTGTTCAATTGCTTCTCCTGTTGTCGGCGGATAAGACGTGGCGTTTAGTAAAAAGCCAATATTTGGTTTGCTTTGGTCACCCCGCCAGGGGCACTATTAATTATAACAGTTTGATTACGCCAGCTGCAACCGCGTAGCAACCAATAAAAATAAGGGTTTTATCTATTGAAAATTATCTGGTCCAAGAATCTCAAAAACAGCAAGCACTTTACCCTGTGGCGTCGGACCGATAATAATTTCAAATTGCATTGACCGAAGTATTAGTTCGGCTATGTCTTCCGCTTGTCGTTTTGCGTCTGCAGCATCTTGCTCATCATTTTGTTTAACGGAAATATAATTTAAAATCACTTCCGCTAAATGGTCAATGACCGTGAGTCTAGATACTGGTTCTGACATGGTTGACAGGCTACACCAGTTGGGCTAGGGTGACACGCAATATCAACCCAGTAGGAGAAGAAATGAACCTAGCGCCAATAACAGTAATTGGGAACGTCACGGCGGACCCAGAGCTCACCTACACGCAAAGCGAGCAGGCCCGCCTGTCGTTTTCTGTAGCAGTTAACCACATCTGGTACGACCAGAAAAACGAAAAGCAGGAAAAGGTCAGCTACCACAACGTAACAGCGTGGAGATACCTTGCTGAAAACACTGCACGAGTAATCGAAAAGGGCATCGGCGTCGTTGTTTATGGACGACTAGAGCAGCGCTCATACGATGACAAGGACGGCAACAAGCGTTCAATCACGGAGATTGTCGCAGAAGACATTGGCGTACTGACTCGCTCAATTGAGACGATTACTCGTCGTGTTGGAAAGAATTCTGGTGAGGGCCAGCCTCAGCAGTCTGGCTCGCGTCAGTCGTCTCAGCAAACCGGAGCACGTCGCGCGCGACCAGCAACCGCCGCAGTGGGCGCCCCATCGGACGAACTAGAGCCATTCTGAGCCCAACCCCGAGGTTCGGGGAAAAGTTTAAGCGCCTGTTAATTTGCGCCAGGGAGCGTAAAACAGGCGCTTTTTCTATGCCCAAAATCAGTTTCTGACTCTAGAAAAAATATTCAGAAAAAGGTTGCAATCTTAAAAACTAGACATTAAGTTTGTTGCCACCTAGACCACAGCCAAGGAGATAGTGGAATGTCAGAATACAGCAAGCTCAAAGAAAAAGGAATGGGACGCGGTCGTCCACGTCACACAGAAGAGCAGAAAGTTCAGTCAGCAGCATTGAATACAATGCGTCAGGAAGCACGTCGACGTGCGCATTTGGTTCTCAAAAGTCGTCATATCGATGAATATAACGATATCTACGAGGCTGAATTGGGCGCGATGCAGTCAACTGAAACTACATCACGTCGCGCAAAGCGCACGCGCAAATAAGTTTGAGCTGAGTTGGTGGGGCTAAATTTGCTCGTCCAACTCAGCTTTTCTTATTCTTTTTTCAGCGTTTGGACTAAGGTCAAGTAGAAACCTTCTTGCCCAGGTTCTTTTTTCGTTATCAGTCATTTCCCAGAAGTTCTCTGGCAACTTTTTAATTCGTTGAAGAGGTGCATCAGCCATTATCTTCTTCGCCTTTATCGTCATTGACTAATTCGCCAGTTTTAAAACGCTTGTTTTTTGACATATGTTCCATGATTGCTACAAGGTCCATGTGGTTTTCGTAACTTGATGTCCTCATACGGCCGTCAGCGTCTGCTATTTGGGCAAGCTGCTCTATCGGTGCTTCAAATCCAGGTGTCGTCATTTATCTTCCATCCCTAATCTTATTAATCCTAGTTGATGAATGTTTATGTGTTTTTTTCTTTGCTGAACCATACTCTATTTCTAGCCATTCATCAAAATCTTCGTACGCACCGGGGGTTTCCCTGATGTAGCGCTCGTACTCTTTAAGCAATTCGATGTATTCATCGTCGTCTTCATCAAATCTTCTACCCATAACTAAAATCAATCAGCCTTCGATGACCTTGCGCGTTTTCCCGCAGATGAAGCGGCTTCTGTGTTTTTTACAAATTGTCGGCCAGAACGACTGCCTAATAGCTTTTTTCTATTTGTTGCTGCTCGCTGAGCTGGAGTAAGTCTTGACCACGCTTTTGCTGGGAGGTATCTACGCATTCCACCAGGACGATTTGCTGGTTTGCCGTCTGATGTTCTCCATTTTTCTTTAGTCCATTTCTTTAGAGAGCGTTGACGTTTTTTAAGTCCACCCCTGTATCCGCCACCGGCTTTTTCATACTCAATGGCAAGTATTTGGGCTTTACGCGCAGACCACTGTCCTGGTTTCCCGCCTTTTGAGCCGGCCATAATTCTGTTTTTTATTTTTTCGCGGAGTTGCGGTTTTGTGTAAGACATGTTTGCAGCCTTGGCCAAGATAACAGGAGCTTCGCCGACAAATGTATTGATTGACTCTTCCACCCACGCAGCTGTTGAATCTGAATTTCGCGTTCTCATATCGATACCTATATTATTGCACTTTTTATGAAGATTTTTTCTTAGTGTTTTTTATGGGCAATCGTGGCTGTCCTTCATCGCCTGACTCAAAAGCAAGTAGGGCCTTTCTGAACCGTTCAATTGTTTCCCTAGTAATTGTTTGGCCGCCATCGCCGCCTGTATCAATAAAGGCAGGACTCAGGTCATCTGCCCCAGACTCGAGCAACTCCCACAAAACGTTCAGGTTGGTTACGGCTTTTTGGTTTTCCTGCCCACCCAAATCCCTGGCTCGCGGAAGGAATTGCGCTGTTGGGTAAATATCGGTTACATCAAGATAAAGAGTTCCGTCATCCACCCATCCGCCGATAGCGACTCTTTCTGCTCCATCCGATGGGTTGTTGAATACTTCAGGTCCGTGAAAGTCCAGCCATGCAATGAATGTGTCAATAAGTTCTTCTGTTGGCTCTCCATCCGGAGTGAAGTCCGCGGAAGCTGGAAAAATCATTCCTTTTTTATTTCTTGCTACTGCTATACCATTTTTTATGTCGTCCATCGTGTCTAGCTCGACAGTAAAACCGCCTTGGAATCCTTTTTGCAGAGTCTTTCTTGCCAGTAGGCGTTTCTCTGGAGTTTCGGCATATTTAATCTCAACCTGTGATGCTATTTGCCGTATCTGCTCTGGAGAGTACTTAACTCTTTTTTTCTTCACAGTAGCTCCAGATGAAAGGCGTGGCGCACTGCTTGAATTTCGTTCCTGAGATTTTTCTGCCAGATTTCCCCACGGTTCTGTATTGCCGTCAACAAACAGTATTGAATAAACATCTTCACGCAGTTTTTTATTTAGCGCATATGTCTTTAACTTATCATTTGGGTGAAGTATCGCAACTACTGCCTCAGCAAATGCTTCAGATTTATTTGTATTACCGTAAGAAGAGAGTGTCATCGGACTATCTGTAACCGAATTTATGTCAACCCCGTCAGAGAATCTGGCCATCATGTCAGAATTCATAATTACATCGTTATATTCAGACGCAACCTGCAGCGCTTGCGCGTAACGCTTATCCTGAGGGTCGCCAGAACCAAAATAATGGCGATTTTTTGGCTTGCCAGCTAGTTCGACGTCTTTTAGTGCTCGGAAATGCAACCAATGTCCCCACTCATGGGTTATGACTCCAGCTATTGATTTGTCAATAGTGTTGTCACGGCTCGTTACGAGTCTCGTCGGGTCCATGGTCACGTTTTCGCGTGCTGTGTCTAGCGAATTTGATTCCCTGTCGATAATCAGTCTTCGGTTAAAGGATACGGAATTAAGGAATGGAGTTGTTCTGGCGCGAACATATGGGTCTTTTGAACCGATTCCGCGAACACTCTTTATTTGTTCAAGTTTTGACGAAACCTGAGGCAAGCTTTCATACGCCCTCGAAGCATCAGCTGTTTGCATGTAGAAAACGGGAGCACCGTGTGTCTCAAATGCCCACTTTAGTTTTGGATTTGATTCGACAGCTTGCTCAACAGCGTTACGCACAGCTTCAACTGCTTCGGGGGAGAAATCTATATCATCCCATGGATTGTTTTTAAAATACTCGTCATGGACGGCGTTGAATCTTTTTACGTATTCTTCAGAGTCTCGTCCTCCTGGCGCAAAATCATCAATAAGCATTTCCAAGTATTGCTCTTTTGATGTTGGGACGAGCAATTCAGACATTTGTCTTGGAGTCATGCCCTTTAGCCAGTTCGACTTGCTTCTGCGAACATTTCCGCCAAGTTCACTTTGGTCTCCGTATTTATACTTTTTCAATTGATGCGCTTTTATATCTGGCTGATTCATTTTGAGTATTGGACGCTCGCCTCCAGACGAAAGACGGTTAGAGGTTCGTCTATTTTTCCTGCCACCACGCGATAGGAGGCGATTAACAACAGTCCTTGGAGCTGACTGCTGGCGCTTGCGCTTGATGTCACGCTTCATTAAAATAGTGACGCCTTCTCCGGCTCTAAATAGCTCATCGGCTTCTTCAAAATCAACAAGCTGTTCTGCTGTTGCATTTGTTTTGAATTTTCCGTTTTTTGATTTTTCGTAGAGCGATGTTATTCTCTTCTTTTCTTCGTCCGTAAACCATTTTCGTGATGAATCATTTACCGCATTATCTATTACTTCTATAAATTTTTGCTGCTCGCCCTGCGACGCCCATGTAAAGCCATTTCTGGCCCAGTGTGTTGCGCCCATATAGTCGCCTTGTTCCCCAGACTGAGCGGAAGCCAATATTGTTTCTGCATCAATCTCTCTGTAAACAGCCTCGTTTCTGGCGTTGAAAATGCTCGCTATTCCATTGCCTCTAGCTGGGGCACCGACGGATAGTGAATCATGGACAATTATCTTATTTCTTCCATTGATTACAATTGTTCTGATTGAATCAGCAATTACCAGTTGGCCTTCGTTTTGCCCTTTTTCGAAGTCCTCCATATCTCCAATTCCGTCCCAACGTTCCCGCCGTGGAATTCCTGCTTGAGTAAGTCGTTTTACAGCGTCCTTGTCTTTTGTTTCAATGGTGAACTTCAAGCTCACGCTTGTGGATGGCCGCTTTTTCACGCCTTCCATAATTCCATCGACCCCAAGGGCGTCACTTGCTTCTTCGAATTCTTCTTCGTCTATTTTCTGTACGACGACGTCTGTCGGTGAAACAACAATATCGAATGTTCTACCAAGATTTATTTTTTCTCCGTTTGCTGCCGTGACTATAACGTCGTTTCTTGTCGTTATTTCACCAGAAAACATATCTTTCGCTGCTGACTTTATTGATTCTTTGAAGGCTTTTCTTTCTTCGCTATCCGCGAGAACGTCTTCTTCGAATACATCGTATTCAATACCCTGAATTTTCTGAAATGATGAATATCTTGGGTCATCTTTAGTAATCCACTCATCTTCTTTTTGGAGTTCGTCACCCAGCATCAGCGCAGAGAAACTCTCTACTCCTGCTCGCTGTTCGTTTGATAGGTAATTTTCCTCACTTACGACTGAATCGTAAATTTTACCTGAAGACAAACCGCGTATTTCATTAATTCTTTCCAACAAGCGATTATTTTCATTTATGTCATATTCTTCTGCGAGAATTTTACGAATTTTTCGTGCGTAGTTGTATCTCCTTCTAAATAAAGCACGAAGTTGTTTATCTTTTTCTTCATCACTTCTTCTAAGTGAGTCCGTACCAATATCCCGTATTGAGTCATATGCCAAAATAGGATTGTGAACTTCTATTTCATAAGAATAAGTTGTACGCGTATTGCCATCTCTGTCTTTGACTTCTTTTTGTATATCCCTGAGTACGTATCCAAATTCTTTAATTGAATCATCATCGCTAATCGCTTGAAATAAAATCCCACTGTCAGGTTTGAGTGAGGTCTCAATCCGCCCGCCATCATATTCAACTGCAGCTTTTGGAAGTTTGAATGTTTTTGGCTGAATTGCTCCGTCTTGCCCAGATGACAAGGAGTTGCGTTTATCTGGGTCATAACCCCACTCGAGCCATGAGTCACCGTTGGTGTAGATGTCTTTTGCTTTGACGCGTTTTTTGATTATTTCATAGTCCCCACGAAGAACTCCCTCACCGTGCTCAACTGCATACTGTCGTACGGGGGTCACCCAGTCACCTGGATTTATTGATACAAGCTCAGATTCTTCCTGATTGCGTAGAGCATCTAGCTCAGATGCAAGTTTGTCGTAATAGTCGCTGTGATGGAGGTTTGTTGATACACCACGAGGTACCCGACCATATTGGAGAATGTATTTCTGCTGTTTTTCGAGTCTTAGTATTTGCTCATCCCTCGATATCGGAACAGCCCTATACACGGTCACATCGGCATTCGGTTTATTTCTAAAACGACGAACCACATCTACTGCGGCTGCGTCAAAACTGTCATTACCCGTTCCGTAGTAGCGGATACTTGAGGAGGAATAAACATCATCTGGGTAAACACCAGTCAAATTGTGAAGTGGTGCTCCAGAATCTGCATCTGGGGCCATATGCATTCCTCTGTAGTCGCCATCATCTCCAGATGAAAGACGGCGATACTCAGCGACATCTTGTTCGAATTTATCTACCGCTGCTGCAAATTTTGCATTATTTGAATTGAACTTTGCATCCCTTTTGTCTTTGTCCAAAACGTCAGTTGACCAACCATTAATGATGGCTCCATCGATAATCGCCGACATAACAAGACCGGTTGCTTCAGCATCGGCATCTGCCGTATGGTGTTTTTCACCTAAATCAACATTGAGGTATTTGGTTATGGCGGCAAGTCCATTGGACGGCTTCTTGTTCCCGTCTGCATCAAGAACGAATGGGCCGTCGTCTGTTTCTGGCGTCCAACGAGGAAGGGCCATATCTGAAATTTCTTTAGTGTCTAGGTAGCCCTTGGGTCTCCATGTAATGCCTGATTGAGATAGTGCCAGTTCGAGGACGTCTTTGTCAAATGATGCGTTTTGTACGCCGAATATTGCATCATCTCCAGCGAACTCGGCAAGTCGTTCATGTGCCTTTTTGATAGATGTTTGGGTTTTTAACCACTCATCTGTCAGCGGATTGCCATCTATGTCCTTGAGGTTCGCGCGTGACCATTCACCAAGAGATTCTTCTGGGTCCATGAAAATATTGATGCTGTCAATTATTTTTCCGTCTTTCATCTTCACAGCACCAAACTGTGTTGGTTGGCCATTGGAAGAAGGTTTGCGGAATTCATCAAATACGAGACCAGTCGTCTCATAATCAAAGAAAATTATTTCTCGATTTTTGTACTTGTCCTTAAATTCCTGCCATGTTTTAGCATCGCCAAATTCTTGCTCTGCTCCGCCAATAAAAGCACCGTATGTTGGTTTTCTGGGATAAGAAGGCCTGTCTGAGCCGCTAGACAAACGCTTTGAGTAGTCAATCGGTTCGTTTATGTCAGATAAAAGCTCATCAATGTCTACATATCCCCTTTCATCATGCATTTTGACAATTCTTGGAGTCATCGCAAACAATATGTCGTCATAATCAGTCTGGCTGAAACCCTGAGGCTTCGAGAGTCCGACAATCGGCTTGTTTTTTCCTAGTACTTGCCACTCCCCACCAGGACCAAGGATGTTGGTAATGTCATGACCCCATTTTCCTACACCAAACCATGATGTGCCTCTGCGGTGTCGTGCTGTTGCTAAATCCTGCAACCACAATGTGCGTATTTCCTTTATCATCGAGGAAAAGGCTTCAGTTGGATATCTGTCGAGATATCCAGAATATTTTGTAGCAGCTTGATACAGACCAGAGTGAGTAGACATAAAGTTCTTGTCATCACCAAGTGCGGCCAATACCGACTGCATCTCTGATGCTTCTTTTTCTTCGACCCCTAGATTTAACTCGACCCCACTGATAATCCCGTCAAGATTAAATGCATTGCCTTTTCTGGCATTTATGTCAGATATTCTCAGGCTGTCACCAACTTCCCAGCCTTTTGTAAATTTATCGTCAGAAGCAAATGCCACGTACGGACTACTAATGATGTTCGCAATAGCTCTAACTTCGTCTTGATTCTCAATTACTGAAGACTCATCATTTGCGCGAAGCTTTTGCAATAATGAGCGATATGCTTTGACTTTGACGGACGTTGAAGCAAAATCACGGCGTAAATTTCGTGACTGTGTCTCATTTAGCTCGCGTGTATTACCCAGTATCTGTCCAGAGCCAATTCCCCCACCTTTTGTGCGTTCAGGTATGAATATTCCATCATCTAGTTCTGCTACTCCATGATGAATAAAGTACGCGTTAGTTGGTGTTGGTGAAATAAAAAGGTTATCTTGTTCTTGCTGACTCAGAGACTTTATCGAATCAGCTTCGCTTTTAAGAACTGCAATTTTTTCTTCTGGTATTTCTTCAACATCTAGAACATTTTGTTCATCTCGTATTTTTTTGCGATTTTCTTCAAATTCTTGAATTCGTAGGCTTTCTTCAGCAAGATAAAGTTTTTCTTTTGCTTCCGTAACCCTACTTGACAGGGCTTTTTTAATTTCGCTTTCCCGTTGCGCAGGGTCGTTAATGTTTCTACTATCGAGGTCTTGCTCGATGAGTGCTACGTGTTCTTCACGTGTTTGATTTGTTGGATTTATTCCAGGTTTATCAATATCGATGGTTTCGACTGGCTCGTTGCTTCTTGAATTACCGCTAAGAACGACACCGTTATCTTTTCCTGTCCAATTCCCGGACCGCTCTAACTCGGCAATTGCAGCCCTTAGGCCTTCAACTCTTTTACGAGCCACAGCAACTCTTTCTTCTACTGGGCTGGTTTGTTCTGTTGTGTTTGCCTGCCCAGAAGAGAGTCGCACGGCTTGTCGAACCGCCTGGGTTTCATCGTTTGTGCCTACAAACCTTGGACGCGTTGTACCCTCATCGACCCACCCGTCTGAATCTGGGTCGAAATCACTACCGGTTGGTTTTCTGCTTCCTGGCACCCCTCCTGTTGGAACATCAATGTCTCCACGACGACGCCTACGTCCGCCTCCAACATTCGGCCTATCAATAAGACGACCGCCCACATACGAGGCAAGGCGACGACCAATGGCCTTGGTTTCCTGCTCTAGCTCTCTACCTTTTCGGGAAAGCTCAAACGGAATCTCAAATTCCTCATCTGCGTTAGACATCTACAAAATAATACCACTTGTATAAAACTCAATAAAAATGAATTTACGTGGTGTTAAGACTTTACTGAAGTCTTGTGTTGCATTTTGTGCAGGTTACGGACCATGGATATCGCTTAACCATGCTTGGCGGGTGCTCGCAATCCAGGGCTCGTGTGGCGCGCTCGTTAAGGCAGTTTCGTATCCACGCAGAAAGGGATAGTTGCTCCTCGGATGAGGCTTGTTTCCAGCGCTCTCTTTCTGCTTCTGTGGTTCGGATGAGAACGGACTTATCGATTGGGGCGTCGTCTTCTTTTGCAACAGGAGCAATAGTTGGGCTGATTGTGTCAGCAACTTTTTTCATTGCCGCCATCATATTTGAAGCGTTTATATCTTCACTCGTCAAAATCTTTATCTGCTTCTTCACCGTAATCCTCCTCGGATTCATCCAGACCTGAAAGCTCGACTATTTCGGCATCAATTATGTCCGAACTATCTGTCCCTAGAAGAGACTTTACTGTACTTTCGGGCAACACACCGGATATAGCCATCAGTTCCAAAAGTTTTTTTGCTTCGGACTCTGGGTCAAAACCAATCGCCGGTCTTTCAACTCCTGGCTGGCCGGCAATAACTGCTCGTATATTCGTATTGTTGTTGACATCCATTTGCACATTGACGTTCGTCTGTTCCATGCCAAGGAGTTTTGTCCTCCTGTCCATGATTGATAAAACCTGCTGAATAGCCTTGAGGTCTGGCTCAATTTGAATTTCCGTGCCATCCTCCTGAACATCCCTGCGATGTTGCGTCATTGGCCAAATCGCCTGCTGTAGGTTGTCCAGCCGCTCGAGCTCAAGCCGAAGAACTTCGGGGTAAGCAAGAATTGCTTCCTTGTTCATTTTTTCCAATTGGCGCTGAACTGAACGAGTGACAGATGATGTGGATACCCCAAATCTTCTGGCTATTTCCTGCACTGACGTTCCAGCCTGGCGCATCTTAAAGATGCGTATATCGCGCTCGTTCAGAAATTCACGAGTCGTTATCGGCTTTGTTTTGTCATCACTCATGTTGTTGTCTTCATCCACTCTATCACTTCGAATGGGAAGCGTTTTCCGCGTTTCATCTTCAGCGGCCAGTGGCGTTCATCGCGAGCACCTCTAAAGTGCTTAACGTCATAGACGTAATCGCCACCAGCAGTTGGGTCTGGCTGTAGGGATAAGCCAAATTCTGGCCAGCGCGACCAAACTGCAGAACCGAATGGACGCAAATCCCTTGACGTAGAACTTGTACCAAGTGGGGCATGGTGCTCAATCCATAGAGCGCAACCATAAACAACGCGAATTGTGTCCAAATATTTAGCCACTTCAATGGCGATTGATTCAGAAGTTCTCCCACCTGGGTCAAGAAATGCCTTATATAGCGGCCCTATCACGAGAAGCTGTGGCCTAACTTGGTCTAGCGCATCTTCAAGGATTGCCCTGTCTGCTGCCTTGAGCAAGTCCATTCCTGATGGTTTGGAAAGTAGGTGTGCGTCAATGCTGTCAGTTCGTGCGTGGGACATGGCCTGGAGAGCAATTGAGCGTGATGTTCTTCGGATGATTCGTTCTGGGTTTTCTAGGTCAACGGTAAGCGTTGTGATTCTTGGCATTTGCTGAAAAGAAAAAGGATTTATTCCAGCAGCCGTAAGAATTCCAACCTGACGCGCAAGCATGGTTTTACCAACACCTTCTGCGGCTACAACTATCACTCTTTCGCTTTTTTCTAATAACCCAGGAATAACCCATTCATATGTGTCGCCAGTGGTTTCACTAAGAAATTCATTCCACTGAACAAGACGACCAGTATCCAGAACAAAGGACACAGTTGAAGAAGCAATGATTAGATTGCTCTTTGCAATTTTCTGTTTTGCATTTAGGTCGGTTCGCGCAATCAGTTCGCTTAGCTTCTCAATTGCGGCATCTTCTGGAGTTTGGGGCGACTCAACTTCAACCTCTTCAAAATCAATTTGCTCAAAATCTTGATTTTCCGCGTCCTCGAAAATTGGCAGCAATCCATCGATTGAGCCACCACTCGACATGTGGTCAGTAATATCCTTGTGTGATGGGCAAACCCATGCCTGCGCGCTGCATCCAGCTGCAGAAAGTGTCTCCACTACTTCATTGGCGTGTTTTACCCCAATTTCATCATTGTCGGCGATGACTTCTACAACGGCTCCAGCTAGTGCCTCTGTGTGGATGTCGAGCCATTTACCAGCACCGCCAGGCATCGTTGTTGCAACAATCCCCATGTCAATGAGTGTGTTGGCATCCTTTTCCCCCTCAACAACCCAAATTGGTACACCATTTTTCTTGGCTTCAAGAACTGCTGGCAAATTGTAAAGAACTTTCGGCGTATCGCCGAGAGCATAAACCCAGCCATTTCGCCCATCTGGCTTTCTCTGACTGAATGATTTCTTGCCATTCTCATCGACATATCTAACTTTTTGAAATAGCAACTGATGATTTTCATCAACAAAGTCATACGACTCAACAAAAGTCAACTTCGGTTTCTGTGTGGGTGTTGGTTTTTTTTCTGTCTTTATTGGCTTGTCTGTTGCAGCATTTCTGATGACAGGTTTTGAATCCTGCGGCATTAAGTCCGAAACGCGCAAACCAACCGAACTGCAAATTTCATCAACATTGCACGACATTGCGCGGTGGCAAGTAACTAGAACACGGCCGTCGTTCCCCTCCGAGACAGATAAGGACGGGTTTGAGTCGTCGGTTCTGCACGGACAGCGAGCAACCCATCCGGTGCTTGTTTTACGGACGCCATCAAGCAGTCCGAGAAAATTTTCTACTGGGTCGGATATTTGGGTCATTTGGTCACTTGAGATTCATTCCTGGAATAAGAATTATCGGTTCACGCGGAACCAATTGTATTTTCATTCTACGTCGCAAAGTCTTCCGTTGTCGCTCGGTTGTACCAGCCCAGATACCGTACTTTTCGTGGTAAATGCTGTATGCAAAACACTGTTCTATTTTTGCGCATTCATTGCAAATTTCAATAGCGAGCTTGGTGTTGTCTCGAGACTCGATGTAACTTTCCTTGAAATCATCGCTCTCTCGGTCAGCGTGTGGAAAGAAAATGTTTGGGCTGTAATTTTTGCATGCGCCATCAGTCGGCGGTCTATCCACTCGCACTGGAATTTCACTTTGCGTATATGGATAGCTTGGCACTGTTCCCCCAATCATGGACTATAAATTGATGGGAGTGATGTTAGCGGGTGTCAACCAATCTTGTCACGTCTCTGGCGGAAAGAAATATTGTCGCACTGCGAATAACCAGTTGACCAGATATATCTTCTGAAAGAACATCTACAGCGTCTACGGGAATCGAGAATCTTGTTGCTAGCGCAGCTCGCGTGCGTTCAATTTTTACTTCGTCGTCAGCAAGGGCTTCATCTTCAGTTCTTATCACCCGAGGTCCGACGAGCGCGCGAATCTCACTAGCTTTTTGTTCAGCGCGCAAACACCACGCACAAGCCAATTCTCCAGTTGATGCTGCACGTTTACGTATCTCAGTATGACCACATGCTAGGACGTGATGATACGAAACATGACCCCAAGCACCGACTCTTTTTATTTCGGCTATTTTGCGTCTTGGTGAGCGCCTACGCTCGGATGTCATTAAGACTCGGTCTGAAGATTATTTAAAAAGCCTTCGCAAGAAGCTCTTTAGCCAATTTTTTGCCTTAGTTGTATCGACTTCAACCTTGTCTGGAACTGACTGCTCAATTTTTTCTTCTATGGCATCCCATGCCTTCATGAATTCATCCGTGTCAGTAAGATACGGGGAGGCAGAATCCTTTATCTTGACTGCAGCTTTCGGTGCTGACGTCTTTTTCGCCGCAGGCTTTTTGGCTGCTGGCTTTTTCTTGGCCGGAGCCTTCTTAGCTGCGACTTTTTTTGCTGTTGGTTTCTTGTTTGTTGTCATGGAACAGACTCTAGTGCATAAATCGAGTCCGCGGTGAAAGGGATATTTTATTCAAAAAACATATTTACGGTTCAACTTTTTAATAATGATTAGTATTTCGATGTGGAGCAATACGTTGACGATTTCGGCAAGATGGCCTTAGCCCTGACGTCGGCCCAGTTGGCCAAAGATGTTGCCATTTCCGAGCACGGAATCGGAGAGGACGTAGCTACACACTTTCTTGGATGGTCTCCAAAGTACTTAATGCTTATTGCCCAGATGAAGCAATCTGTCACCAATCTCCCACACGAAATAAAATTTGAAAAGTGTAAAGAATTATGCGAATTAATGCGAAAATACTGGGGTATTGCGTCGCTGACGATGGTGGCTGAGGGATACTGCTCCTACGACGCAGCACAGACCAAAGGGGTAAGTCTGGCAGCCGCATTCGTGGACAGAGACAACTCTGTGTCTGAGTGCATAACGATAAGCCATGCCTCTATTGACGATTCAGACTCGGTAACGCCGGTTTCGATGGTTGCCGCACCATATTCCGTTTCAATAGGTAAAAAAGTTGATTGGGCAGAAATGCTCTTTTACCCAGAAAAAGCAGACAAATACCTAAAACAGGCGAAATATCCGCAGATGATAAGAAATTCGTTAATGGGGAACGTGGTCGATGAAGCGAGCCAGGGGCAAATCATGCGAGTTAGGGATGAAATAGACGAACTTGGCTTTCTGATTCAAGATTTTACTGTTTAAATATTAGGTATAATTAAATATTATGGGAGCTTTTTACGATAGTCCTGCATTTGGAGACGGCTCCAAGGGGGAAGTAGAAATAATTGCAGGCGTAAAGATTCACCGAGCGAGCCGTCAACCATGCCCAGTTTGTGGTCATCCGACCGGTGATTGTGGTGGAGAATCTGGGCCACCAAAATCTATTTTTGGTTACAACACGAATTCATCACTAGATGACAATTTGACTTTTTATGTTGAAGAAGATTATGTTGAGGAACACGAAATAGCACCAGGCGTTACAACGAAAACAATAATTTATCGAGCTGGACAACACATTCCATTAAATACAGCAAAAGAGCTCGGACTAATTTAATTTTTTCCACGACGCTGGACCATTTCAGTATTTTTTTTTCGGCTACACTCTTTTCTCTTATACGCTCACCGCACCACACAGTAAGGAATTAAATTAAAATGTCTATTCTTGACCCATCTTTCATCGCAAGTTATGCAGATAAAAAAACACCATGGGGTTTCGGTGGTTTGGGCGAGGTTGTATACCTGCGCACATACAGCCGCCCAGTCGATGGAACTGGTCGCAATGAGACGTGGACCGAAACAATTACCCGCGCAATTAATGGCGCAATTGAAATCGGCGTTCCATTTACGCCAGAGGAAGCAGAAAAGCTTTTTGACCACATGTTTAATCTGCGTTGCTCACTTTCGGGACGTGCTCTTTGGCAACTTGGCACACCGCTTGTCAAGAAGTTCAATGCAACTTCTTTGAATAATTGTTACTTCACGAATATTGAATCGATTGAAGATTTTGAATTGCTGTTTGAATACCTGATGCTGGGTGGCGGCGTTGGATTCTCGGTAGAGCGCTCGAAGATTCACGAGCTACCAAAAGTTAAGCCAGGCGTCGTCATCACTCATGAGCGGTCAAATGACGCAGACATTATCGTTCCTGACTCTCGTCAAGGATGGAAGCGACTCCTTCATGCAGTTCTTAAGTCATACTTTGATACTGGCAAGTCTTTTTCGTACTCGACAATTTTGATTCGTGAATATGGCGCGCCATTGAAGACGTTCGGCGGTACCGCATCTGGTCCAGGCGCATTAATTGACGGAGTTGCCGACATATGCAAGGTAATGCAGAATCGCGAGGGCAAGAAGCTTCGCTCAATTGACGTGCTCGACATTTGTAACATCATTGGTCGCATCGTTGTTTCTGGTTCATCACGTCGTTCAGCACAGATTGCTATTGGTGACCCAGACGATGTTCTGTTTATTCGAGCAAAGAACTGGTCAACTGGCAGCGTTCCAGCGTGGCGTGCTAACTCCAACAACTCCATCTATGCAGATGCATACGAAGAAATCATGCCAGAACTCTGGAAGGGTTACGACGGCTCAGGCGAGCCATACGGTCTTGTTAATCGCAAGCTTGCAAGGAATTATGGCCGACTAGGCGAAAGAATGGTCGACAACAGCATTGAGGGCTTCAATCCATGTGCGGAAATTGCTCTCGCAGATGGCGAGTCATGCAATCTAGCGACAATATTTTTGCCAAATGTCGAATCACTTGAACAGCTAAAAGAAATATCAGTGTTGCTGTACAAGGTGCAGAAACAGATAACCAGGCTTGACTACCCATACGCAAAGACAACCGAGATTGTTCGCAAGAACGCAAGACTCGGCCAGAGCGTCACTGGAATCTTGCAGGTGGAGCAGGAAAAGATTGAGTGGCTTGATAAGGCGTATATAAATCTCCGTGAATTTGATAAAAAGTACTCGGCAGAAAATAATTGGCCAGAATCGGTTCGCCTTACAACAGTTCAGCCATCTGGCACCTTGGCGCTGCTCCCAGGCAACACGCCTGGTATACATCCAGGATTTGCGCAGTACTATATCCGACGTGTGCGCTTTGGTTCATCAGACCCATTGGTCGATGGTTGCCGTAAGCGCGGTTATAAAGTTCAGTGGGATATCGGAATTGACGGTCGCGAAGACCACACTAAATATGTGGTTGATTTTCCGTGCAAATCGCCAGAGGGCGCAGTTCTTGCCGCAAGCATGACAGCAGTTGAGCAGCTTGAATGGGTGAAGAAGATGCAAACCGTATGGGCAGACAATGCTGTGTCCGTAACCGTCTACTATCGCAAGGAAGAGCTCGATTCAATCAAAGAATGGTTATCCAAGAACTACGACAAGGGCGTCAAATCGGTGTCGTTTCTTTTGCACAGCGACCACAACTTCCCGCTTCCGCCATACGAAGAAATCACCAAAGAGGAATACCAAAAACTGATATCAAAAATAGATTTTTCAATTCCTTTGGTGCAAAATTCCTTTGACGGACTGCTTACGCTTGATGATTGTGCTACTGGTGCTTGTCCTGTAAAGTAATAGGCAACGCAGGCGTTGGTAGCTCAATCGGATAGAGCAACAGACTTCTAATCTGTAGGTTGTAGGTTCGAGTCCTACCCGACGCGCCATCAAACACATCAATCATGGAGGCTGCAATGGAAGTGAAAGAAAGAAAAATTGATGAGTTTGGGTTTGTGCGTCTAGACGCACATATGGCCGACGATATGTCGGTTGTCAATGCAGCACGTGTATCTTTTGCACGACACCAAGAGGAGCTTGATGAAGCAGCAAAAGGATTGATAAATTTCTTAATGCGCGAAAGACATGGCACTCCTTTTGAGCACAATGCATTTAGATTCCATATTAAGTGTCCAATATTTGTTGCTAGGGAATGGTTTAGGCACAGAATAGGTTCATTTAATGAATTTTCAGCTCGATACAGTATGGTCAACGATGAGTTTTTCGTTCCTGCAGAACACGATGTGAGAACTCAGGTTGGAAAACCGGGCGCATACCACTTTGACCCCGTTGAAAAAGATGTCGCCGATAGAGCTATTGAAAGAATTCAAAATATAAACGAAATGGCGTACGGTACCTACAAGGAATTGATTAATGACGGCGTTGCAAAAGAGCTTGCACGAACAGTTTTGCCAATGGGAATGTACACACAGTTTTATTGGACGGTAAATGCTCGCTCGTTAATGAATTTTTTATCTCTTCGTCTAGACAAGTCTGCACAGGTGGACATTCGTCGATATGCAACGCGTGTTGAAATTGTTTTGGCTCAAACTATGCCTGTCACGTATAAAGCATGGGTTGAAAATGGAATGGTATGTCCATAGTTGATTGAAGCTGATAGAATCCCTATATGTTCAAGAAACGATTACACCGCAAAAAAAAGTTGGATGTTATTGCCCATTCATTGACGTCATCTGGAATCCCTATCTGGGAAGGCATGCCAGAACTCATTGTTGAGGACCTCAAGAAAAATGGCTATGTGGTAAAGAAAAAGAAAGATAAGAAATAAACAGCTTTTTAATCTGTTCTGGTCAGCGGACTTTTAATCCGCTTGTCGTAGGTTCGAGCCCTACCTGGCCAGCCATGCGGGACGTAGCACAGCTTGGCTAGTGCGCTTGTCTGGGGGACAAGAGGTCGTGGGTTCAAATCCCGCCGTTCCGACGAGTAGCATGTAGGCGTCGGAGCGGTGGCAGAGAGGCTTATTGCACCTGTCTTGAAAACAGGAGTCCGTTTGCGCGGACCGGGGGTTCAAATCCCTCTCGCTCCTCCATCTGTGTTATTGTTTTACGCACGCAGAAGCCATCAGCGGTAGAGCACCCGTGGAATCTAACGGACGGTCTCTGGGTTCGACTCCCAGACTGCGTGTCAAGGGGCTCTGCTTTTTGCTAGGTTCTATTTATGTCCGTAAAAATCATCAAAAATGTCGATATCGGCAATATTCCGCCTACCCCGGCGATTCCGATTATTGATGATGCTCGGACCCCGGAAGCCACATCCAACCTTATTGAAATCGCTGGATTCCACGGATATCCAGTAAGTTACCGACAAGAACAGGGTGGGCGACTGATTCAGAATATTGTCCCTGTGCATAAAAACGAAAACCAACAAATATCTACGTCGTCAAAAGTTGAATTATATCTTCATACCGAGACGGCTTTTCACCCGTATAAGCCAACACATGTAATTTTGATGTGTTTACGCGGCGACGAAACAGCACTGACAACATACTCCTCCCTTGATGACATAGTCTCCGAGCTTTCTGAAGAGCAGATAAATGTTCTCCGAACTCCAAACTTCACAACTTCATTGGATGACAGCTTCATGATGGATGGGGAACCGGATTTTACTCTCGGAATAACTCCTCTTTCTCGCGACAAAGCCGGCCATGATGTATTCACATTTGATTGGGCGTTAATGAGAGGTAAGACCACAGAAGCGCAATCGACTCTTTCCGCTGTTCGTGATGCAATATCAAAGACCACAAAAGAAGTGGCGCTCAAGTCTGGTGAAGTTATGGTTATAGACAACAGAGTTGCTGTACATGGCAGAAAGCCGTTTCAACCAAAATATGATGGGAGCGATAGGTGGGTGAAGCGAATCCTGACCATAGATAGACTTCCGCCAAAAAAATACATGGACGAACATGTAATTGATTTCAATTTTGAAGAGGAGGCGATGTGAGCTTTAAAGAAATAGGTCTCTCCGAAGAGTTCGAATTTTTGCGCACACGTTTTGTGGACGGGTACGATAATCACATTGCGGTTGGAGAAGGGTGGGGTGGTTTAATAAAGGAATGTCACAATGCATTAATTGCGTTCGACCCAAACTATAAGATTTATCAAATAAAACAAAAGTTCGGAGGCCTAAGGTACTACGTTAAGCCTTCAAATGATGCTCTGGTTTACAGGACTAGCGCAATTGTCGCGCCGTTTGAGAAGAGGTCGTATTTGATTTGTGAAGCATGCGGAGTAAATGGAAATTTAAGAGTTAAAAATCGTTTTTACCAGACACTATGCGTTCAGCATGGACCAGAAGACTACGGGTTTATTAGTGCATCCACAATATACCACTAGCATGTATCCAATAACGATAAGGCAATCTCGTTATGGTGGGACATATGAGGGCGGCGAGTGGTATGCGTATCATGGAGACATAGAGCTCACACAGGGGTATTACGACTACATTGACGGCGATGACTGCGATGCTCTGGATTTTTGGGATTCGGACGACTCAAAATTTTTTGGTATTGGCGACACGCCGAACCAGGCACTCGAGGATATGTTGGACAGAAATCCAGTTATTCGTACATCTCCTGATTGGGAATAGTCAGGTCTTTTCTTATTCTGAGAAATGTTTTTAGCATTACCGCGACTATTACCGGAGCAAATATAACTACAGAAACAAACTGGCAGCCCTTCTTGATGTCAATCACCTAAAATCACCACTCCCACTTATCGCCCCACGCTCTTTCCTGTCGGCAAGTTTCGCAAGATTCTCATGAGCTACATTATCCAGCGTGACATTTAGCTCAAGCGCTAATTGAGAAACATACCAAAGAACATCCCCTAGCTCTGATGCTAATTCAAACCGCTTTTCTTCCGTCAGGTGTGAATCATAATCACGAATGACTTTCTTTAGTTTTCCCGCTACTTCCCCAGCCTCGGAGCAGAGACCAAGAGCTAAGTATTCGAGCGCTTTGCCCTCTGGGTAGATTGCAGTAGAGCTGGTTCGATGTTGGTAGTCGTTAAGATTCATGATGAGGCCTATCTATTTTTGTGATACTTAACTTTGTTGTATTCATTTTAGTGATTGCAATGTGATAATGATTGCCATGACAGCACTAATGATACTTGGGTTCTTGGGCCTTGTTGCCGGAACATTTCACATTTTTCTAGCTAGGTCGATAGACCAGTACACCGGCTATGGCCAGGGCGGCACATTCCGCGAGTGGAATGAATTCGAGCGCGAAAAGATGCTTCTCCCATAAGGGGGCTAGCTTTCAATAAAGATACATTCCCCAGGGCATTCTTCTGCTGACTCAATAACGTCTTCAAGCCTGTCGTCCGAAAAGGATGCTAATCCAGCTGCGCCTTCTGGGTTCCCCACAGCGGCCGCATAAATCTTGTCCCCTTCTTTTACATACGCAAGACCGTCTGGCATCATATGAAAAACATCTGGGGCTATCTCCGCGCACAGGCCATCTCCGGTACATAGGTCTTGGTCAATCCAAACTCTCATTGCGCAGTTTCTTGTCCGCAGTAAATCTTTGCTTCATGGAGAACTTCGAACCACTTCTCATCTATGTTCGCGCCGAATTGACTCAGTTCCATGAACAGTCGGTCACCAAGGCCCTTGTCTGACATGTCCTTAAATAATGCAAAGAACTCATGACTCTTCGTGCTTAGGTGTATATCCTTACGCGTGAATGGATGTGTGATTCTTATGTGCGCAGCATTAAGCATTGGGGTGCAAATGTTGTATTCAGAGTTTTTTGCAGTTGTAAATGCAATCTCTTCGCTGTTCTTTTCCTCACGAACAACTTTTTTCTTCGGGGGTGCTCCAGCCATTACTTATCCTCCGTAATCGGTCCGCCGGTAACCCATGCCCGGCATGTTCTCTTTGATGCACACTTAAAATCAAATGCTTCGCAATAACCAAGCTGGCCGGCCGCATCTATGGACGTCCATTCGTCTTGACGTTCTCCACCAGTAATACCTTCATTGATGCATGCCTTCATTTTTGGCGAAACAATAAATACAGCACAATTCCCACAGAGTTGTTTTTTCGCGTCATCCGCGTCAACGTCCCACTCACTTGCCAATTTTGCCCAGTACTCTTCATTTGGTTCAGCAGGATTTAGTGGTCCATACATCGCTGTATCAATTGCTTTTTTCCTATTACGAAGATTTACTGCTATATCAGTTGTTGCCACAGGGCATTTATTAGATTTTTGGTCCGCCTTTGTCTCAAAACGAAATCCAAGAATCTTGCCTTGGTAGGTACCCCATGTTTCAGAGCTCATATTACTCCTCGTTGTCTGGAATACCGTTGCCGTTTTTGTCTTCAGTATTCCTGCCAGTTGAAATCATCAATCCAGCCAACGTACCAGTAATAAAGGTTGCAACAGATGAAAGAACACCAAAGAACATCTTGTCATTCTCTGCTTGAGCCCCAATTGGCTGTGTTACGAACACGAGCGCCCAGAGCACACCCACGGTTGTGATGAGGAGAACAAATCCGAGCATGCAACCGATAACAAACTTTAGGCGAGCATCTAGTTCTGCTGGTGTTAAACGTGGTCTCATGGAGCGATTGTCTCCTCTGTTGTTGTTTCTGTTACCGCGTTCGGGTCCCATCCAAGTAGCGTTTCTGTGCACGCGCCATCTACCTTGCATGCTGGTGGCTCACATTCTGTGTTGCCCCAATTTTCAGGGTCTTGGCATGGGTAGCGGTACTTACCGTCATAACCGCAAGAAGCAATAAGAAGTGCAGAAACAAGAATTAACCTCTTCATTTTGTCTTGAATTCATTCCAGGTTTTGTCACCCACACCAAAATATTCACGAGCAAAACCAGATTGAATAATGTCTTTGTTTAAACAAGCAGTTGTGGGGTCATCTATTTTGTCTGATGAGTAAATTCTTGCCAAAACTCTTCCATATTTATCATTTTTGTCTGGAATAGTGTTTACAAAAACCCATTCATGACCATCAAGCCAGTCCTTGGTAAAAGACTTTGCCTTAAGCCCAAGTTCTTTTTCCTTAAGGTCTTTAGTGCGTGACTCTGGTGTATTAACGCCATATAGACGAACACGAATTTTATGATGGACACTAAATCCAAGGTCAATCATTAGGTCGACCGTGTCTCCATCAATTACATTGAGTACCGTTGCCCCATACCAGAATCGTTCCATCAGGACTTGCGTGTTCCGTTGCTGCTTGGTGTTCTTTTTTTAGGGCCGTATAGCTGAAGTGTCCCATCACGCTGTTCTCTGATGTATTCCCTATCCTTTGGAGGCTGTCCATCGTATTGCTGCAACTGCCCATCAGCGTCTTCCAGAATGTATCCCGGTTTGTATTCAGACCGACTAGCTCTATCAGCCGAATCCGGTTTTCTGTTTGGGGCTGAACGGTCTGTTCGGTCAGCACCAGGTCGCGTTGCGGAAGGACTCGTGCGTGGCTCGGAACGGTCGGCACCAGGTCTCGTCGCAGAAGGACTCTTGGGACTTGGTTTCGGTCTGTTGTTCACGCCGTCTTCCGGGCGTATTGTGCGCGGCGCTTCTGGGTATCTGTCTGCTGGTTTTGTGTCTGGACGCGTTGGGTTTGGGTACCTGTCAGCCGGCTTTCTGTCGGATGGCTTTGGTGCTGAAGGCTTTTGACCTGGTGGATACTTTTTGCCTGGCTCCGGGTATCTATCGGCTGGCTTTTTGTCGCGTGGCTTCGATGGAGAGGGCTTCTGGCCTGGTGGGTATTTCTTCTCAGGGTCTGGGTATCTGTCCGCTGGCTTTTGGTCGCGCGGCTTTTCTGGTTTCTTGTATTCAGGCTTCTGGCCAGGTGGGTACTTCTTCGGAACAGACTGGCCTGGCGGATACTTTGGCCCCTTTGGTAATCCGTCGGCAACAGGCTTTCCATCTGCCCCTCTTAGAACCTTGTCGAAAGCTGCTCTAGCTCTTGCGCGAGCATCTCTTTCCTCTTTGCTTCTGTCTTCAACTCTTCTGTTTGCTTTTATGCCTTGTCTTCTGAGTTGTTCTCGTACAAACTTTCTTCTTTGCTTTTCATAGTTTGCATCGCTTGAGCGTTGATATGGTTTTCTTTGCTCTTGTGGAGTGCCATCGAAAATCATTCCATCGCTGTCGTGGTCTACGGCTTCTCCTGGATTTGTTCCGGTAGGAGCAGCGCCGCCAGCGCGTTGGCCAATTGACATTCCAAGAGCGGCTTTGTACTCATAATCTTCAAGTTCATCTGACTTCTTCTTTGAGTTTTGGTAACGCTCAAGAAGTCTTTTCCCTTTTGCAGCAAGCGCTGCTGCATCTTCCATATTTTTGGGAACTGGTTCCCCCCATGCTGCAGCAGAAAGAGCAAGTCTTGTTGCTCTTCCTTTTTCGTCTTTCATTGGTCCACGTGGGTTGGTGAAAAATCTAGTAAGGAATGAACCCTTGCGACGCATTTTTTCCGGTGTATCAGCTGGGCCTCTTACTCCTGGCTTTAGATTTGCGCCTTCTGTTCTCTTGAAGAACGCTCTACCAGCAGCTGTCAAACCACCCTTTGGGTCTTTGAGTGGTTTTTTCCCGCCCTTTGTTTTTATGTATTCAGGAATTGCCGAGATTTGTTCCTCGGATGGGAATTCGAATTGACCGACACGATTAGAACCGTAATACTCATCGAATATTGGCATGAAATCTTCTGATTTAAGTTCGATTAGCGTTTCATCAATTAGCTGCTCGAGCTCATCCTGTTCTTGGATATTGTTCGCTATTTGCTCTAATTCGGCAAAAAGTTCTTCATCGCTTTTGATTTGTGACATCGCATCTTCCATGGTTCAATTTTCGCACAGATATGAAACTATAAAAGAAACAACCCCCGGTTTCACCGTTTTCACGATTACTCCCGGGGGTTATTTCAACTCAAACTGGATAACCAGTTATTGGATTAATCAGGATGGCTCTGCGTCGAAGTCAACTTTGACGAATGCTTCTGGACGCTTGACAGCAAGGGCGAGTCTCTGCTCGGCCAAGATGACGATTGCGTTGCGCACGAAGAAGTCTGAGTGCTGTTCCGAAATTCGGATTGAAGCCTCTTCTCTGTCGTATAGCTGAGCACCGGTACCGAATGCACCGACCAGGGCTGTTCCCTCAGCAATTGCCGGGGTGTCAACGACTGGCATTCTCCAAACGCGTGGCTCGCCACCCATTGCCACTGACACAGCGACCAAGTACTGGCCGTTTGTATCCTTGGTCAATTCGATGTCTTCCCAGTCGTTCGGGTGCAACACGATGCCGGATGGCTCGTAGTAAGCAAGGAACGAGAGGGTTGCGGCACGACGAATTGCATCAGCCTTTGTGTCTGCAACTGGTGAGGTTGCACCGTCTGACCATGCGTACTCCTGAATGTTTGGAGTCTGGAGAACACCAAGAAGGTTTTCGCCAGTTCCATCGCCATTCAAAATCTGCGAGTCTTCTAGGAGACGCAGACCGTACATGAGTTCGTTGTCGATGATTGAACGTAGCTGTGGCTCATCGGCGAGGACGTTGCGGTGTGCAGCTTCCCAGTGTGCCAATGTGCGAACAGGAGCCTGCTCACCAACGAATGCGAACGATGACTGCGGCTTGATACCGAAGTTGGCACCAGAACGCTCAGCAACTGAAGATGCCGAGTTTGTTCCATGACCAGCCTGAAGGGTTGTGAAACCAAGCTGACGGAAGTACTCGATGACAGCTGCTGATGTTCTGCGAACTGGGAACAGGTCGCGAACACGCTTTGTACGCATTGGAGGAAGAACCATGGCATCGCGCTGAACGTTTCCGAAGCTGCCGAGGCGGCTGTCTGTAACTGCCGTTGTTGGCAATGCTGAGTAAATGTCCTTTACGTTGTAAGCGGTCAATGAAGCAGCGACTTGCCATGGTGCAACCATGTTTGCGCCGTTACGGCCACCATTGAGTGTCTTGAACTCAGGTGACTCGATAAACATTTGACCGATTGACTTGATTTCGCGCGAGCTCAATTGACCGAGGTCTGCAGCTGCTGCTGCATAGCTTGAAGCTACTGCTTCTCCCTGTGGTTGTGATGACCATGAGTCAACATCGCCCATTGTCTGAAGGTCAGCGAGCAGTGCCTTAATTGACTTAATGTCCTGCATGTTCTTGTCGAATGCTGACTTCTGCTCAGAAGAAACAACTACTGTGCCTTCCTCGATTTTGAATGAGTCCGCAATGGCTTTATTGTCTGCCATTTTGGTGCGAAGAGCTGACTGCAGCTCTTCAATTCTTGCTTTGTCTTGTGACATGATTTGCTCCGTATTGGAATTTGAAGGGTTGAATTACTGATTACCTCGTGGCTTAGGTAAGCACCCAGCCCTCGTAATATCAAAAATAACAGATGGTTTACATTCTTTAGTGCAACTAATAAAGTTTTATACAAAACTGTGTAAATAGTAATTGCTATTTATTTTTGACTGAGTTCCTCAGAAATTGCGTGCTTTTTCTTTAAGTTGCTCTTGCCACCGGAACGAAAAACAGTACGAACGGCGTTCATTATTTCTCGGCTTCTGGTTCTCTCCGCATTTCTTCTTCCCAGCGAAGTTGAGCCGGTTCTATTTGCGTAATCGGTCATATTTGTGCAAGGCATCCAAACTGTTCTTCCGTTTTTGCTAACTCTCCTGCTTACGCCAATGCAACCAATTTGCCTAGCTCTTGACCGAGCTGAGTCTGGGTCCATGAACACATCTGTGTCATCTTCCCTTACGTATTGAGGGCCCTGAAGAGCTTTGCCGCTTACCGGGACACAGTTTGGGACCATGCTCCCATTTTTCCCAGGTTTCATTCCAACCTGTTTGTATCCAGGCCAACATGGACTAGATTCCGCTTTTCCAGCAAAATTCCCAGATACCAATCCACCGCCGTCGATTGTTTCTATTCCCCGAATCGGCATCTCGTTTAAGTTTTCCCAATTATCTATTCTGCGTTTTTTCTTTTTCTTTCCAGTGCTTCTTCCGGCAGCTTTTCTTTCTCCGGCAACAACGGTTCTCCATTTACTTGTTTCAGCAATATTCGATAGACGCTCAAGCTCATCCATTGATGCACATGGCATCCAGTTGCCATCTTTATCCTTGTGCGCCCCAGAGCAACCCATTTCACGCGCAATTGCAAGTGCGTCAAGCTTCTTGACCAAGTCTGGTTTTTTCATATCTTCCTGCCAAGTTTTGACTGCAGTGCAGCGATAAGTCTTTGATTTCCCTCTGGGACTATTGGCTCGCGCTTTGATTCAACAAGGAATTCAGCGTGCCTATTTGCGCGCCGTGAAGGTGATTCTGGATTTGCCGTTTTTTCGGCAACGTGTGCCCTCACTATTGCTTTTTGTCCGATTCTTTCAACTATCCGATTGATTGCAATAGACGCAAGACTATTAGCCTCTCTTGAAATTAGTTGTCCAGATTTTTTATCAAATCCAATTTTTTGATTATTTTTTATAGAACTAAATACTTCTGAGCGCCTAGATGAAGATGAGAACAACCTTGCCTTGAAGTCAACTATGTTGATTTTTTCAATAGGGCTCTTGAATTTATCAATCCCCCTGCTAGACGGGGAACGAAATCCATTGGTTTTTGTCTCTGATGGAAATCTTGAAGCGTTCAGTATTTTCTTCTGTGATGTCACGATTGGGGTAGATGGAACGATTACTTCTGGAGAATCAAAATTTATTCCATCAACTATTCTCTGTACCGAAGAGTTAATTTCCTTGAAATCAGTTGCAACAAATCCAGCAGGAAGTGATTTTGTTGCGTACGACTCACGCGAAACAACACCATCTATTAGGCTATTTCCGAATTCGGTTAGTGATTTAACAATAAATTTTGAATCATCATCAATAGCTATGGCATGCGGCATATTGCGCAGGGCATCTTTTATTATGGAAATACGTTTCACTTGCTACCTCCGGAAATGAGACTTCGAAGTACTTGTTTTTGATTTTGTAGTACGTCAAGTCTTGAATTGAACAGTTTAGAAATAATGTTTAAGTGAATTTTTTCCCCATCAGACATCCCATACCCATTCATGTCGGATGCAAATCTTTTTGAGTTAAAACTTCTTGCCCTATTAATCATTTGTGACAAAAGTTTCATAAAAAGAACTCTTTGCTCTGCTCTTAGTTTTTGATAATAGTCAGAATATGCTGGAGTGAGTTGTGCGCCATAAAAATCATTGAGACGCATCTTCATTCTTTTTGTTATTTCTATTTTTGAGAGGTCAATCAATCCTGATGTGGTGTTATCTGCCAATACCGCCCTGGTTCCATCAGTTGTATCTATTGGATAAATTGAGGATGCTGGTCTTGAGCGCTGGTCTGTCAAGAAGTCGCTTACAAGCATTCTTGCAACATCCGCAATATCAAGGTTTTCAAATTTTTGATTCGGGTTGAATACGCCACCAGGCACAGCAGACTCCACGTCCTGTCTCAGATACTTTCTTTTATCGTTTGGTTTTCCAACAAATATCACATCCGGAGACTCCATGCCCAGATGCTGCTGGAGGTCTGACGCAAATCTCTCCGCTAGGTGCTGATAGTTTTTTGGCTTTTCGTAAACAAAATACTTTTGAGCCCCAGACTCAACCGCTGATATTGAATTTGATATTTTCTCCTTGCGGACTAATTGTTGATTTGCTAGAAGTTTTGCGAGAATGATAGGTGTAATTCGTGAAAAACTACCTCCGTCTGCAATGAAACTTATTGCATCATCAAGATTGTTTATTAGCTTTCCTCTCTCGGAAAGTGAAACCGTAGTTCGCGAGGTGCCCTGTTCTTCTTTTGGCAATTTCTGTAGTTTTCGCTTACCAAATAGCTTCTTTGCCCAGGCTGTTGTCCCATCAATTATTTCATTAGGATTTTTGATTCCATCAAACGATTCAGAATACTGAATACCATCGCCTATTTCGTCGGCAACATTTCTTAGCCTTGCTCCTGGGTCTTTGCTGTTATTTATTTTTTGTGCTGAATTGACTACTCTTCCAAGTTTTCTTCTCTCGCCAACAGAGAGATTTCTGGCCTTAGACAGGCTTATTGTTGAACCACCAGGTAGAACATAAATCAAACTTTTAATTCCAGTATTGGAAAGAAGTCCAAGCTCTTCTCCGCCGAGGTCGGATGAAGAAAGAGTCGACATAAGGTAGTAGGCGCCTTCCATGTCCCTGTTATCCGGGATAGCTCTCAGCACCTTCGTTGGAACTACTGGTTCCAGAACGAATCCATCACGCCTAACCATTCTCCTGGCTTTAGTGTTAGACGACAGGTTGAATTGACCGATTTCTTTTATGAGCGCTTTCACCTTGTCTGATGACGCTCTTCTGTTTTCGTTTCCAACGCGGGTAATTTGTGGTTTCCTGCTTACAATAAGAGAGCTGTCGATTGGTCCGCCAGTAACCGTGCGACCCTGAACAGTGGATGGAAGTCCTGATGTGCCAGCTCCTCGTATTGCTCTAATTGTTGCTCCAAGAGCGGAAGGAATATCAAAAAGTTTTGCACCGCACGTAGAAAGTCTGTTGTCAGTGAATCGCCCGCCGTACTGGTACCCTTCCGGACACCTGTAACCACGATTCTGACCCGGCCTTGAGCCACCCCTGCTCCCACCAAATCCAGGAGTTATTGTTCTGTATGTTGCAGAACGAATAGGGGAACGAATTGGTCCTGTATCTCCTGGCAGAAAGGTGCTGAGCAATGTGCTTCCGAGTTGGCGGCCAAAGTTTGCCTTAGTGCTCATGATTCCATTTGAATCAATTTTATGCTTTCTCCTGGTATTGCCATTAAGACGCGACAGGGCCTTATACTCAACAATCTTTTGACTGATTGCTCCACGCCCGCGAATAAAGTCAAATTTTGACTTAGTATCCAAATCAGAAAGAATAACTCTCGTTACGATACGAGAAGTTGACTCCGGACAGCAATATTCTGTATCGCTATTAACCACAGCACTCCTCATCGAGTGATTTCTTTTTTACAACACTCTTCGACACTGTGCTGCCTGTTTCGTCCTCGCCTTCAATCTCCCAGTTTTTATCTTCTCTCAAAAAGTCCATAAACTTTGGCTCCATTTCACAGAAGTCGCGCAAAACAAGAAACGCATGCTTGTAGTCATCTTCAGTTACAACTTCAATTCCTTTTGATTCCTGTTGAACAAAGTCGTGAAAAAACACGTCATCAAAAATTGCGTCTTTTTTTGCCCCTCTAACAAGATTTGCTGGCTTTGCATTGCTTGCCAGCCTTCTGGAAAATTGTGCATCAGTCCAGTTGGTCAGCTTGCGAATCTTCTTTTTACAGTTCTTCATTCCTGGATGGTGGCATCCTTCATTTGGCCATAAACCAGTTGTTTCATGATGAAGCCATGCGCAAATATTGCTCAGCGGATACAGTTCTGGGTGATTCGCTAAAATCACTCTGCATCTCCTAAACCCGCCTGGTTTTTTCATGATTGGACGCCAGTAGCGAAGTAGGCGCTCCAGGTTCCCTCGACGCGGCCCATATCCACGAAGAATATCGCCGGTGACAATCTCCTGAGGGAGTATCCCCCCTAGTGGGTCGGCTTTTATTTCGTCTTCGTTAGACATCGTTGTTATCCTCCAATTGGCGCAAAATATTCATTGCGTTCCAGGCGTCGTCGCGCTGTTGCAGCGATTTAAATGAATAAATATCCCTCTCAGACTTTACCATTCCTCCGCAGCAACTAGTTTGAACTTGAACAACATCAGTCTTTGTGTTTAAAAACTCCTGAATGCGGTCAGATTTTTGTTTAAGCGATTTTTGTTTTTTACCCAATTTTGAAACAACATTTAGACCGTCAAGCATTTTTTTATCTATTGGCTTAGTTTTTAAAATAAATGTGTCGTACCATGAACCCTTGGTTGGATTTTGTGGTGAATCCCAAAGAAATCGTAAAAATCTTGACGAGCGGTTCTTTCTGACGCCGATTGCTTTTGCTGCAAAAGAGAAAAAGTACACGAATACGGCACTTCCGTCCGGACGAACAACTGCACCATCTTTGGAATTTTTATTCGCGTCGATTATGTAATAAATACGGTCTTGGCCTATTGAACCAGCCAATACAGCTTTCATAGCATTGCTCCGCTTCTAGTCACAAGGCTAGGACTTTTCTCTTTTCTCATCTCTTCAAGAAGCTTTTTAGCGTTTTCTGCAATCTCGCGCATTATTTTTTCCCTAAGGACTGTCTCGATGTCGTCGGAGCGCTTTGCTGCTGCACTATAGCTCCTGGCATCAAAAAGATTAATTCCTTCTGGGTGAGCTATCCCTACATTATCAAAACCAAGTTTTTTATATTCATCTTGTATTTTTTTTGCAGCTCTATAGTTTCTTAATTTTTGCATGCTTTGCGTATTCATTTTGCTTCCAGAGTTAATTGAGTAAAAATACTCAATCTCTTCTTGTGAGAATCCTGCCGAACGAAGCCGCTCAGCAATCGAGCGATTATTGACTACGTCAGAAATATCTTCTTTACCAGAATTTTCAGATAGTCGGGAGAATGGGTAGTTGATTTTCTCAACTTCATCCTTATCAAAACCGCCAAGAATTTGTGCTTCGAACATATCCCTGTCCGCCCCTTGACCCAAGCTGCCAGGAGTTGGGAATTTGCCATCCCTATCTCTTCCACTATTTACGGAAGAGAAATCATCTGACATGCCAGCACCGAGAAGATTTAGCGTTGATACTAGATTTCTGCTTCTCGAACCTGGGCTGCTACCACCGATATAAGCATCAACGATGTCATCACGGTTCATTGAGTTTAATGCAACCGGTCTGTGGCCGGTGCTTAACGAATCACCCTTACCATATGCAACTCTGTTCGATACATTTGGCTTGAGTACAACTTCTATGTCGCCGAATGCGGTAAGTCCATCACCGACAATATCTTCGTCCATGATTTCAAAATTTGCATCCATGTCAATATTGCCTGAATTGTTTTGCAATACTTGATTTTGTTTTGCCTTTTTATATGAATTGTGAACAAGATATCCACTTACTGGCCTCAATTCATTTGGAATATCAGAAGATAGACCGATTGATGATTGATAGTCTTTGGCAAAATTAATTGCGGACATTCCGATTCTCTGCGAGGAAGTGGCGTCAGTATCTCCGTCCGACATTTTCCCTGTTAGGACCTGCCTGCGCGTCCTTGACAGAACCCCACGCGTACGATTGTTATTGCGTGTTTCTGAAACATTCTTCATAAATGCCCTAAACCCATCGGCAAATGAGTTTTGTAGTTTTTTTCTGTTACTCACTGGTTTTCTTGGCCCTGAGTAATCGCCAAGTTTTTCCATCGCGCGCATGGCTGTGTTTTTGTCTATTGCTCCACTTCTTTGGAGCTCCCTGACAGCGACAAGAGCCAGGTCTTGATTTCCAGCAGCAGCAATTTGGTTTGCCGCCTTTGCTATATCTTCTGATGTCCCACCGTTTCCAAAGACGCTCATTGCCGCAATCGCCTGGACCATGTCTCCGCGCTCGTATTTTTCTACTCCGGCTTTTGTTAGCGCGCTAACTGCTCTTGCATTTGCATTTCTATCATTTCTAGCTCGGCTCGCGGCACTTGTCATGTCTCTTCCAGAGCTGAACCATGTTCTTCGCGCAGCTGCCCTACCTGTGATTTCATCAGAATCGTCTGGTAGGACTATTCTGCGACTGGAACGCAACGACTGTCTTGTGGCAACTGCTTTTTTGTAGTCCGGACGTGCTGTGTATCCGACGGCACCAACCTTGATGAAGTCACCTCGCTCATAGAGCTCGTCGGCCATGTCTGAAATATTCGTCTTTAGGTCTTCTGCAACTTTCGCAATTTCCGAGTCGCTGATTTCAGCAATATCTCCCTTTTGCCAAGGATTTTCTGCACCAAGTCTTGCTTCCTTGATTCCATATACTTCCTGAAAAGCTCTGCCAAGTGTAAGGCCCTCAACGATGTCGGTTTGCACTTCGTTAACATTTAGTGGAACCTGCAATTCATCACCTAAGCCAAGATTCGCTACGTTTATTCCCGCCCATCTGTGATGTCCATCCAAAATGTATTTATCCATTGTTGCGAGTATCGGCGAACTGAACCACTGCTTATTGATTTCTTCAAGGAAGCGCCGTCTGAACTCATCGGACTTTCTATCAAGACCTTCTTGCTCTAGTTGGTCTGCGATTTCAAGTGCTTTTTTGGTTATTCCATCTGCCATGCCAGACACCTTTGATGCGACAAGCTGCTGCTGCGACGGAGCATACTCGTTTGCAGGGACTGTTTTTTTACGTACGGATGGACCAGCAGACGGGTCTTCTGGTGTAAGTGTTTCATTTAGGAATTGAATAAATTCACCCTCAAGATTCACCTCGGTGTTATTCCAATCCGTGTTCGAGTAGAACCAATTGAGTTCATCCTCTGACATTGGGTTCGATGATGGTTTATTTTTCATTGGATGACGTTTTTTTAGGGATGCGTATCTTTCACTATCCTCAGTAGACAGTCCAGATGCGGGTTCCCATTTCCCATCGGCTTTACCATTTTTTAACATCCGTATGGCAATTGTGTTTGCGCCTTTTGTTCTTCCGTTTGTCTGGGGCATCTTTTCTCTATCTATGCCGATATGGCCAGAACACAGCAGATTTTGCATTGCATTATAAAGCCCACATAGGTCAGCCTGGTAGCTGTCAACATAGTCTTTTTTCATTTTGTTTACAAAATCTTTTGATGAGATATCGATGCCTGGATTATTTGAAAGCACATCAGCTTCGTATGCTTTCTTGAAGTTCAACCATCTTTCGTTATTCTGCTCAATATGGGTCAAAGCGCTTTTCTGCACTGCCTTCTCTAGCTTTGCCTGAGCGCTAGCGGTAAGTGTTAGGTCTGCATCTTTTACAATCACGTGATGGCCGAGTGACATAAGCGCCAACGCTGTCGGTACGTCTTTGGCAATGTATGTATTTTTGTGCTTTGCGCTAATTGCCTTCCTTGTTGATGAGCGGACCAGTGATTTACCAAAAACCTTTGATATCTCGTCAGTAGTCATGTCGTCGACGTTTTTTCCACCAGCAACAACTTTGTCGAAAATGTCTGCCGCTTTTGCGGCTACCTCATCTTCCTGTTTCGCCCTACTTTCTAATTCCTCTACCGAGCTGATACGTCCACTAGACAGACGTCCGCGCCTGTCGTTTGGTGCCATTCTTGAAAGTCGTTCTGTTCTTCTTGAGGTGGATGGAACATCAGGACGAACTCCGCCAGAACGAACAACCCCATTTTCCGACAACGAACTAATATCTTCGTCACGCATTCTCACTCGAACTCGTCTGTCGAAAGAACTGTGCATTTTAAATGCAGCATTTTCAATCAACTGTGCTATCTGTTCATCTGAGTACCTTCGAAGAGCTTCTGCAACATTTGAGTCGAGCATGTCTGATGCAATGTCGTCATACTCTTTTGAACCATTACCATTGAGGATTGAGCGCAGCTCACGCATATCAGACGAAAGCTGCTTTCTCCGCGAAGACCGTCTTTCCTCTCTGGAGAGAGTTGGTCCAAAATGTGTAGACCCAGAAGAAAGTCGTCTTGATGGGGCTTCGCCGAAGGTAGACCCAAAATCTGCAACTGAATCAATTATCTCAGCGCTTGTCTCGTCTATATCTGCAGATTCTCTTTCTGTTGAGTCTGGCCTCGATATGCCGAGTTTGCTTCTTCTTATTATTTCTTTATCGGCAACTTCTCTAATTTTCTTAGAGTTTCCCTGTCGCCATATGGCGTCATCGGTTCCAGAGCTGATTCCGTCAACAAGGGCATCAAGTACATCAACGGTGTCTTTCTGTCTTACAATTTCAGCTCTTATCGTTCCATCTTTATCGCGACTAATGATTCTCAGTTTCCCTGGAGGTGCGACGAACTTTTGCTCACCATCTTTTTCGGCATTTGGAAAGACTCCACGATTTCCTTCCGCAACACTAATGATTATTTTCCTCTTTACGCGGCCCGTTTCCTTATCTGTTCCCCGAGGAGATGATGTCGGTTTAGAGCGAGATGTGAGTACACGTCCAGAAATGAAATTATCTACATTTATTTCATCCCCAACCTTTTTCCCCTTAACTTCTGCTGCTGGGAAGTCGGATACAACCTCAAATTCAAATGGCGAATCTATCGACGACGAATCAATTGCTTCCATTGTTGGGATGAGTATGTTGCGCACCTGTTCAGACAGCGAACCCTCGTCCTTGCGCCTCGGGTCTACGGCAAGGCCAAGACGGTTGAGGCGAGCATTTCTTGCATTCATCGCCCTACCTACAACAGTTTGCTTTTCCGGAGTTAACATCTGCGCTATTTCTGGGGCTACGAAATCATCCATCTCTCGGATTGCAGCAGCTTGTTCTTTAGTTATCTTTCGACGCAGGCGCGCTTTCTCTCGTTTCGCATTGTCTATAGCTTCTTTTTGCGATTTAAATTTCTTTATTTTCTTAGGTTTTGGTTTGAGCAATTCATCTACCTTGCCATTAAACTCCCTACCGGCCCTTGCTGTTGCACGCGAATCACCACTCTCTGCAATTCGTGAAATATATTCAGAACGGAGAATTGAGCGCTCCTCCATTAATTCTTGAACTTCCGGGTCGTCTTCTAGCCTGTCTTTAACCAAGACGTCAATATCGGCGGCACGGCGAATCAGTTGATTTTCTGATTTTGTTTTTGCTGAAGATGTTATGTCATCAATTCTTTTTGCTTTAGCAAATGCTTTTATTTCTTCGTCATCCACCATTCCTGCATCGCGTCTTGTTTTTTCGACTACCCTGTCGAATCTCGATGCCTCACCCTTTGCTCCAACTCCGAATTTTTTCCTCCACTCAGAACGCGAATCAGAGTACATTTTCTCGTAGTAGTCAAGTATTTTTTGACCTTCTTCAATTTTCTTGCTGAGGTCAGCCACTTTCTCTGTTCGCTCTGTTATTGATTCCTCTGTTGCATCTTCTGGTAGTTCAGAAAGCCCATTGAGCTCATTCGTAAAATTATCTAGTTGTGCGCGTATGTCTCTTCTTTGGGCATCAACCAGTGCAGCTTGTTGGAACATCTCTTCTTCATCGAGTTCCGAATAGAATTTTTTAAATTCTTTAAGTTTTTCCCGTCTTTCCTCTATTTTTCGTTTCTCAATGTCTCCGGACATTTCATCGATTTCTTCATCGGAAAGGCGGTCTGCAGAAGAGCTGGAAGTCGGCCTGAATGTAGTACTTTCCAGTATTGCGCGTTCTTCTGCATCAATATCTGCGCGCTCGGCAGAAAGCCTGCTTCGCTCAACGTCATCCATCCACTCCAATGCTGCGTCTACGTCATCTCCGAAAATAAGTCCCTGTTCGCGTAGTGCATGTAGTTCTGCACCAACCTCAAGACCCCATATTTCGCTGCCTTCTGTATATTCGGTTGGGTACTTGCCAGCAAGAAATGCAGCCACTTCACTGCGCTTTAATGCATCTGACATGTTTTTCAGGTCCAAGCCATCATTGGAATCCATCATCAAATCCATAACATCACCGCTTGTTAGATTTGTCAACAAGCCTCCACGCTCTTCATCGAAATCAACAGTGACAATACGGTTGCCGACAAACGTCATCGCACCAGTTCTCTTGTCTTGTTTGTACTGAGGGATTTCAATTTTTCCGCCGTTATCGATAGCTTTGCGAAGAATTTTTTGAATGAATGCCTGGCTTTGAATTCCGTGTGAAAACTCATGAAAAGCAATATGTTTAGTAAATGACCTCGGCCCGTCTATGAGCCCTGCCATATGGCGTGCTGCATATTCGGAATTTATCAAGAAGTCTGCTACTGCGCTCTTCGCCTCTGAGTCACTGACAACCCCAACAGCAGATACGGCAAGTCGTTCATCTGCACGCATGTCTGGCAGCATCGATTCCTGGTTTGTCATGATGCGCTCTAGGTTTACGTGCATTACTCCACGTATTCCACCAGCACCTGGCCTCATGCTTCCGTGAACCGCAGTTCCTGCTTCGTCATTAGTGAAGAAATTGTATTCAATTCGGTCGAAAAATTTAGCGGTTCCTGGTTTTGTTTTGTACAGATGCAAAGCTGTTTCAAAATATGCTCGCTCTGTTTCGTAATATCTCTTAATGTCAGCTTCAATTAAGCGCTCTTGTTCTGGCTTGGTCAGCGCTTTCCAGTTAGCCACCTTCTGCAGGCGGGCTGTTATGTACCTGCGAACCTCGTCTGGTCTCATTCTGGACATATCGCCCATTCCAGAAACATTCGATACGTTTAGGTCCCAACCATCTCTGCCGCCCGTTGCGACGAACAGCTCATTTAGCTTTTCTACTGCCTCGAATACGTCAGCATTTACTGCTCGTGCAGCATCGCTTCTGTCAACACCCAATTCGCTATATAGTTCCGAAACGCTTTCATCGAACTTGATAGCCGCATCCTGGGCATTTATCAGTCCGTTTCTAAAAAGTCGCTGACCTGGCTCAACGTCAACCGTACGCCAATCTGGGGAATCTAGTCTTTCTCCAGTTATCTCGTCGTAATACGGGCTTCTTGCCATTCTGACTGGAGCCCACGGAACATTTGAATCCCACTCATTGTTTTTTATAAAGTTAAGTAGTGTTCTTACTCCGTTTGTAAAACCACCAAGCTCCCCTGATTCCTGCATCTCTTTTGCCTTACGCGCAGCAAAGCGAGAGAATCTGGACGCGCTAAAACCAAAACAGTTGGTTCCGAACATGTCCGTAAATTGGTTTGCAGCAGGGGTTCCCGGAGGGCATCTGAATTTGTTTAGCTCGTCACGGACTACGCCGAATCGAGCAGCAGCTCGCGCAATGAGATTTCCACCAGGAACACGAGAAGAGAGAGGTCTGCCAGGGAGGCGTTTTTTTTCTAGTCCGTTTTCTTTTTCTGTTAGTTCACGTAGTTTGGCTCGTCGCTCATCGAATGACATGCCTGCAGTAATAGAGAATCCATCTATTTCTTCTGCCGATTCCTGGATTACATCATCTGTTTTTGCATTTACTTTAAATTTTGTAAGTTTTATTTGCGGTTTGCGATTAAGCTCAAAAAGCATTTCGTCGAGATTTTTGAAATTCCCAGTTGTCGGCTCAATCCACCCAATGTTTGGCATGGTGTCCATGCCATTTTTGCTTTCGTATGATGGACTAAGTACAAACCTTTTTCCTGGCTCCCACTTCGCTGCAGTTTCCCATCTGTGACCAAATTCGTCGGACTGAACGCCAGGTCTAGTGTCTCCAGTGAATTCACGTTTCTTATTGTCGGTATCTTCGTATGTTTGGCGATTGTCGCCAAGAGCTTTTACTGCGATATCGGCAATAAGTCTTTCCTGTTTGGCTGATTCAATAACTGAAGCCTTGAAAGTAAGAGCCTTTTTATCAACGTCACCAATAGTGCGCGCAGGCGCCAGCATGCGACGCGATACAACTACTCGTTCCTTGTCGGTGAAATCACCCGTCATTGCGGGTTGCCTTTTTGTTAGAGATTGTCGATTTGCTCTTCGAGCAGCTGAAACTCAACCAGTGAGGCGAGGAAGTTTGCATCATTTGGCACCTCATTCTTTTCTGAAGCACCAGCAATCCAGTTTGCTGGAATCAAGCTTTCGAGTTTCAGAGCCCGCGCCCGCTTCATGATGTGCTTCTTCGCTGCTTCTTTATCCTTGGCGCGACCAAATGCCTGAATTGCATTGCGCAAATCAGCTTCGGTAACAATTGGGTATGAACCGTCCGGAAGAGCCATGCCTTCTTTTGCAAGGTCCATTCGTCGTTCTTCGTTGAAAGCACGCTTCAAGGCAAGCTCTGCTGCTTCTGCTTCAATTGCTTCAGCTTCATCTTGCTCGTATCTGTCGTATCCGAGAACCTCTCCATCGAGGGCAACGAAAACATCGTATGACTTTCCGTCGAATCCTTCGATTTCAACTGCGTACGAATCAAATCCTTCGAATACGTCTGGCTCAACAGCCACGACATGTCCATCGAATGATTTTACTGCGATTTCTGCAGCTTCAGTGAAGTCAATCAACTTGTACTCAGACACCTCTGATTTTTGCTCAAATTCATTTACGTCAAGTTTGTGGAAACCCATAACTTCAGCAGTTGTTCCGTCAATGAATATTTCCTTGACATCTCCACTCTTTGTTTGCACATCAACCACAAACATGTCCGCATCTGCAGAATAGCCAGAGTCGATAACACGACCATTGAACATCTGTTCAGCAAGTCCTTCAACATGAAGGATTCCTGGCATTCCTTTTTCCGCAATGCATCCACCTGGGCAGTCATCGCATACTGGGGCAGAGCCAGCATAAGCCTTGCGCTCTAGGGAGCAGACGTAACCTGACGCACCAATGTCCGATGGCTTTATGCCCATCGACTTAATACGTGTTTCACGGAGGGCATCCCAGTATTCATTACCGGCATCAAAAGACTTTTCCTCAGTATCTTCTTCTTCGTCTTCGTCCATTTCTTCTTCGTCTTCTGCGCCCTCTTCGGCTTCTTCTTCCATGTCCATGTCCTCTTCTTCCATGTCCATGTCTTCTTCGTCTTCTTCGTCTTCGTCCATTTCGTCTTCTGACATATCCATGTCTTCAGCCTTGAACTTACGGCGTCCCTTTGGACCCATTCCGTACATTTTTTCGGATTCAGAATCCATCTCTTCCTCGTCTGCGTCAGTGTCGAGGTTTTCGTCATCTTCTTCGTCCATGTCGTCCATTTCTGGTTCGACATCTTCTTGCATCTCTGGAACCATGCGCTTTTTGGCCATTGACTCTTCTTCGTCTTCGGCCATTTCCTCGTCATCCATTTCTGCGTACATTTCTTTCATGGATGGTTTCTTCTTTTTCTTCTTGTTGCGAGAAACCATGTCCTCTGACATTTCTGGCATCATGTCTTCTGTCATATCTTCCGACATGACGCTTTTCCCATCCAATCCCGAAACTGGAACCATCTTCATTTCAACTGGTACCGCGCCGCATTTGGCGCAAATTTTTGCGCCCTTGACAAATCCGCACTCGCCAGAAGCAAGTCCTTTCGCGCACTTCAGCACGTCTCCGTCGCTGTCGATACTGACATTAACCTTCTCGTCGTAGCTCATAGAACTCCTGTTTGTGCAGGAAAATGACCGGTCTGGACATTAACCATTAAATTGTGCTCTAAATTATAACGTATCATGTCGCAGCAGCGTGAATTAGCAACATTAACTAATTTCTGCAAATTTATTTACTACTGCAATATTCCTATTCTTTTGTTCCTGATTTGCCGAACATGGTTCGACCTTCTTCTTGAAGTCTCTTACGTGCGTTTTCTAATTGCTCTTTACTGAAAATGTCCTCAATTGTGTGGCTTGTGCCAAATATTTCATTGAAACGATTGACCACATCCTGAAGCTCGTTGGATGAGTATCTTGGCTCATCACCCTTAATCTTGCTGAAAGTCTTGCCGCGTGTTTTTGCTGCATTGTTTAGAAGAACGGAAAGATTGCTCGTACCAAGGATGTATTCCTTATTTCTCTTGGTGTTTCCACCAGAACCCTTCTGGGTGTTTGATATGAACTCAACCATCGCCTCGGCAACATTTGCCTTGCTTGCGCGAAGTTCACCGTCAAGCTTTTGACCATTTTCTGGCCAAACGCTTTCCGCATTCTCAATCATCCCTGTCCGAATCATCTCCTGGATTGCTGCAACTGGCACTCCGTCACTTTCCCATGACTTCCTGTCTTTCGGATTGGTCAAACCGACATCATCCATCCCGAATGACCGCTTCATTCTTTCTCTTAGCTGAGCCATCCATTCGTCTCTGTCAAGACCAAGATTTTCGATGAGATTATCCAACTTGAAATCTCTTCTTGATGTCTTTGCGCCAGCTGGGTTTGTTTCATTGACCGTCGGTGCTGGTGCTTCTGGAACAAAGTCTGGCATTCCCTCGTAAATAAGGTCAGCCTCGGCAGAAGCTTCGCCATCAGCGTCTTCTGGGTTTGGCGTAAATCTTCCAGTTGCCCTAAATTTTGCCACTGGGTCGACTTCTCCAAGAGTGGAGTATTCATTTGAAGAAATGATTTGATTTTCTTCCCTGTCGGCCCAGAACGGATATGCGTCTTTCCCAAATGTTTCAATGATGAATCTGTCGCGCATATTGGCTCTACCGAGATTTTCGGCAAAACGTTGAGCTGACGACATCTTCTCCACGCCCGGCTCGTCTGAAGTTATTGGCGAGAACAATCTCCATCCACCAAATTCAGGTCTATTGCCGAGTTCTGCAACGAGGAATCTGACGGCATTATGGGATATTCCAGCATCATCATCAGAAATCCTCTTTGCATCCTCTGGCGATAAATTTAGCAATCTTGAAAGGTCGGTGTTGGAAATCGGTTCCGACTTGGTCCACTTTACATCAGCAATTGTGTTGTCTGGATTTCTGACAACATCAAACTCTGTTGGGATTCTGATTGATTCCTTCAGGCTCTTTACTGGAAGCATCCATGTATCTGCATCTGGATTCGAAAGATTTTCATTCCCAGATACGCGACCGATATTTACTTGTGGTCGACGCTTCATTGCGGCGGCAGCCTTATCCAGGCCCTCATTTATCTGTCGTCTGCGCTCTTTTACTGTTCCGGACTTACTTGACGTATCTAGTGTTATTCCGCGTTTTCTAAAACCATCCCAGAATCTTCTGGCAAACGCGAATGACTCTCCAGTCTTTGAGCCTCTAATTGCAGCAAGATTTGTAGCATTGATATTGTCCGCATAAGTGGACCCGCTACTCATTCTTCGTGCTTTTCTGTCAGCGCGATTTGAACTGTTTACTGAACGTGGCTCACCAACTGCTGCTGTCCGTTCTGGCGCTTGGACTCCTGGCGTTTCTGGTGCTGAGGTTTCTGTAGTGGCCTGTCGCTCAACATCTCCGCCACGAAGTCTTGTTCGTCTTGCCGACCTGTTGGTCCCAGTTCCTGGAACTGCTGTTTCAGGTACGCTATTTACGCGACCGCTTGAAAGTATCTCTCTTGCGCCATCAGGGAATACTTGCTCACCATCTCCAAATGGGTTCCAAAATCCAGAAGGAACCTGCTGCTCCTCGGTTAGGAACTTTTCAATATATTCAAAGCCCTTTGGATTTTTCTTTGGGTCGATAATCCATGACGTTGCCTCAGACAACTGAATGCGCTTTTTTGCGCGAGTCATCATGACGTAAATAAGGTTTTCCATTTCACGACTTATGTCATTCCCTGGAAGTATCGAACCATCGTCTTCAAACTTTGGCTGGAAGAAATCGTCTCCGGCAACCACGTTGTCGAATTCCAAACCTTTGGCTGCGTGTGTTGTTAAGAACGATGCATCAACTTCTGGCTCGTTTGCTGAGTCAGTTATCATTCTTCCAACAAGGCTGAGGAGCAATCCAGTCTCTTCTGGATTATCTCCCTTTATTCTTACAGCGTCATATGCTGGTGCATTCGATGAGCCAGCCTTACGTGGTACGTACTGCTTTTCTATTGTGACTTTTCCTTCCAGATTGAGGTCTTTAATCATTTTCTCAATCCGGCGTCGCATCATAGGCTTTTCGCCGTTCTTGTCACCTGTGTACTGAATTTTTCCTGCTGCGTCCCTGAACTGGTAGACATCAATTATTCCTTCACCGGAAATAATTACTCCATTCTCCCATTTTCCATCTGCACCAAGACTTTCGGTATCCAGTTTCCAGAAAACTTCTCTGCTTGGTGTCTGGCCGGTTGGGTTCGGGATGATGTTAAATCGCTTATCACGATTCATCTTGTACGCACCTTTGGCTCCACCGCCTCCTTTACCTGCTTTTTGTTTTCCGAGAGCAATTAGTTCCTCGCCAGAAACCGTCGAAGAACTTCCATCTATATTCTTGAATGGCTCAACATCGAGTGGTTCTTCTATTTCTCGTATTCTTGCTCTAGTTAAGACCTCGCCAGTTTGTGGGTCCCTTCGACCTAGCAATCTGTTTAGCCAGTCAAGTGGGGAAAGTTGATTTCCTTCTGCGTCTCGAACCTGCAAAAGCTTGAGCATTGAACCCAGTTGACCATAGGATGATTTTTGACCTGCGCGTTTTCTGATTTCCTCCATTGTCCACGCATTGCCAATAATCTTTGATTCGCGTGGTCGTGTCCCAACAGGACGGAGGACAAACTGATAGTGGCGTAGGAATTCAACCATGTCTCTGTATTTTTCGGCAGGCAATCCAACGATTTTGTCTGGATGCGCTCCGATGAATTCCAAGGCAGCTGTAAGGGTGTTTTTGTTTGAATAAGAAATATATGCCCACGTACCATCTGCGCTTGTTGGTATCTGACGGTAGAGGATTCCTTCCGATTCTGGAACGATGTAACCACGAGCCTTATCCAGTAGCTCATTTCTCTCTTTTTCTGGCATATCTGCCAGTGACTGTCCGTCTGGACCAGAAATCCCGTATTTCTTTTGTATTGAATCAAGTTTCTTACGCAAATCATTTCCGGTGAGTGTTCCAAGATTGAGGTCATGAGAAACCACATCCTGAAGTCGGCCAAACAACTTGTAGTCCGCAGAAACCTCATCAATCCCATTCTGCCTGTCGGTCATGTTTCCACGACCAAGCATCAAGTTTCCAAGGAACGCAACTGTCTTTCCGTATCTGAATGAGTCAGTCAACGTCAAGTTGAAATCTGGATTGAGTCGAGCGAATGAGTCAGATGAACCACGGAATCCATAAATTGATTGCCGTGGGTCACCGACCATGACTATTGCAAGATTATTATTCGCAATATTGTCTTCAATCACCTTTTGGAGAACTGGGTTTACGTCCTGAGCTTCGTCAAAGAAGAAAGTCGAAATGGGCTTATCTTCCGTTGCATATCGGCGACGCAATCCGGCGCGTGCTCCACCACCTGTGTAGACATAATCCACACCATCAACTTGGACTATTGAGCCTGGGTCAAGTTTTTTGTCCTGTGCTCTTGCATCTTTCACTTTTCTTGTGCCGTGACCAACCATTCCAGCGTCTGTACGCAGATTTGGTTTTTGCATAGCCCAAATCTTTACTTGCTGGTCGTAATTGGGCAGTACATTGCTGTTCGGGTCGAGCGTGTCAGACCACATTTTGAGTGCTAGGTCAACCCACTCTTGTGGTATCTGGTCGAATGCTGTTTCGGCAGGGTCGATTGGGTCGCCAGACTCGGCAAGTTGCTTATTTCTTTCAATTTCGTGTGGACGAAGCTTGAAATGTTTTTCACTAAGCGCATCATCATCACTCTGTGAATAACGAGTAAGGGCGTTGATGAGAACAAGACCATAATCGTCAGCAGTCAGCTCCACCCCTTCGTGGGTAAGTCCGTCTGGGTATTTCGTGCCGAAATCGTAGTGTCTCGCTACGTCGCGACCACCGCTTGCTGTTTCAAACGAAACGTATCCCAAAGTTCTGAATCCAGCTTTTTTCAATCCTGTTGTATCGACAGTTTTTCCACCATATCCCTCTGCAGACGTTTGTCTTGTTGATTTAGGGTTTGCTGATGAGTAGTACTCGTTGCCGGCGCCAATGCCTATCTTTTTTAGTTTCTCTTTGAACTCTGGAGAAATTCCTGGCCTGTCTTCGAGCAATAGGGACCAGTATGCCAATTGGTTAATCGAAGAGCTTCCTGTGTTGTCAGGCATTCTACGTGCTGCTTCTGCAGCATTTTTCTTATTGAATGTTATGTAATAAAACTGTGACTCCGGAGATTCCTTGGCCATACGAATAACAGATTGTTCAACTGTGGTGGTTTTACCTGCTCCGGCTCCTGCGCGAACAGCAGCCAATCCACCTTCACCAGTTTTTGTGAAGTGTGCAACTGTATCCATAACGTCTTTTTGTTCATCAGTCGGCTCAAACTTCATTCCAAACATTTCCATGAACGAACCCTCAGTTCGCTCAATCTTGCGCTTAGGGTCCTTGGCGCCAACAATTGGTCCGCGGCCAGAAGAAAGACGCTTGTTAATTTGGTTATACGTGTTGCCTTCTTCGTCCTTGATAACGAATCCGGTTATGCCGCTTGAAAGACGATTATTCTCGTAGTCCTCAAGGAGAGTTTTTACTGCAGATGGACCTTGTCCACGAACACGCACGCGTTGACGTACTTTGTTTCCTGGTGTTGGTGTGCCGACAACTGGCTTTTTCTTTGGAATTGGGATAGTGATTCGACCAACGATTGGCGCTTCAATTGTGTAGTCTTCTTTACCCTTGCGTTCGCTGTCTGGAACACCAGCGCGCTTGCGCAGCGTTGCTGACTTATTCATAATGTAGTCAACAGCCTGCTGTCCGCCTTCAATTGCACGACGGATTGAGCTTGGGTCTTCCTGCAGTGCTTTGCGCCAGAACGCTAGGTACTGAATATGGTCCTCGCGTATTTGAGGCTCTAAACCGAGGAATCCCATCGCAAATGAAGCACCGATTTCTGCGATGAGTTCTTCAAATGCGTATTTCTTTCTCTGTTCTGGGGTGCCCTTCATTCTGCCGCTTAGGTCTCTCTTTAGTCGCGATGGATGGGCTGTCCAGTGAATAATTTCATGCAGAATTGTTCCATAGAAACCAACTGGTTCAATAAAGTTCTCAAATGGAGGAACATTTATCGTGTCGTCGTTTGGGTCGTAGAATGCGGCGACTCCCTGTTCCTTGTATCTAGGACCAATTTCTTTGATTACATTTTCAATGTCTTCAAGTCGTTGTGCCGCATCAAGTTTTTCTGTTTCTTTGACTTCGTAGACCCATGCTGGCAGTCCGTCCATTTGGTCGGCGTTGAATACTGTTTGAATTTTGAACTTCTTTTCACCAGTTTTAATTCCGTCATCATTGACTACGTCAACCGGAACGAGGATATTTACACCAATTTCTCCTGGTTTTGGTTTTGCTTTCTTATTCAACTCACGCCACTGCGTAGGTCCAGCCCAACGATTTGTTTTGTATTTGCGCTTTGATGCGACCTGGGAAAGAATCAATTGATTCATGCCTTGATAAATACGATTTCTTCTTGTTGGGTTTCGACCGTACAACTCTGGCGAGCGCCAAGGCACTTGCCACTGGCCAGCTTTGCTTGGGTCCTTTAATATCTCATCAAGCGCAGCAATAATTGCTTCACCCATTTGCTGGTACATGTCTTTAATACGAGCTGCATCTGCTTCTTGATTTTCATCTTTTCCAGATGACAGTGTCTGGCCATCCCTGTATTCCCAGAGTGGTCCTAAGTAGTCTTGCTTTTCACGACGAGTGCGCTTGTTTTCTGGCTTTTTTAGGAAATTCTCAAATCCACTAGAAAGTCTTGGCGCGCTCTCGGCAGCACGCGATGCACTGCCTCTTCGAATCTCGGACATGTATCTTTGTTCTGCCTGGCGCACCTCCGTTCTTGTTACACCAAGTTTTTTGGCCATATCCTCAATGGATACGCCATTCATACGCTCTTCGTAAATATCCTGGTCTGTATAGTCTTCTGGGTCCTTTTCTGGTGGAGCGATTTTCCCTCGTTTTGGACGTGGCATTTCTTCGCCGAGGAAATCTCTAATAATTCTGTCGTATGTATCAGTTCCGCTCTCATCGAATGGAAGGTTGTCGTCGCCGTAGGGATTATCTGGGTCGAAATCGTCATCGAGCGCAGGAAGTCTTCCGGATGAGAGTTTTCTATCTGGCTTGTTTGGGCTTGCACCGTCGAACCCATATGAGTTCGTCCAGCGAGCAAGAGTCTCTTTATCGTTTGGGTCCCATGTTCCAGTTGACGGGCGACGCTCATAGACTTCGCTGCGTATCGCACTATCAAGTCCTTTAAGAAACTGGCTCTCGCCGTCTTCGCCAACATAATTTTTATTCTTGTCTTTTTTGTCTTTTCCGGCAAAATACTTATTTGTTGCATCGAGGTATGTGCCTAGTGTGCGAACAAAATCGTAATACCACTCTTGATACGCCTGTCCGCTCTTTGCTTTTTCGTTGAATTTTGCTGGGCGCTTCTTATCGTCGCCTTGCCATGCTCTTCTTGCTTGGTTGTACCCAAGCTCGCGCCCTCTTAAGAACTCTGCGGAACGTGTATTGTCTGTTTGGTAGCGAGGCACTTCCTCCCAGCCGAAGCCCTTATCAACCCATTCCTGTGCAGTCTTGTCAAATGCTTCTCGTCTTGCCTGTTCATCTGGTGCGACACCAAACTTACTCTCGGTTTCTTTTCCAAGACCGTGACGTGAAGTATTAAATCGTGAGCGTTTCTCAGCTCCAGAAGAGAAGGGTTTTGACGGTGTTGCCGGTTTTGCATCTTGCACGCCGACGAAGCGGGGTCGTGTTGTTCCTTCATCTACCCAGCCATCGTTGTCGGGGTCGAAGTCGCTCCCCGTTGGTCGTCGATTTCCTGGTGTTCCGCCGGTTGGCATGTCAATGTCGCCACGGCGATTTCTTCTGTCTCGACGGCCACCGATTGATGGTCTGTCAATGAGTCTGCTGCCAACGTAGCTTCCTAGTCTTCGGCCAATCGCTTTTGACTCAAACTCAGAGCTATCTAGAAATTTTTTTTTTATGTTTTCCAGAGCGTTATCGACTGCTTCAATAAAATCTAAACTAACCCCGGATTTGAGAACGATTCCATCAATATCCACTTCTGCATCAACCATGTAGTAATCGAGAATTGGGTCAATTTCTTGCTTGACACGGAACGCGTCATTTGGGTGAAGCGGAATGCAGTATTGCTCATCGAATGAGTTGTCATCTTTGCCAAATTCAGAAAGTGATTTAAATTTGCTACGCTTCTTTTTTCTCTTACCTACCGCTCCGCGAAGCATGGCCATGACAAACTCGCCAGGGTACTTAACTTCTAGGTCTTCAATAGCTTCATCGAAATTTGCGTCTTCTTCAATTTCGTATTCCTTTTTAGCAATTCCATCGACATTGACAACGCCTTTTGGAATTACTGCAAAACGACATTTGCCTTCTGGTTCGATGTCCATATCAACAATCTTGCATGACCCATCATTTTGGAAGAACACGCAATTTGCACACTTGACCCCGATTGATGCGATGGGATTTTCTGAAGCCGGTTTATATCCAGCCCACACACCATCTTTGTCTTCGTTGAACTTGCCGTGGCGTTTTACAATTTTTAGCAAAGCGTCACGCAGGTCCGCTTCCTCTTTATCGAGGTTGTTCTTATCTATTGGCTTGTTATTGCTCTCTTCGTACTGAACTGCAGGGAGCGGAACAACAACAACACCTTCCATGCCTGGCTTGACAGCTATTGGCATTGATGGCATCTGCTGTGGGCGGACCATTCTTCTTGGCTCATTTGGCGGAACCATCATTGGTGCTGTTTGTGGTGCGGACGGTCTCTGCATCACTACTTCTTCTGGCGGGCCGAACATCATTCGACCACCCGTTCGACTCCAGCCACACTTGAATCTCTTAACTGAACCGTCAGCCACGCGACGAGCAAATGTCAGATTTTCGTCGTCCATTTCCATGAGCGATATTTTTGCGCCAAGCATTCCTGAGAGTTGCTTTTCAATTTCCAACTTGTTCGGCTTTTCATCATCCATCATCATTACGGAGCTATCTTCGCCGTATGGGTCATCTGTCTTCACGGAAATTGTGCCAGTCAGTTGATTGGCTCCATGAAGAACTGGAGACACTTCATAAAGCTCCAACTCGTAGATTACGTTTGCCTGAGACTTTTGGTCATACTGTGCGCGCAGGGTTTTATATCCAATCGACCATTCTTGTTCTTCTCCAAAGAAAGCAACCATCGTGAAAGCTTCGCGGCCCTTTTCTGACTGAAGATTAAATTGAACTTTTGCAAATAATCCGCCGATTCCAGCAAGCTTCATTTTTAGTGGTAGGCGTGGGTCAGACGGTGGCACCTCGTAAATTTCGAGTACTTTGCCGATTGGGTCATTCCAGTTATGGCCCCACACAACACGCGGCTTGCGGCGCTGAAGACTCTTCGTAAAAGCACCACTTGCGCAAATATCACCAACAGAGTCTTTATTGCCGATTCCAGCTACAAAGCACTCAACAATTCCTTGCATCTCATCGAAATTGACGGAGCCGGCTTTCTGTGAAGCGGAGCCAAGGGATGTCGACTTGTATTCAAAGTGGTCAGTGGTCATTTAATTCGCTTTCACTAAGACTCAATAGATAATAAACGACCAGATAAATCTGCAGTGCAAGTATTGAGAACTGCTTTTCTTTTACAGAAACTATTTAGTGAAATAGTTAGAACTGAGCGAAGTTCCAGGCTCGGCGTGTCTCTTCTTCAGCAATTTCGACATGTTCTTTTGCAAGAAGATTTGCATACATTTCAATTAGCTCTTGTCTGAAGGATGAGAATCTTCGCTCTTCGTCAGAATAAACAAACGATTTAAGCATTATTTCATTGATATTAAAGGCTGTCTGCTCATTTATTTTTTTGATATTTGCAACGTGTGAATCAACAGCTCTCAAGAAATCTAGAGGCGGTATAGCTCTTGGCGACAAACCCTTTACATGCATTCTTTCGCGTTTTGATTCATGCGAGTCATTGATAATCGCGGAAACAACTGGCTTTAGGTCATCTTCAAATTGCTTATTCCATGAGTCAATCGAGAGTATTGAATCGATGTCAAGCGTTCCAGCCATGAGCCCTTTTCTTGCCTTGCTTCCACCAGACTTTTCCAGTACAACTCGTTGCTGTCTTTCCAGAATTCTCTCAATTCCTCGTGAAAGTATTTCCGACCAACGCTCAATTGAAGTTTCTGTTCTGTCTTCGACAGCTGGCTCAGCTGATTTGTACTGCATCTCGCCGCTTTCTGCGGTGAGCGCTCCAGGTGGAGTTGGTGCAGCTCCAGTTTGTAATGCGGCTGCTTCTGGCGGGAGTGTGCTTTGAGCAAGCTCGCCTGTTTGTGCAGCCTCGGCCATTGCACCCTGCATCGTGTTCGGGTCAAGGGGGATATTTTCCATCGGTGGGGCCTGACCTGGCATTGGCGGCATTCCAGGAATTGGTGGCATACCGGGAGCTCCAGGCATACCTGGGGCTGCACCAGGGACCATTGCAGCGTTCTCGTCCATCTTCTTCTTTGTATTCGCAATCGGAATTAAGTTTGGATTAGCGAGGAGTGAGTCAGCAAGGTCGGACTCAACTTCTTTTCTTGAGGAACCAATTCGGTATTCGTTTCCGCTTATCAATCCAGCCTGAAACTCTGTAAGCAAATATCTATCGCGCTCTTGCTTGTACAACTGAAGAATTGGAACTTCGCTCGTATCGAAGTCGACATAGTTTTTATCGTCCAACTCATCAAGTGCTCGCGCAATCGGTTCTAGGTGCGGCAACATTGTTTCCATCCAGAAGACACGTATTTCTTCCGCAGCATTGCTGAATGTTCTTCCAGCTGCGTTTCCTATTACTGATTCCGGCACACCGAATGCAGCAAGAATTTCTTCTTTCGTAACTTGGCGCATCTGGATATACGCGGCATCGCGCGGGCTCGCTGATGTGTCAACAAAATCAACGCCATCGTCTGCTGCGATTACTGTTGTATGTCCAGTCTTGGATAGGTTGCCACGGAACCTGCTCTTTAATTCTTCTTTATCGTCTTCATCTATTTCTCCACGGACTACAAGCAAGCCGCCAGGACGGCCGTCATTAAGGAGATAGTTTCTGTTGTAGAGCTTCGCAAGATTTTCAATTTCAATAGCTACACCAGCAGCCTCGAGCGGAGTAAGTGACAGATATGGGTCAAGTGGGTGTGGACGGCGAATCCAGCAAACATCTTCTGGCTTAAGTATTACCTTTTCTCCGTAGGGCATGGCAACTTCATAGCCGGAAACAAATGTTTTCGGATGAGGGATTGGCGCCGTTGCCTGTGGTGGTAGAAGATTAAGGGCGATTATTCCGCCGTCTCTTCCGCGTATTTTCTCAATAAATGCTCCGCGCGTACCAAGAAGAAGCTGTGCAGAAAGCCTGTATCTAAAGATAAAACTATTTTCCCCAACGTTGGCTCTTGTGTTTAGTAGCTCGAGCAACGTGGAGCGATTTGCTTCTTTACCAACTATTATCTCGCCCTTGTTGGAATTATCTTTTCGAAGAATCACTGGCAGTCGTGCCTGATTACCGGCAATTGCATCAATACACCTGTTTACCCAGGTGATTTTGGACATGCCCTCGCGATATGCGCGTTCAATGTCCCATGAATCTCGATATGGTTTATGTACAAGACCTGGGTTTGCCGAAATCGGTGCACCAAAGGCAATCTGCTTTGAGTCAGACGACTTGAGTGATTTATCTTTTGGAGAGTTCCAGCCCATATTTTATTTACTCAAGCCCTAATAGAAATCCGAATATTCCACAACCGATACCAGCAACAATCAAACCGACGGGCATGGCAATGAGACCAGCACCAATACTTGTTAATAGTATAAACGAAACCATGAATAAATTAGCGAAAGTACGCCTGTTGTACACTGTCTTTGCCCTGGAACTGACTTTATTAACTGCTTCTTTTAATTTGGGCATATAAGATACAGTAGCGCATAATTTACGATTGTCCGTGGACAAGAAGACGCCGAGATGTTTACATGACACAAAAACCGAATTGGGCTGAAGTTCTCGAATATCTGCAACCCAAGATGCCTCCCTTCTGTCCAGAAGAGCCATCAATAAACCAAAAAGTTTTTTTAAGAACTAATTCAATAGAAGCCTTATTTGGTGGTGCAGCAGGTGGTGGAAAGTCAAGCGCTTTGCTAATGGCTGCGCTCCAGTATGTAGATGTGCCTGGGTATTCGGCCATTCTTTTCCGTAGAACTTTCGCTGACCTTTCGCTTCCCGGAGCCCTGATGGACCGCTTTAAGTCCTGGATGTCCAACTACGATGATGTGCATTGGAATGCAAATAGCTTCATCGCCACTTTCCCATCTGGCGCCCGCGTTTCATTCGGGTATCTAAATAATGCCAATGACTATTTACGCTATAAAGGCTCGGAATTTCAGTTCATTGGAATGGACGAAGTAACCGAAATCCGTGAATCTGATTATCGCTACCTATTCTCCCGTTTGCGTCGCCCTGCGAGCGGACCAATTTCTCAAGTGCCATTGCGAATGCGGGCAGCCTCAAACCCTGCTCCCAACTGGGTTAGACAGAGATTCATTGTTGAGGGTCGTCAGGAAAACCGCATTTTCGTTCCATCCAAGTTGACCGACAACCCAGGAATTGACGCTGAATCGTACCGACAGGCCCTTGCTGCACTTGACCCCGTGGAAAGACGTCGCCTAGAAATGGGCGACTGGTGGTCGACAACGCTCGGAACTCTTTTTGAAAGAACTTCATTTATTATTATCGACCCAGAAGAAATCCCTGAAATCAAAAGTTCTGCCCGTGTTGTTAGATTTTGGGACCTTGCTGCCACCGAACCATCCCAGAGCAACCCGAATCCAGACTATACGGTCGGAACGTTGATGATGTTTGACGGCGGTGTTGCCTACATTCTGGATGTAAAACGAGCACGAGTAAAAGGTGAAAAAGTAGAGCAGCTGATTGCCCAGACAGCTCAGGAAGATGGTCTGGGAGTATCAATACGAATGGAACAAGAACCAGGTTCGTCGGGTAAAGCACTTGCCGACCAATATGCCAGGTATGTGGTTCCTGGGTACGATTTTGGGGCAATACGTTCTACTGGAGACAAAGAAACTCGCGCACGGCCATTCGCCGCCGCTGCAGCCAACGGAAATGTACGTATCATTCGTGCACCTTGGCTGACTGCATGGATGGATGAATTTTCATCTTTCCCCGAAGCCTGCGACCACGACGACCAGGTCGACTCGGCTGTCGGAGCATTTACGTTTTTAACTGGCCTGGGGTTGCCACAGAGAAAGCGTGTCTCTATACTGATTTAGTAATTACTTAAACTACTACTGAATTAAAGGGGCAATAAAATGAATGCTGTAGAAAAGATAGAGCAGATTCGTGCACTGATTACCGAACTGGATTCAGAACTTCAGTCCATTGCTGACTCTGATGTTGAGATTCCAATTGCTTGTGGAATTTTGGCAGACATCAATTTCCTTAAGCGAGACCTAACTTTTGTTTATGACGGGTACGCACACCTTGTTGGCAAAATCATGGGGTCAACTGAATCAATCAAATTGGACAACGGCGCAGAAATCGAGAAGAAATCTTCATACGACAGAAAGTCGTGGGACCACAAGGCGCTTGCTTCTGCGGTTTCGGACAAGTTGGTGAAGATGTCCATTGACATGGATACCGGCGAAGTACTGAAGTCACCACGAGAAATAGCCATGGATATGGTTACGTATTGTGCTCCGTCATATTGGCGAGTGAAAGAGTTGAACAAGATTGGAATCAATCCAGACAATTATTGCGAAGTTGGCGAACTGAAGACTAGCATTATTGTCCGTAAGCCAAAAGATTCCGAATAAATACACCACCAACAAGGGATACAAAACATCATGGAACAAAATCAAGTAAAAGACGCTTCATCAATCATGAAGGAACTGTATGCGCAGTTCCCACAAGAATCAGAACGCACAATCGTCAAGAGCGGCGTATCACTTGTTTACTTGCCAATCAGCGAAGTAATCAATCGACTAAACAAGGTTCTCGGCGTGGAGGGCTGGTCATTTGAAATTATTTCAGTTCGTCGCGACGAAATTGACCAAGACGAATTGGTAGCGCACGTTGCACTTACTGCAGAGATTGGCGATAAGCGAGTGGTTAAACATGGATTTGGTGGCTCAAACGTAAAGCGCGCTAAGAGCAATCAAAAGCCAGTTGACCTTGGAAATGACTTTAAGGGCGCGGTTTCTGATGCGTTAAAGAAGGCTGCCCAACAATTGGGAGTCGGTCTCTATCTTGCTCGCTCGGTTGACGCTATGGACGCCGAAGACGCAATTCTTCTTGATGCATCAGATGATGGTTTTGCGCGTATTCCAGAACAGGTTCCAACACCTGCGCTTTCTGAGATTGAGGAAAAATGGAATACTTTCATCGATATCACCAAGGGGCTGAAGAAAGAACAGAAGGAAGAGTTGAACTCGTTCTGGTCAACCCACTCTGGAGGCCAACCAAAGCCGACGAAGTCAAGTGCCACAATCGAGGACTTGCAAGCACTCATCACAGAGGCATTGCGAATTCAGTTTGGTGGGCAGTATGTCACTAATTCCTGATGGTGGATTTGTCGCTCCAGAGTTTCTATCCCCATCATCACTGGGAACGTTCAGGCAGTGTCCGCAAAAATTTAAGTACAGCAAAATAGATGGTCTCCATGACCCAAGTGGCCAAGAAGCAATTCTTGGAAATTTCGTTCACGACGTACTTGAAGATTTGTACAAACTTCCGCCAGAACTTAGAACCCTTGAGCAGGCAAAAGACCTTGCTCGCAACCAATGGGCGAATAAGTGGTCGGCAGAAGCTTCATCGGTAATTCACTCAGAGAAAGAACTCAACAGATTTCGTTGGGCTGCTTGGTGGTGTATTGAGAATCTTTGGCTAATTGAGGACCCGACTACCGTTTCTCCTTTTGGTATGGAGTCTTACGTTCGCGGAGATATAGGCGGAGTAAAAATTCATGGATTCATCGACAGGCTAAGCGTTAATGGAAATAGCGCAAAAGTTAGTGACTACAAAACAGGGAAGACTCCAAAGAAAAATTATCTATCCGACAAATTTTTTCAGTTGATTGTCTACACTCAACTTTTGTCTAGCCTAGACATAGATGTTGACCAAAAGTCCGTTGAACTCCTCTATTTAAAAGACGGAGTAAAGTTTGAAAAAGATGTTTCACTGGATGACATTAAATCAACCGTTGAGTCAATTCAATCGACAAAACAGGAAATTGACAAATGTTGTAAGACCGGTGAATTTGTTGCCAATAAATCGATTCTTTGCAATTGGTGTGGCTTCAAGGGAATCTGCCCTGCGTGGAATAATTAAAAAATCAAGGAGAAGATAATGCAAGTTTTAAACGATGATTCATTTGCAAGAATGGTTGCGGAAGAGGTGAAGAATAAGCTCTCCCCAACGCATAAGCAGGTTCTTCTAGAAAAAGAAAACTGGGGAAGATGGAAAGATGCCCTTTTAGCATTGTCCGACAACCTCCAGAATCAAATCGACAATATTGAATCAGATGCCGAATCAGACAATCTTCGTTATTCCTCGCTTGGGTCAGCTGGCTCCAAGTTAAGTCGAGAAGCAATATCTTATTACGACACGAAAGCAACTCGCGTTAAGCGGTTTAAGTTTCATGTAGACAAGCGTCTTGACGAAGTCATGAACATGATTGAAACCGGCGCAGAAATACAGACCGATGGATGGGACCAGGTTGAATTTCTTCGGAGGGCAATCGTCACTCATCGCACCCTTATGCGTTCATTTGACCTTGAAGATACCGCCATCGATAGGGCTCTGTGGTCTACACTTGACAATAAGTGGCTATTCGATTCCGTCACTAGCGATAACCTGTAGTCGTGCCATAAAGATTGCGTTTGCAGGGAGATTCATGCTCTAAATAAGTGGTGGGAGGTGCCTGTGATTCGTCGCAATAAACCGTTGAAGCGTACGTCACTAAAGCGTTCTGCACCAAAACAAAAACCACGTAAAGCAATTCGGAAACGAAGCAAGAAAATGTCCGACATTTATGTTGAGCGCAAAAAACTTGTAGAAAAAGTTTTAAAAGAAAGACCGCTTTGCGAAGCATGCAGGGTTTTCGCTGCCCATGACGAAAAAGTAAGTTTTAATCATCACCTCAGCAGGGATTTACACGAAATAATTCGTCGTTCACAGGGTGGTTCGATACTTGATGAGGACAATGTTCTTGCGGTTTGCAGACCGTGTCATACGAGAATTGGAAACTACCCACAACTTGCTTTTGATTTGGGTTTAGCAAAACATAGCTGGGAGCGTTGATTTTTGACATAAAAAAAGCACCCCATCCAAAATGAATGGGGTGCTTTATTTACTAGAAAGTCTAATTAGCCTTCAACTACAGTGAAAGCAACTGTCATGTTTGAACCAGCAGTGCTGGAACCGACAGCCGATACGTCGAGACTAACGAGCGCACCTGCTGCGAAGTCACAGTTGGCGGCAGTAAGTGTTCCTTCGTCTGAAGTTCCTGCTGCCGCAATTGAGAATGCTGCTGCAACATCAGAGCCGACTTTAAGGTCTGCAGTAAGTGCTGAACCTACAGGTGCTGTGGTTACAGCAACCCAAGCGCCAGTGATTCTGCCAGAAAACGGCATCGCCATTGTGACAATGCTGCTTGTTGCTAGTCCACCAGGAATTGTCAATGTGATGGTTGTTGGGGCGAGTACTGCTGTTGACATATTTTCTCCTATATAGAAATTGGGTACCCAAAAAGTATACAGCACTAAATTGGATTTAAAATTTGCTCTGAAAAAATTTGTTCAAAATTAACTCTTAAAAAACTTTTTTATAATTAACACTTTCAGTATTTATTACGGGTGTAATGTTGTAATTCTTAGGACCGTTATAGGTGCGAGGGCCGGGTGCACAGGGCAAAGTGCGGCACCCGGTTCTTGCATGTTCAAAATTAAACAAATTAATTTTTAATTGGTTTACTAATCAGTATTTATTTTTAGTGTTACGATTTTTTCATCTAGCCAACATCTACTCTTAGCGAGAGAAAGGCAGGTGGTCAAAGGTCTAGTAGCGCGAGCTACGGCAAAACTACGCCAGACGTAAAACCACCAGCGCCAGTAGCACCCGCCGGACAGGCTAGAAGTTCGGCGGGTCTTTGCTTTTTAGGTTAATGTCTACTAAGTGAATATTCTTTCGCTCGACTTATCCCTAACGTCCACTGGTTATTGCCACAATGGCGAAACCGGAGTTATATCTATCGACAAAACTGGACCGCATCGTTTGTGGTTGATAAAACGCAAAGTTGAAGACCTAATCATTGAATTCTCGATTGACGTTGTTGCCATAGAGGGGTATTCGTTTGCTTCCAGGAATTCTCAGGCGCATTCAATTGGTGAACTTGGTGGTGTGATTCGTCTCTTGCTTTGGGAATTGGGCAGGCCAGTAGTCGTGATTCCCCCAACATGTAGAGCAAAATTTGCAACAGGAAAAGGCAATGCTTCTAAAAATGAAGTAATTTCTTCCATATCTGCAAAAACAGGACTAGTGTGGTCAAACCCTGGTGCAGATGATAAATGCGACGCTTGGATTATGGAAGAGATGGTTCTCGCTCGCCTTGGGAGTCCTAGATTTGACTGGCCAGCCACGCACGTCTCTGGTCTAGAGAAAGTAGATTGGACGCTACTAAATGCCTACATTGAACAGCTTGGAGAGAAATGAGAAATAACCCAATAAGCCAAGTCGAGATTGAACAAGAGCTGCTTCGCTTGATGGACAAGCTCGAGACAGAAACTGAGCAGTTCGAAACGCTCGCAATGGATTGTGCAAAAAAAGAAGCGCTTTATAAGTCAAATTGGGCCAAGGAATATCTTTCTGCTAAAGGCTCAATCAAAGAGCGTGAAGCATGGGCTGATTACAAAATGGACCAGCAGAATTTCGAGTACAAGTGTGCCGAGGCGCTGGTGAAGTCAAAACGTGAGTCGCTTCTGTCTATTCGTGCTTCAATGGACGCAATCCGAACACTCAATGCAAATGTCAGGACACAGGTTTAACTTATGGCTAATGGAATACATGAATCTCTTCTTTCGCTTGCGGTAGATATCGACACGCTTTTCCCGCTTGACAACAATCCGCGGCGAGGCAATGTTGAAGCAATCATGTCGTCGTATGCAGAATTTGGCCAAATCAAACCTATCGTTGTGCGCCCAAACGGAGATGGAACATCAACCGTTATTGCGGGAAATCATCAATTTGAAGCCGCAAAGCGTCTCGGGTGGGACAAGATTGCAGCAGTTGAATATGATGTGGACGACAAGCGAGCAATTGCATTCGCATTAGCAGACAACAGAACCATGGAGCTCGGATACACCGAGCCAGAATTGCTTAATGATTTTGTCTTAGAAATTAGTGATTACTACCCAGAGTTAATGGATGGACTTGGCTGGGATGAATTTGATATTGCTGAAATAGAACAAAAATCGATACGTGAAAACCACCAGGTGGTTGACAGCGGAGAATATAGGCCACCTGTAATCGTCAATCCAAATGCGTCGTTTGATAATCCAGATGATTTGGTTGATGATGAAGAAGATTCTCCAGCATCAATCCAGCCAAGACAATCTGTAGACATGAATACAGTAGAGGTAACCAAAACACGAGATGGTCAGCATCTTTCAGCAAAGGGCGGGGTAGACCAGCGCGATGCTGCTATTCGCGGTTCAACCACTGTTTCACCCTCGTCTGCTCCGCAGGCAGTTGTTCAGTACACACTTGTTTTTGATTCACCACAACAGCAATCTCGTTGGTATGACTTCATCAGGTGGTTGCGCTCTGACCCAGGTATAGATGGCTCAACAACGGCAGAAAGACTGATGAACTTCATTGATGAACACTGCGAGATTTGATAGTTAATAATGACTAGACAGCGACTCTTTTTGGATATGAGCTGTGTCGATGCAGCACGTGAACGCATTCGTCACGTATACGACACGTTCGACACCGTTTGTGTGCAGTTCTCCGGAGGAAAAGACTCAACAGCGGTTCTGTATCTTGCAAAAGAAATCCACGAAGAGCGCGGGCTTGGTCCAGTGAAGGTGATTTTTCGTGACGAAGAAATGGTTAGTCCTGCAGTAGTCAAATATGTAGAACAAGTTCGAAATTATGACTGGGTCGATATGGAGTGGTATTGCTTACCATATCCAGCAGAAGTTTGGGTTCTTGGGCACAGAATAACGACACTGCTATGGAGTGACCAGAGACGAAAACAGGGCCGTCTTGTCAGGGAGATTCCACCATGGGCAATTACTGGAAAACACTTTGGGTTGAATCACGATGTATCGCTGCCAGAGCAGACCGATTACTACACAATGCAGGGAAAGAAGGGAAACGTTGCTTTTCTAACTGGGGTTCGCGCCAGCGAATCAATGGTTCGTTACCGCTCAATTGTACAAAAACTTCATGAAAATTACATCGTTACGCCATACAAACTGAAGCGCGGCATACCACTAAAGTTTGCAAAAATAATTTATGACTGGAACACAAACGATGTATTTAAATTTATAATTGAGGAACACGGAGCAGATTACTGCGAATACTATGACCTAGCTGTTGCCACTGGTAGCAACACAAGAATAGGAATACCGCTACACGCCACGGCAATCAGACGGATAGGTGATGTGATTGCAACAGAGCCAGAATTCTACGACCGTCTTTATGAATGCTTCCCATACATTGATGCTCAGCGTAGAGTGTGGCCGGAGTACGACGTAGAAAAAGTTATCGCCTCTTATGCCAAAGACGGATTTGCTGGTGCCTCGGCCTTTATTGACAAATACCTAGTTGGCTCACGCAGGCAGATGGAGGCGCGAGTATTCGTTTCTAAGTTTCGCAAAAAACACCTAACCGACCCGCATGGTTACCCGGTTGCTTGGCTCATAAGAAACTTGATGCTTAACGAAATTGACGTAAACTCACCAACACCAGTCGGGCCAAGAACAAAAGCCCACACCATACGAACAGCGGACCTAGAACAGGAACTTTACGGCGATGGCTATTAATATTGAATATGTAGATATGGACTTGCTCGTGGTTCCAAGTTGGCGCGCAACATATGTCCTCAGACCAGAACTTCTTATCATTTCTGGCTCACTTATGGAGTTTGGTTTCATTCAACCAATTCATGTAAGGCGCTCGTCTAATGAAATAATTGATGGTTCTGAAAGATTTCTTCTTGCAAGCAATATTGACGATATATATGAACAACTTGACGGAAAGATTCCAGTTGTTTTTCATGACGTTAACCAGATAGATGCAATGATTATGCATTTGCGCCTTAATCGTGGGCGTTCAACTGTTGTGGCTGCAAAAACATCGGAAATAATTAGAAAAGCAAAGCGCTCCGGAGACTACAGAGATAGCGACTTTAATGAGTTACTTTCAATGAGAAACGAAGAGCTTTCATTAATGCTTGACGGAAGTGTCCTAAAAGCAAGGAAAATAAAAGAACATAATTACGCCAAAGCATGGGTTCCAATAGAGGCTCCATCGTCTCTTCCGGTATCGGACAAGATGGTTATTGAATCTCCGCCAAATCCTGACAGATAAAGAACATTTTTTTCTGCTATATTTTTATAGAGCTTAAGGAGCAACATGCCTGGTGTACGGTACGGCCCTGACATTTCTGATGACGCCGCATATATTCTGAATCAAATTGTCAGCCTCCAAGATGTCGAGGCTGACCTCAAGCGTCGTGGGCGAAAACTTAACGACCGTGACTCGAAGACTTTGGCACGAAACGTAAAAGCAGCTCAAACATTTTTTGGTGTAAGTGCTGCAGACATAAAGAAACGAAAATTCGGTGACATGGGAACACTGGCTCAGTATTCCATGGAGGGAATCAATCTCTCTCGCCGCAAGAGGGGGGCTAACGGTAAATGGGTTTACACAAAATCGAAGCGTGCAAAACTTGCAAAAACCAAAGATGGACTTGCGAAACGCACAGTTGCTGAAGAGCACGTAAAATACAGAGGAGCGAATCCAGGCCGCACGTTTACTAGGCCTGACGACCCCAAGGAACTTCGCAAAAAACTCGACCCAGTTGGTGGTGCAACATACCTTGGAAGGACGAGTCCAAGAAAATTTATGGATGCGCAAAAACGCTTCTATGACCGGATGTCAAAAAAAGGCGCAGTATCTTACGGTGGCCAACCGGCAAGAAAAATACGCGGTCAGGACGACCTGGATAAAGTCAATATAGCCAAGCTACAAGGCAGAAGCCTCCGTCCAAGAATGACAACATCACGTCCTGGCGGAAGAAGAAAAGCGACCCCAAAGACTCCAGAGCAGTTGAAGCGTGAAAAGACGATTGCAAATGCTGGTCGACGTAGTGGTGCTATGAGTACGGCCAAGAAAGCACGTGGGGCAAAAAAGCCAACGAAGCCGCGCAAACGGGCTAAGTAATTTACCTAGCTAGTAAAAATTGATTCCCAATCGCCAAGGTCTACTTCTGCGCCATCACTCGTTGTTTCGTCAATGTCATCTTCATAATAGGCTTCACCCTCTTCACCGATACTTTTCTCCATCAGCATTTGTTTGACGCTTTCAACTGGAGAAATTTCAGCCAGAATTTTTCCATCTTTTGTCTCGCCGACGATTCTCATATTGAGAGAACCCATGCACAGAACGGCAATATCCCAAACGAAGAGCACGAACTCTTCGAGTTGCTCTTCATTCTCTAGTTCTTCATTTTCCTCGAAAAAATAGTAAAGAATTTCAGATACATGGTTAATTATGTCAACAACATGTTCTTTTTGTTTTTCCTTAGGAATTCGAACAATTTTTGCTTCCTCGGCCATACCCAGAAGCTAGCACATAGTGTTGGCAAGGGGGATACGTGTTTAATGTTAAAATTTAATATCAGCAATTTATTGCATCATTTGACGAGAGGCCGAAATGCTCGCATCTATTTTTGACATCAAAACATACATGGACATCTCGCTTACTGCGAGGCAAGAAGACGCCGCGACAATGATTCTTGAAGGACTGCAGAGCGAGCTTGAGGGCTATCTAAAAAGACCGATTGAAGTTTCCGAATACACGGAAGAACATCGTCTCACTTCGTCTCACACCGGAATTCCGATGAGCACATTCCTTACAGCAAACGATAATACGTATAACTACGGTTTCGAAAGCAGTCCAAAATACGACATGACCACATGGGCTTCTCCACCCCCAGCAATTTATTTTAAAAATACACCAATATCGTCAATTACGGAAATAAAAGTAAAACCGCTATTTGGTGAAGAGCGAGTTCTTGAAGAAGAGACAGACTATGTAACTCGCCCATATGGGGTTGACTATTATTACGGATACGCAGACGATTTGGTTACAGTAACGTATGAAGCGGGATTGGACGGCTCAACAATTCCGGTGTTTAAGTTGATGATTTTGCGTGCCGCCAGCAGAGAGATGCAAAATATGCACGATGACGTAGTATCCGTTAAAGACCTAAACACAAGGAACACCGGGCCACTGGTTACTGGATTCCTTGATTCTGAACTTATGGCAGTAAGAAAATACCGCAGAGTAAGGGTTTAATGGTGGGCGGAGCTGTCCAATACAAAGTAATCATCAGAATAGATATTGATGAGGCAAAAGACAGGCTCGACAACATGCTTGACCGCATGAACGATTTCAGTCCAATTCTAAGACACGCTGGAGAAAAGCTCGAGCGCGTTTACTCTGAAAACTTTACGACCATGGGAGCAATGTCCGCAAAAGCAATGCTTCGCGGTGCCTGGCCACCGCTTGACCCACAGTACGCAGCATGGAAAGCAATGAGATACCCAGGCGCCCCACCATTGGTGCAAACCGGAGAATTGTTTCGCAGCGTATCTAACTTAACCAAAGGTCCAGTAAATTCAATAAGCGACCATGAAGCAGTATTTGGTGTTGTTGGAAAAATTCCAAAGTTCCATCAATACGGAACTGAAAACATGCCAGCTAGAAAAATAATTTTTGTTCCCAAAGATTTTGACAGAGATATGGGTAAAGCTGTCGCTCGCTATGTCACCGAGGGAAGCAAAATTATATGAGCGATTTAATGAATGGCGTTCACTTTGCAAAAGAATATGTAAATTCATATCTCCAGCAAGACATACCGATAAGACTGGTTAGGTACAGAAACGGCTGGAACCTTCACTCCGGACAACTCCCTGACCCAGAGGACTACCTGGCCCATGAGCCATTGGCCATAGACCATTGGCCTTCGATAATTACCGTCGCTCTATCTACTGGACAAATGGAAAGAATTGGTTTTGCCGGGCCAGACCCCCTGTATCGAGTCTCGTACAACATGAGGACTTACGTTTGGGTTAGAACCGAAGGAACTGCAGATACGACATTAATGCGAGATAGATTAACAACTGTTGTTCGTTCTGCACTTTTGGACTACCCATGCTTAAAAGCATATGATTCAAGGACTTCTTTCAGGGCACTAATTGACGAATCAACCTTTCGTGAAGAGTTTTCGGACATTACCCTACTCAAGGGTGACCGGTTTATGGCTGGTGCATATATTGGTTATACATTAGAAATTGATGAAGTTGTGACGAGACTTGACATCGGAACCATGGACGAACTTCGTTTGGTCGTTAAATCTGTCTCTTCTGATGGCGCACTTCCATCAATGCTGGACGACGAGAATCAATCGGCAAGCGTTTCTCTTGGTTAGTGTCGCTCCAGTATGTTTGGATTTTTCAATTTTAAGTTAAATAGATAGTTGCATAAAATAAACACTCCCTATCTGTACAATTGAAATCAACATACGGGATTCAATCCCAATACCGAATTAGGAAGGTCCTATGCCTGGTGTAGTGATTTCAACTTCAGTAAGAACCGGCCCGTCAACGGCAACGGTTCGGCAGTCTTCGCAGCTCTTCATTGTTGGCCTCGCGGAGCGTGGACCATCAACAGAGGCGGTGCTTGTAGAGAGCATCGCAGAATTCGAAGATGTTTTTGGCCCATACAAGTCAGACTCATACCTTCACCCATTGGTCGAGTGCTTCTTTGAAGAAGGCGGCACGCGCGCATATGTTGCTCGTGCAGTTGGTGCTTCGGCAACAGTTGGTGAATTGACACTTCTGTCTGGCGGCAATGACGCAATGACAATCACAGCAAATGGTGCTGGCGATTGGTCATCAGATATTGAAGTTCAAGTAGAACACCCATCGGGTTCAACATTCAAAGTTAACTTGTTCTTTGAAGATAGTCTTGTCTACACAACTGGAACAGTTTCATCCGTTCCGCAGGCTGTGGGTAGAATCAATTTGAGCGCAGTCGCATCGCGCTACGTTGTTGCTTCGGTTGATGACGAAACACTTAAACCAGCCGTTCTTGCAGCCACAGCTCTTTCAGCTGGTAATGCAAATCAAGGTTCAGTAACGGATTCCACATATACAAGTGCTCTTGAGCTGTTTAATGACGCACTTGGAACAGGTGCTGTTGCATGTGCTGATTCTTACTCGAACACAATTAGCTCAAACCTGGTTACACATGCAAATGCGTACAGCAGAATCGCTCTTCTGTACCCAGCAGAAAATGCAACTGCCGCAAACGCAAAGACACTTGCAACAACTATGCAAGCAGCAGACCATGCAGAACATGCAGCCGTTTACCATCCTTGGGTGCAAGTTCCCACAACGGTTGCCGGTGTTACTCGTTTCATTCCGCCAGTTGGATATGTTGCTGGTAAGCGTGCAGCTGCACACAACCAAACAGGTCCACATCTACCAGCCGCTGGTTTGATTTCTTCCGCACGATTCGTGAGCGGATTGAAGACAGACATCAACAAGACAGTTGGCGATGACCTAGATGAGTACTCAGTAAATGCACTCAGAATTATCCAGAACACGGTTCGTATCTATGGTGCGCGCTCATGTTCATCAGACACAGACAACTTCCGCTACATCACGCAGCAAGATGTTGTCAACTCAATCGTGTCAGAGTGCTACAGAAGCCTTGAGGACCTAGTGTTCAGCCCAATTGATGGCAGAAACACAATCTTCGCAAACGTCGAGGCTCGCCTCGTTGTAATTCTTGCAGCAATGCGCGACCTTGGTGCTCTTTACCCAGCGTTCGACGTAAATGGCAAGCAACTCGACAACGGTTACACCGTGAAGTGCGATACATCGATTAACCCAGCGTCACAACTTCAGACAGGTCTCGTCAAGGCGAGAGTCGGTTTGCGAGTAAGTAGCGTTGGTGACCAAATCGAAATCGATATCGTCAAGTCCAACCTAACCGCGTCAGTGGTATAACGGAGGAATAAACAATGGCCAAAATAGCACAGCGTCAAGTACTTGCGGAAATTTTCCCAAGCAACTTCGCCAACAACGCCAAGCAGCAGACAAACGTTCAGACGAACCTGCCTAAGTGGACAGGATTCAAGTTTGCTCAGGTGTCGGGTGGCGAAATCACAGCCTCTGTAGAAAAAATCTACGAGGGTGGAAAGTCTCGCCCAACAGTTCTGTGTGCTCCTTCTGAAATAGGTGACATCACCTTGACAGCCCACTACGACGACGATAACATCGCAGCCGATACGGCTGCAGGTATTGCGGCAAAGATTCAGACGCTGCGCAAGTATGTCGGTGTTGCTTACTACAACATTACGGTATCTACTTACGACTGCGACATCAAGGACCCAACAAACGACCGCTACTACTACGATGCGCTGTTGGTTGGTATTACGGAGCCAGAGGGCGACTCGTCCTCGGGTGCTCCAGCTACCTTTGCTTTGACTTTCGCAATCTCAGACGTAACGTCAACATCTCGCTAAATTTGCTAGTTGCGCCACTGGGCGCACTAGTGTGATAGTTTCTCGTACATGAGCGACAACACACTTTACACATCAGACGAAAACGAGCCAGCACGCAAGAAGGCAACAAAGGATGCTCAGTCATCCGGCCTTGTGCAAACCAAGGAAGAGTCACAACTAGAGCGTCTTCGCGCTGTGGTGAAGAAGAAGGTTGAACGTTCTTACGTTCTTATTCCTGTTCCGGAACGACCTGGCGTGAGCATCAAAGTGAGCCCAAATATCACGCAAAGTCAAATGAAGAATTGGCGCAAAAATGCAGGTGAAGATTCGCGCAACGGTCTCGATGCAACAAAGTTTGCTTGCCTGGTTATCGGTCACACCGCAACTGGAATCTTTATTGACGACGAAGAGGTGTTTGACGAAAATGGCAATTTCTTGAATTTCGCACATCCGATAATTCTCGAAATGACAGAGGCAGCACGCCCTGTTCCAGACGCAGTTCGTGCGATGTTTGGCGTTGACCCACACGTGGAGTCTGCAGCACTTGCAATTCTTGATGCCGCTGGATATTCGGATACGGTCGCAGCAGTGGACCCTACGAAGGAGTCTTCAGCGAATTAGTTGAAGATTCCGCAATAAAGTCAGCAGCTCGACTCGGTGAGCTGTTCCACACAAATCCGCTAGACCTATTGGCTGTAGAGGATGTTGACTGGTTGATGCTTTTGGCCTGTGCTAAAGTTATATCTAACGACCGCGAAGAGCAAGAGCGTAAGTCGAAGACTCAGAGGTAGTACGGGAAACCCCAGAAACCCCATAGCTCGGCAGTTCCTTACACTCACGTGACTTAAAACTCACCTGGAGCAGTAATGGCCGACGAGACAGTCAATATAAAAATAAAGATTGATGCGAAGACTCGTGAACTTCGCAAGGTCATGGCTGAGCTTGGCGCGCTCAAGAAGATGGAGCGCCGTTTTGCTAGCGGTAGAACCATTGAAAACTACGCCCAATCCACCACCCGAAGTATTTCAGGTATGGCGTCAAAGTGGAAACGCAGTTTCGATGAAATAGATGCTGCCACCAAGATGACTGGAAAGTTTCTCGGTGGCTTCTTGAAGCTCGCCATTAAGAGCGTAATTATAGAAATGGCGCTACTTTCAGCAACAATGATTGGAGTTCACGCACTCTTCAAGGCTGGTCAATTCTTGGTCAAGGCGTACCAAGGAGCTATGCAGTTTTTAGCCGGTGGGGCTGCCGCAGCTGCGATGGCAATAGGAACAGTTGCTGCAGCAATACGTGAGCAGCAGGCAGCAATGTTTGCATATAGAGGAAAGGGAGCAAAAGAGTTCGGTTCATCCATGAATCAAACGAGAATGGCAATGCGAAACCTTCAATCAGATGTTTCACTTGCAGGACTTGGTGTCGATTCGCTGAACAAGGCATTTGGCGTTATGTCTAAGACCATGAATATGGCGCAGATAAATGCGAGCAATAAAACAATCCGAGCTTTGATGGATTTTGGTTCAGCAGGACAGGACCCAGCAAAAGCTGTTGAACAAGTTGCCGCAGTAGTCGCTGCTCTCTCTGACCAGAAAAAGGGAATCGGCGATGTGATGGCCGAAGCAAAAAAACTCGGTCCAGAAATGCAAAAAGCACTGAAAGATGCGAATGTTAAAACGAAAGACCAGTTTAAAGAGCTTTTATTTTCTGGAAAGCTTGCTGAAAAAGGAGGTGTTGCTGGACAGTTTGAGGCAGTAAACAACACACTCATCGGACAACTTAAAGCATATTTCGGAGTAATCCGTAGCGAGTTTGCAGACTTCGGCGACCAGTTCCTTGAGCCAACCAAAAAAGCATTTGAAGAAGTATTTGGGATTATACGAAGAGACCTTGCTCGAGCAAGCGCAGCAATTGCCGGAGGTCCTGGATTCGATTCATTTACCGGTGGTTTTGTAACGGCAATAGACAAGCTGTCCAACTGGATGGTCACGATGTTGCGGGAGTATCTACCAAAAGCACAAGGAATGTTTGAAAGAATGGGCAATTGGTTTTCTAACTTCCGCCGTGGTTGGAACTTGCTTCTCGATAAGCTACGACCTCTCATAGATGGCGCTAGAGTTTTGTACAAAGCATGGGACCCAATCTGGGAAGCCATTAAGCGTGGCGCAGACAACCTTACTCTTTTCAGAGAATTGCTTATCAAGAATGAAGACAGTGTTGCCGAATTTGGGCAGCGCATAGGCGACTTGATTGACAGCTTGGCTAAATATTTCATGAACATGAAAAAAATGTTTGCTGACATGGCTCCTTTTATAAACGACCTTCTCGCCGGAGTAAAAATGATGTTCGACCTTTTGTCGAAAATGCAAACTCTCGGTGCTGGAAATGGTCTTGCGTCCGCCCTTGCGCCTCTATTTGGTTTTGCTATAGCGGCACGAGGAATGAAGAGCGTTAAGGGCATGATGATGCCTGGCGTCGGCGCAATGAGTACCCAGCAAATGAACGTAACAGCAGGAACAGTAAATGTTGGAAGTGCTGCACTTACAGGACCAACTGGCCCTTCGGAAATGTCGAGACTTGCCAGCGGGGGTAAAGCTGCAGTTGTCAGTGGTTCGCCGGAAGCAAAAAAGGGTCTCGCCTCAGGACTGGCTACTGCTGGTATGGCATCGAAAGCTGGAGGTTCACCGAAAGAATTTCCAGGAGCTGGCTCCATTACTCCATCCACCGGATTCTTTCAGGCCCTTGGCATAGGGTATCGAGAGCCAACCAATAACGGGATGGCAGCAGCAACAGCCCGAAGGATTGAGGGATACGCACGGCGTCGCGATGCTGCGCTCGGGTTTACAACTGGCCCTGGCATTGGTTCGCGAATTGGTGCATCAATCATGGCACGCACTAGGGACTATGCATCAGCAGCAGCAATGACCCCGGCAGAAAGGGGTGGTCTCAGCGCATCAGAATATGCCGCTGGCGGAGTTGGTGGTGGCGCTACATACGGAGAAGCAATGCGCAACTCAATGACGAGGGCCGGAGCGCATGTTCGTTATGGGGCACTTGCAGGAGCCGATAGGGCTCAACTATTTGCGCGAAGAGTTGGTACTTCTGCTTCACGCGGCATGGACTACATGAGACAGGCTGCATATGACCCAAATCTAAAAAATACTGACGGAACCGTGGGTGGATATGTAAACCTCCAGGAACAAAGAAATGCCATACGAGCAAACCGAGATTCAGCAATCGATGCACGCGGCGGAAAATTTCTCGCAAGGCAAGCAGAAAATATACGTGCCATGCGACAGAATTTACGCTTAGAAAGAAACATGACAAAATTCGGTGCAGCGCAGCAGAAATTCGGTAAGAGCTTCGGTGGTCGAATGGGTACTGCAATGGGGCTTGGAATGGCCAGCCAGTATGCGCCAGAAGAAATGCGTGGAGCAATGGCGCTCGGCGCAACCGTATCGCAGCTTGACCCGCGACTTGGTATCGCGGTAGCTGGTATAGGTGGCGCCATGACTGCTCGTGGCGGACTCAAAGGCGGCCTTGCTGGAGCAGCTGGCGGAGCAGCGCTCGGCGCGCAGTTCGGAGGAGCATACGGAGCACTGGCTGGTGCGGTAATCGGAGGAGTATTTGGCGTAATCAAAGGCAGCATAAATAAAGGTGCTTATGAAATGAAGCAAGCCAGAGAAGTAGCTCGTGAAAGTATCAGGCAAATATTTTCCGGCATTGCAACTGCTGCTGGAACACAATTTGACAGAAATAAAAGAACATACGAAGCTGGCGGCATGTTAAGCGGTGGCGGTGCGTTCGGCGATGTCGCCAAAGATTTTGCTGACAAGAGGATGTTGACAGCCACGGGAATACTCACAATCGCAAGAACACAAAAACAAAAAAATTTTGAAGGAAAGGGTGGCGGTCAAAAAACAATTGAAGAAGTCTTTCAGGAAGTATATGCAAATCGAGACAAGCTGGGAATCAGCATTTCAAAAAGCAAATACGAAGAAATAATGGGCAAGGACGGTGCCGGCAGAGATAAGCGTGCATATGGGTTTTTGAATGAATTAGGTTTTTCAGGTGTAAAAGACGATAATCCATTTTTTCCAGATGACTACAGCAGTATGGGAAATGCAAGCCTTGATGCAAAATTTCTTGCAAAAATGCAAGGATTTAAAGACATAGACAAGCAGGGCGACCTGCGCATGCAGTACCTTACAAAAATCACTGGAAAAAGCGGTGCGGAATTAGAAATTCTTGCAAAAAATCTTGGCGTAAACATATACGACCCGACAGTTAAATTCAATGAATTGTTAAAAGCGCTTGGCGAGAATGTTGTGAAAACAGCGCAGGAACTCAAAAATGCATTCGTTGATTTGTTCCTTGCAGCTGGAGATATATTTAGAAAACGTCGTGAAGGAAGAGAGTCCATACTTGCAATAAATTCTTCATCTCGAGGCCTTCGAGACACGCTTGTTTCAGGAGGCTTGAGTGATACAGAAAAAACTGTTGCCGTAGAAGGTTATTTTGAAAATTATTTCCAGCAGATATTAGCCGCAACCGGTGGAGACCCTGTCGAAGCTTATCTTGCCACGGTTGGTTCATTTGGTACAGAAGGACAGGGCGTATATGCGCCTGGTCAGGTATTCGAGGGACAATATGGAGCCATTAATCCAAGCTACCAAACTGGAATACAAGAAGTTAAAAAAGGAATAGGAAATCAATACGGTGGTCAATTGCAGGCCATGCTTGGAGAATTAGGTTTTAACACTGACGCAAATATGGCTTCTCGACTAATCAGCGGTTTGAGCGACCAGGATATGACGAGGTTCTTGAATCTAACAAATAGGGGTGCGCTATTTACTGGAAATAAAGGCGACTATACAGACGAGGACATAAGAAAAGTTCTATCGACGGTTGGTCTTGGTGGACTAGCGCTTGAACGGACACCAGAAGAAGCACTTAATGAAATTGCCAACAAGACTGCCGACTTAGCCACGGCATCAGAAGGACTGAAGTCCGCAGTTGAAGAATTCAATGGATACCTAGATGGATTCTTTGAAAGCATGCAGGATAAGCCAGAGTGGTGGTCAAAAGAGGCAATGGCTGCAATTATGGGCCAGGACACCACAACCCCGCGTGGTGATACAACTTCAAGCAGGCTTTCGCAGACAATGGCCCGTCACGCAGCAATGGACAGCCAACTAACTGGCAAACGAAACGTAACATCCGCCTACAGAACAGTCGGACTTGGCTCAATTAATTCAGACCATGTAACCGGAAGAGCGTATGACCTTACTGGCCAAAACCTTGGCGCATACTCGCGTCTTGTTCACGAAAACGGCGGGTTTGCAGAGTTCCACGGAACGCAAGCAAATCGACACCTACATGTAGTTCCAGCTAGAGCTGGAGACACTTCATCTCCAATGGCGCCTATGGGGATGTCAACAATGACAGCAGGTAGTGGTGGAAGCACAAACTACTTCAACATCGAGATTAATGGAGCAACGCAGTCACCAGAGGCAATCGCAAACATGGTGATGGCAAAGATTGCTGAAAAAGAAAGAAACGCCAGGGAGCGTAGCTAATGGCCTCAACCGGAACAATCAGACTCTTCACTATTGGGTATACGGCTTCAGATTCGTTAAGCCTATTTAAGAACTACCCACTTAAAAGAAAGTATATTCAAGTCGAAAATACGTCAACACCTGTTTTCCCGGAATCGTATTCTCTCGTGTCTGCGCAAAAATACTGGTTTCCATTTGCTGGAGTAACACCATCTGACGAAGAATACATAACATATACAAACGGGGATGAATATACATTTAGTGAACCAGACTTTCAACGGACCCCAGAGAATTCAGCAAATCCGAATAAGAATAAAGTAAATGACTATTCTGTCGGAGCAAGAATAGTTTTTGGAAACGAAGTCTACGAGGCAGTAAATTACAAATTCAACTGGTCAGACACTGAGTTTGACTATTCAAAAAATCCATATCTTTCTGATTCCATTTATAAATGGAAAAAACTCAGCGACTCATCTGAAACTTGGACACAGTATTGGTATCATCCACAGTTAAAACGATTCTTCCCATTGGCCAACAACAACGCGCTTCAGTCACTGCCGGACGTAGGGGACTTTGACGCATCAAAGTGGTCATCTTTTATAGGTGACTCAGCAGACTTGAATTTGACGAATTTTACTAATTCGCAGATAAAAGAACTTGTGTCTGGTGGGCTATCTCTTCTTGCAGCTAAAACGATAGTACTTGATGCTGATACACGAATTTCTAAAATATATAGCGGAACGATTGCCATGGATACGTTGCGCAAAACCGGAGCAATACAGAACTACGAAAATGGATTAAGCACAAGTGGAACAACGGTTGTGGTATCTAAATCAACCGGTGGCTCAGAAGGAGAGGGTGGTGATTACTCATACTCCCTAGACCAGCCCCAGATGGTACAGTTTTACAATAATCCAGATGGTTCAACAGCCCCAAGACCTTCCCGATTTGTATTTGATTATCGACCAAACAATGTTTCATACTCAAATATAGGAGCAGAGTGGACAGAAATACCGAGAGTAAATAATACTCCATTTGTTGATTTTAAAAATTTTAAACTGATGAAAATAAGCTTTGAATTTTTGGTTGGTGACAATAATAATATTTTTTCATCTTGTGACGAGAAATTACGTGAACTTCGTACTATGGCCATGCGGCCAGAACCTGTCATATTTTTAGGTTTTGACTCAATGTTCACCGAGCAACTCACCTACCCAACTTGGACCGGTGGAAGTGGAATCGTTTTTGCAATTGTCGATATGTCAATTACTTCTGTTCAGCGAACAAGGTCAAGTAATGATTCTGTATTTAGCCAGACACCAACAGGTGAAATAAACAGAGCAACAGTAAATATGTCAATTTTGGAATTGCCTCTAGAAACCCCGCTTATAGCAGTACTTCCAAAAATTACTCCAAGTACTCCAACTCCCGGAGGACCAAACAACAATACAGATGACTTATGCACTCAGATATTCACTAAAAATCCAGGAATACCAGCGAATATTCGCGCAAAAATGCTGTCTAATGCTGGATGCCCTGGAGTCCCAACTAAATAATGAGAACGAATGGCTGCTGACCTAACAACATTTGCTGGATGGCGTTACTCCCGTCAGTATAGGGGGCCATACCAGGGGAAGATTCTTATTGCCGACCTGTCAAACACGTCATCAAATGGTTATGCGGACATTTCAAAACTTGTTACAAGTGTGAATGTTAGCTATTCGATGGATATGGCCTCTCAGTTGAGCTTTGAGCTGGTAGACCCAGAGCTACGTATGTCAGGACAAAATTTTTTCACTCTGGGCAGGGACATAATATATGAAACGCAAACACTTGGACGCATAGATGACGGGTCGGGAAGTGCTGCGCTCGTTAAACAGTTGTTTGAGATTTCCAAGGTGACAGTATCCCAGGGCCCTGGTAGTAGTCCCACTTTTAGTATTGATTGCTACTCCAAGGCGATACAGCAAATGAAGAGAGATAAACGACCCGACACAATCAAAGGGCAAGGAACGGATTTCGTTAGGCGTGCAGCTGCAAAATACGGTTTAAAGTTTTACGGACAAGAAACAACAAAGAAGCAAAATATAACAAAAGCTTCTGGAGAAAAACAAGCAGAATCATTGTGGGATGTAATTACCCGTCTTGCTGGAGATGCAAAATTTGTTTGTTTTGAAACTGATGGATATTTAATATTTGCATCAGAACAATTTCTTCTTCATAAATGGGGCACCAACGCAAGACAGGTACCGAAGTTTACTGTTGACAAAACAACTGGCCAAAAGAAACAAACTGGTAAAAAAACGCAACGATGGATACCTCTTCAGTATCCTAATCAAAGTACGCCTCAATTTCAGTATCTTGGTGCACCGGGGTATTTTAAGTTGACACAATACCCAAGCATCACGAAGTCCGACAATGACCCATATGCTGCAGATGGCTCCTGTGTTGTTGAGAGAATCAACGGAACGCAGATTCGACCAGGTATGACGGCGTATGTTGGCAACGTTCCAAACATGTCGGGTTTTTACATAATCGAATCTGTTTCATTTGACGAGATGTCTTCAGAGCCGGTAAGCGTCTCTTTTAGAACGCCGCAGCGCGATGAAGAAAAGAATAAACCAAAACTTCTGCCAATTGGCGTCACATATCAACAAACATATGTTCCGTTTGCTGGGACACAGACCACTCCAGTAACTGTGGTCCAATCTGCAAAAAACGCAACAGGGAAAAAGATTACTTCAGAATCACTGGATGCACGCTTACTCCCGATACCTGACCAATCAAACCAATTGCGTTACCCAAGAATGCAGTATGCAAACCTGACCATTACCTACCCAATGCTCAAGGGGGCAATAGCACAAGGCGGAGCAGGCCAAGCAAGCACAAATGATGCCGATTCAGTTCTATATACAGGCAACATAAATCTTTTCTCACGTCCAGTTCTTCCATCAGGGTCTGATGCTATGACGATATTTTCAATTACATACGAGTTTGAATTTGGAAGTGAATGGAGGGCAGTAGTGCTCCCGACCATATATACACAGGGTGGCGTGGCCGTACTAAAGAGCAGCGCAGAAGTAATAGCTAAATATAACGCTGACGGGGGATATCTTGGAACAGCAAAATACCTTGCTGTTGTTCGTGGTGAAACTAAGCAAAAAGCTATCTTGAATGCTCGTGATTATGCATATTTACTATCCAAACAGCAGTCTCTGATACTGGATAAGCGTTTTCCTGAATACTCTGGGTCACGTGGTTCTATTCCAAATACGGCAGGCGATTCGACATCGCTATGGGTCTAGGAGGATAAGAAATGGCTCGTAATAGACCGGACATCATTGATAATCAAAAAGCATCATCGCACCCGCTCAAGGCTGGTCGGATATTCACAGCAAATGTAACGGCAGTCAATAGTTCTGGGCAAATTAGTGTTTCCATTCCTGCTATTGGTTCAACATACGGTCCGATTACTCCAATTGGAACAACAACTCTTAACAAATACTCAGTTGGAGATGTAGTGAAATGTTCATTCACGGATGAGTTCTTTAATGAAATAATGGTTTATGGGTCTGCAAAAATAAAAGCCGACGTTTATGCCTCAAAAGTTCTTTTTGAGCAATTGCAGGCAACCGTTAGCGCTCTTCAGACGCAAGTGGCAAATCTTCAAAGTCAACTTAATTCGCATAGTCATTAGGAGGTGAAAAGATGGACATGATTCAATTCCCGGTTCAATTTGATTCGACTGGTTTTAAAAAGCTAAGAGACGGAACAACTGACTATTATGCACAATTGCTTTCAATTATTATTCTTACAGAACCAATGACCCATCCATTCACTCCAGCTTTTGGTGCTAACGACCCTGCGTTTAGGACTGTAGATAAAGGGCTATTTGTTTTAAATGCGTCGAGGTATGTTCCAGAAATAAGAATAACCAATTTATCAACAACATCAAACGAAGGAAACACTGGTAAAACCAAAGTTTCTTTCGCTTTTGAAATACAAAGCTCGTAGGTTTAAAATGCCAGCAGATTTTTCAGAATACGTCAACCTCACAATTTTTGACAAGGAACCAGGAGACATTTATCGCGACTCGATTGAGTTGGCTCGACTCAGCTTGCCTGAATTCAATCTCCGTACTGGTTCTCCAGAAGACGCGATTTTTCAGGCAATGGCATATGTAAGTGCGTTGAATATTGCTGCAATAAACAGACTTCCAAATAGGCTAATGGCAGGAATTGTAGGAATGCTCGGATTTATTCGCCAGGAGGCTATTCCAGCAGAGATTGATGTCACCATCACGCTCAACACATATGATGGCGGAACAATACCTGCTGGAACGGTTTTCAGCTTTGAAGCGTTGTTTGAAGATGAATTACAGGAATTTCCATTTCAGACAACATCTGCACTGGAACTGGAACCGACTGACTTGGAGATATCTGTAGATTATCCGAGCGCATCAGCAACCATTATGTGTTTAACGCCAGGAATTATTCCACCAATAGATGATGGAGCTCAGTTAAAAATACTTTCTTCTGGAACACAAATCCAAACAGTAACGGTTAGAACGCCTTCAAATTTTGCAAATGGAATTAACGCAGACTCAGATACAGACTACCTATCACGAGCTACAACTTATTTGCGCTCTCTTACTTCGTCTCTCACAAGAGCAACACAAGTTGACTCATATGTTCTTTCTGAATACCCAGACGTTATAAGTCGTGTCAAAACATATGACTTGACTAATGGCGATGATACAAGCGGCGACATAACTGTAAAAAGACAATCCGGAGTCATAAAAACATTCTTGAATAATAACCTGGCAACAATTCAGACAGCAGCACCACACCTATTCATAACTGGTGACACAATTGAATTAGAAGTTTTTGACCCTTCGGTAAGTGCAACATTTAATGGCTTGCATGAAATAACTGCTACCGGTTCAGATACGGTTAATTTCGTCAAAGTAGCAACAAACTCAGCAAGCACCACAGTTACTGCTTCTGCTTACGCTGGTCAGGATGTGTCTGGTTTCGTAACTGTTTTTGGATATGGCCTAAACACTTATTTAACATCAATTGAAAAAACAAACGTTGTTGCTGACATTCGCGCAAAATCAGTTGCTGGATTAACTTTTGAAATGTTAGACCCAGAAATTTGCACATTAGAAATTTCTGGAGAAGTTGTGATAAGTGAATCGTATGATGCTGCATCCGTGGAGGGTGCCGTACTTAATGCGTTGGTCGACTTCATAAGTCCGGCAAAATATCCATACACCCAAGATAGAGTGAGACAGACACAGCTAATATCGCTTATTAGCAATGTCCCTGGTGTGGTTTTTGTTGAATCACTCACGCTCTCTCCAACTGGTTCCGGTTGGTTGCCACAACTAGGCAACGACTTGCTATTTCATAAAAAAGGCTCATTGCCAATAATTGCAGTTGAAGACATTGACCTTACGTTTACGGTATTGGAAATAAGTTAACAATGGCTACAACACGTAACCTTTTGCCATACGATAGTGCGCTGCTTCGAGTAAATGACAGTGGACAAATTGTCGAACTCGGCGCATATGCAAGCGATTGGGAATCAACCAACTCGGAATTAACAATAGTTTCGACCAACTTTTTAGTTGATACTCGTTACGTTCTGCAATTAAACCCATCATCTACTGGTGAAATATTAGTGACACTGGAAGATGTCCCACTATATCTCGAAGACAATGGACGAATTCTTTCCTTTAATATGCGAATCAAAGCGCTATCTTCTGTCGATTTATCAACAATGATTTATCTTGATGGTTCATCAACTGGAATTGAAGGAAATATTCAGTCATTTAGCAGCGGTGAGTACAACGCTATTCAGTCAAATAGAATAACCGTTCCAGATGATTCAGAGCTACACACCTTAAGTATAAGAATATCTATCACTGGACATAATGCGTCAAACATATGGTTGACATGTCCACACCTAATTCACGACCTGGATTTCTACTCTAATGATTTCGTATCTGGAATACGAAATTTTCTACCTGATTTTTACTGGGAACTTGACTCATCTCAGTCATATCCGACTTATCCTTTTTTTAGACTTATTGACGTGCTTACATCTGCTGCTGGTGACACAAAATCCGAATACGAAGAGATGTACGGTCTTGAGGCCGAAGAGCTAGTAACACAGGACGAGGGAATTCTCAGTTGGGTTCAGAGTTCGCTTGTTTCTCCATCAGCGGCTCGAGACGCGTATTTGAGTTGGCTGGCTCAATTCAATGGGGAAAGAATCCATCGTAACTTTCAGTTATCTGATGGGACTCTTTATTTCAATAACGCCGGTCTTCAGCGAGACTTTGTGGAATGGCAGCTCTATGGGAGCCATTATGGAAGAGGTGCTGGGACAAGACATGCAATGATTGAATCTGCAAAACAGATGACAATCAGGACAAAAGATGGAGAGGCTTCCACACAGTCTGTTTCGTTGACACCATATTTCGGTGGAGACCCTTTTGCGATTCGCATTCAGACGCTAACAAACGAAACAATTGATGCAAATGTCGGTGAATCAAGCGATGCCGTACTCCAATCAGTGAATATGGCTAGACCCATGGGATACGTGGTTACTCACCAAACTATTGACGAATTCTTCTTAACACTTGATGACGTCACGTATGGTTTGCTTGATGGAAGCATCTCGTTCGGGTGACCAGTATGAAACATAATGCTAAAATAAAACACAATAATTTAGGAGATTTCTAAATGGCCGGTACAGGTGTAAGACTATTTCTATCTGGTGATACTGCATATGCAGCAGACATAAACACGTATCTCATGGACCAGGTGGTTGCGCGTTTCGCGACCACAGCAGCGCGCGATGCGGCGTTTGGCGACGGCATTCCCGTATCCCAAGGAGGAAGTGGCAAGCCAGCACTGTCCGAAGGCCGCATTTGTTATATCGATGAATTGAACTTAATTCAATATTACAACGGCGCTTCGTGGCAGGACTCAGCGCAATTTACGGTTGGAGATGGTGCAATCACCACGCAAAAGCTAGCTGCCAACTCTGTAACATCTGACAAAATTGCCCCAGGCACGGTAATAGCAGCAGATATTGCTGCTGGGACAATTACCGCAACAGAACTAGCAGATGGTGCTGTTACATCAGGAAAGATTCTTGACGGAACGATTGTCAACGCAGATGTCAATGCTTCTGCGGCCATTGCCCTGTCGAAACTTGCAACATCAACTGCTGGTTATGTTGTCGTGCATAATTCGTCTGGTGTTCCAACTTCCACAGAAGTTACAGGCGACATTACGATAAGCTCATCAGGCGTCACTGCTATAGGTTCTGGAAAAATTGTTAACGATGACGTTAATGCTTCTGCTGCAATTGCTTATAGCAAATTAAGTCTGTCTGGTTCGATTACGACAACAGATTTAGCTACTGGTGCAGCTCGCTCTGGGTTTAGGTCACCGATTGTTGCTCAGCAAGGTGCAACGCACACAATTGCGGCTTCTGATGTTGGTGGCTTGGTTGTGCTTTCTAGCTGTACATCGGTTGTCATACCAACAGCTGATGGAACATTTACGGTTGGGGACAGAATAGATTTTCTTCAAACCGGTTCACAGATAGTGACATTTAGCGCTACGGCACCACAGACAGTTGGTGGTTTCGACGCTCAATTAAAACTGGGAGGACAGTATGCGGTTGCTACCCTCGTAAAGTACGCAGCCAACACATGGGTCCTGGTTGGAAATATAACGAGCTAATATGATTCCTGGAGTTGTAGAAGCGGGTGGGGGTAAAGTCCTCCCAACAACGTCTGACGATTTTAATCGCGCAAACAGCACAGACATTACTGCTGCTGGAAAAAAATGGACAGAGACAAGTGGTGACTGGTCGATTACCAGCAACCAATTAACCACTGCCACCGCTGCGGCTAGTTACCCGATAGCCACATTGCGAACTAATACAAAAAACGCAACAGTTAAAGTTGACAGAGCAAACGGAGATGGATGGGGTGTTGCGTTCTGGGTGGTAGACCAAAACAACTGGTTTGCTGCCAATACAGAGATGACGCAATCAAGCGCACAGAACCCAGCTACAAGCGGAACCACTACAACAACCCAATTCATCGGAAACACATGTTCTGGCGGCAAGTCATACAACGGCGTTTCTACTGGAACCTACGACGCTTCCAACTGGCCAGAGTATGGAGGCACGTGCTACGACGTAGTTTGTATTAATTACTCCGGAGGAACACCTGCCACATATGAATATCGCACACCATCAGGACTGTCTTGCTATCAGGATGGAATCCATTGTGGTGGTGGTTACGTTCTCTATGGCTATACCGCCGGAGACGAATACCTATGCGGTGGAACGTGTTGCTGCTCACTCGTAATGACAGACCCAGGAACCCCAGGGACATGCAGTGAATATCAAATTCAAAACTGTTGTGTATTTCTTGACGCAACCGACCCAGGTTGTCCTGGTTCTTGCAACGGACAAAGCCCAAGACCGCAGTATCAGACAGTAACTACTTCCTACTCCAATCCAGAAACAAGAACCTGGACATACTCGCAAAAAGCAATAATACGAAAAGCCGTTGCTGGAGTAGTTTCTGTTGTTGCAAATACGAGCACAGTCACATCTACCGAGACGGTTGCCGCGGCTGGGGCTGCTGGTAATCCAACAAGACCAACCTCGTTGACCGTAACATTGGTTGGTGAAGTAATAACCGTTTCGGCACCAGGGGCAGCAGGCGGAACAATAAGCGGAAGCCATACGGCAACGGGGGCTAATAGAGGTAAAAAACATGGCGTTTCCATTGCCCCAGCAACAGTTGTCCAGTCAAATGCTGTTGATAACTTTGTGTATACTAAACCGTAATGAGTGACACAGCAGTTAATTACGGAGAAGAGCGATTAAAGATATGCTTGGAGTGCCCTCGTTTATTCAGGCCGACAATGACCTGCAAGGAATGTGGTTGCTTCATGAAGATAAAAACAAGACTCAAAACGGCAGAGTGCCCAATAGGAAAGTGGTAGAAAAATGGCTTTTACAATAATCACAACAACAAATGGTCCAGTGGTTAAGAGTGGTGCGAATCACTACACGCTCCACGATATTGCTGCATGTATTGATATTGCTGAAACAAACGCAACTTTTGTTGACGAAATGGGCACTCACATTGCCAATGAGTTGATGGCCGCAGCCACGGAATGGACGGAAGCATTTGTCAGCGGACTGCAACCATCACAGAACAAAGTTGTTTACTACATGAACTCTGGGGCGCATTTCAAAATGTTTGTCCAGCAGTATGATATGTACAAGCGGAACATGGAAAATCCACCGCCTGCGAGTGCCTCGGTTGTCGTTGAGTAAAGCAGTCCAATTTCCTCCATTTTTTGGGAGCACGCCAAAAATTGGTAAATCAGAAGTATTAGAAATTGATTCAATTAATGACGTTCATCTTGGCGGCGGTGTTGTCTGTTTCAGAAATGCATTTAATCCGAACAAAGAACTCATTATGCCATGGGCTGACAGAAATGCACAGCTGGCGCATGAGCAAAGATGGAAATATCACACCGACAGCTCCGGTCAGAAATATGCGGTAAACGAGGACGGCAATAAATTCTCAATTGAACAGATAGAGGAAGTGCCAATTCGGGTTCTTCAACCCGTACAACATGGTACCGAGCCAGAAGTAATTGAGATATTCCAGAACTGGGAAGACCAAATTTACAAGTGCCTGATTAAATATATCCACAGATTCCCATTTGCTCTCGGGACAATATGGTGGAGGAGCAGGGGACATCTTCTGCGGTACGACGAGGGTGATTATTTGGGAATCCATAACGATAATGACTCAAATTACAGGGCCACGAACGGTGAAAGATTTGTCCCCAAGGGGCAGGTGCAGATGCGTCAAGTTGTTGCCGTAATGGCATACATCAATGACTGCGTATCGAGCACATCTGAATTGGATGGAACAAACTACATGGGCGGGGAGTTGTTTTTCCCATACCTCGATATTGAGCACCAAGCAAAATCCGGAGATATAGTAATTTTTCCTTGCAACTTTATGGCCACCCATGGCGTCCACACTGTTACGCATGGGAAACGATACGGATATCTAGAGTTCTTCTCACAAGGCTCATCGCATGATGACGTCCTAATAAATGTCTCGGAGCCAGATGCTGTTGATGACTGGTGTCGTCCGCATTGGATTGACTCCCTGTATGACGATTACTCTCTCTATGCAAAACACTCAGATTATGGCCAATCGGATTTTGATGAAGCAAGAACAAATCCTGTTTATCAGAATCGGGCGCTTGAGGGGGAAAACGGTTTATCTCGGCCGTATTACGCGAGCGATGTAGTAAAAGAAACAAAAAACAGGGGTAAAGTTTACCCCGACCAACTTATATAAGCAGCCCCTGAAGCACCATATTCATCTCGGTTCCTGCCAAGATGGATAGTCACCTCTTGGCTTATCAAGTGAATTGTTCATTGTTAAGTGTTTTCCAAAAGTATTGATTCCATGTATGAATCCCAAATGCTCTGGAAATTTCAAATCGATGCATATGTCTCTCAGTTTTCCGTCGCGAATCTGTTCCCAAATATAAACCATCGTTTCAGAGCCAGTTCTTCCATCCACGTAGAATTTTTCTGCTATTAGGTTTAGCATTTCATCTTCCCATTTGGGATTTTTTGGTGTTATTTTGTCTTGAAACAGGTGCTCTTTTGGCGGCGACATACTGCCAGACGCAATGAGCCGATTTACGTATTTTGCTGGAGCGGCAGATACATGGACATCAAAAAGCCCGTCCGACAATAATGCCGCTGCTTCCCGTGCTGATGGTCCTGAAAGAATCATGAGTCGATGCTTTTTGTCAGTTAAAGCTTCACCTTCAATGGGGTACCCCCTAATTGCTCCCTCGCAATAGTTATCTGTTAGGCCAGAAACGATGGTCCTCCACTGGTGTTCTTCCTCGTCTCCATTCAAAGAATTTAAGTCAATATACAAACCTTTGTATTTATTTATTAATACATTTCTTGGTGTTTCCATGGCTGCATCATTTGTGCCTATGCAGATAATCGCCCCACACTCATCAGCAAGCTTCTCCAAAGTAAATAAATTGTTTATTCCGCAATCCGATGCTCTGTGTATAGTCTCCATTGACCTATCCATCGATGCGAAAAATACAGAATGTCCTGCTAATTGCAATGACTTTGCGATTGTTGCACCCATTTTCCCGGGAGAATTAATTCCAATTTTCATTGATACGCCTCACTTTATTGGACCAACAGGAACAAACTGTTGGACCGAATCTGCTGAATGACTAGTGATAAAATCAAGATGATACGAAAAGTTCTGCAATTCTTGTCTTTTATGTTCTGCCGGTGGGCTTATATTGAGAACGCCGTGGCAGAACCAGGAAAGATAAGCAAATCTCTCTCCCGTTTCTATTGGTGTTATCTCATGGCAACCAGAAAAGTTAGAAGGGTACACAACGATTGAACCAAACTTGGGGAATACGGTTATGCCCCATGGGCGGAAAATTAGATTTCCACCTGTGTATTTATCGTTTAGGAAAATGCTACACGTAAGAGTATTTGCTATTGGCGCCAATGAGATTGGAGTCAAACCATCATCTGCGTATGGGAGATTTGCGTCGGAATGTGGTCCTATCATTTGTCCCGGAAGATACCTAATTACATAACCCCTGGTCCGCCATTTTACGGCACCTGCAGCAGATGGGAATATCTCCAAGTACTTACTGACACAGTTGGTTCCGGAGTCCTCTAAATCGCTCAAGGTTTGAAAATCTTTTTTTTCTATTCCCAAATGATTGACATTTAAGTATCTATCTGGGGCAGTCTTTACTTGTTCTAAACTGTGGTTATACCCACCAGAATTTTTTAAATTCTCATTACCCAAATTTGAGTAACCCTCATGGTTGGTGGACAGGAGGAGGTTTCCAAGATACTTATCGACATCTTGTTGTGTTGACTTTATTGCATTGTCAAACTGAACAATTCCATTTCCTAGATGCGTTATGTTCATTAAAAACCGTCCGAAACCAGAGACATGGCATAGAAGTGTTTATCTGGCCCACAATTTTGTATGTATTCTCTAAAGTCTTTGCGCAAGTTAGGTAGGTAAACGTTTGTAGAAACCTTTGCAATTTCTGGTTCCTTAACAGGGTCTGCGATGTGCTCGTGATATTCGCTATTTGGGCTTCCGTGTGAATACCAACCCAAATATGAATATCTCTCCCCCCTGGAAACTGGAAGCACTTCATGTGATGCTATGTAATTTGATGGGAACATTAGTATGTCCCCCTTTCGTGGTTTGTAATTTATATTTAGTTCGTTAAAGAAATGGTGTCCTCCAGCAAATGAATTTACAGCATCATCACCAGATTCATCGCAATCGTTAATGTAGACAATGCAGGATAGTGTATTTCTTGTTGCTAGCTGGTCGGATGGGTGTTCGTATCCATAGACGTAGTCAGCGCTTGTGTCTGAATGGACGCCAAGGTATTGGCGATTACCCACAACTCCAGATGGTGGAGATGAATACCTAACGATATGCCCCTTAACCTTCCACCAAATATTTTTGTAAGAAAGGGGATATCTGAGCATGTATTTGAGCAAATACCTATCTTTGGAGTCCTCCCAAAACTCAAGCATTTCCCTAAACTTATCTGAACATTGCTGATGGGCAGACGAACACCTGCTTGGCATCGATGCGAATGTGTCGTAATCAAAAATGTAGCCGCTCATATTTACTAGGGCTTTTTCGCCAGTTTCGGGATGAATTGTTTCGGTGTACATAGCGGAGGCGTCTCTGTCGACAAGCTCCCTACAGGAATTAATAGCAAATTCCCAGTCAAAGTCGATAGCCGACGGAAACAGACAAACACCAGCACCAAGTTCCATCATTTCTACGTCATTAAACTTATTAACCATGGTCATTGCTCCGAGACCTGTGCGCTGCTGCTCTTGCTGGTGGCATTCCGGAATACTTGCCGTTGATGTATTCATCATAGTCTTCAGTGATTGAGCTCAACCAAACTTGTCCACCTGTGTCTGAAATCTCCAACTGTGGGTTTATCCCCTTTTCTTGAGATTCTGAGCCCTGGGCAAACCAGGCAAGGTACGTGAGTCTTTCTCCACTTGTGATAGTGGATATCTCATGGGCGGCTACGTAATTAGCCGGAAACAAAAGTATGTTTCCTTTTTGCGGTTTGATTGCAACGTCTGCATACGGAAACAACATTTCACCGCCACAAAACGCTCCTGGCACTGGGGTTTCCGACCAGTCGTTAATGAAAACTATTGCACTCAGAACGTTTCTAGTTGCGTGTTCCTTGCTGGGCATTTTTCCATATCTGTAATTCACATCATTATCCGAATGAAGCCCCAGTGAACCACCGGTTGAATAAGAGAGGATATGTCCAGAAGTTCTCCACCACAGGCAACTAAGGATTGCTGGAAACATTTCAATGTACTGCAAAAGACAAGAATATATCGCTGGCTCAAATTCGTTGTATATTTCGCTACCCAACCCTTGTAGTCTGAGTGGAGCTTTTGCCATGTCCTGCAGGCTATAAATAAAACCGCCCTGATTTAGCGCGTGGATTGGATTTCCGTTTTCATCTAGGACAACGGTAAAATTTTCTTCTATTGCCTTTTGCTTCAACTTCTCTATCTTGTCTGAGAATTTACTGAATTCGATGTTCGCAGCGGCCACAAACTCGATTATTCCATGGCCATGATTTATCACGGAGCTCATAGCAGGGACCTTATGGCTTGTTTTATTGAATTATCCTCCCCGAATAAAGCCTGCTCCGATATCGGTGATTCCGCCCAATTAAATCGACCAACATAAACGCCTTCTCGTGATGTTAAGAATTTTTCCCAATTGTTCGGAACCCTCATTGCAACTTCCCCCGCTCTATTTCTTCCAGCAGCCGCAGCGGCACTCAAGTCGGCCATGCTGTCGTTAAAATTTCTTATGAGCTCTCCATTTAGGAATGAGTAAACGTCATGCCTATTTTGCCCGTTAACGTCTATTTTTTCTGCTATCGGAAATGTAACGTAGGGATAATTTTTTTTTATATTTTCAAAAATATCTAAATTGTCGCCATTCTCCATGCTCCCAAATTGGTTGCATGGATAACCGACGACGCTAAAACCGCTATCACAAAATTCTTCATGAAGTTTTTGCAATTCCCAAAAATTTTTAGCTGTTCTTGCATAAGACCAAAGACGACTGCACTTTGGCGAGTATCCGGTCTTTGATACAACGTTTACATGGAGGAGCACTTTACCCCTTAACTGTCCAAGCAAATTTGGACAGCCATCCAAAGAGCTTATTTCTATATCAAAAATCGATTTACTCATCCTCTGACACCGTACATGAGATTTTGGTATTAACAAATTCACCTATTCTTAGAAAACCGCTTCCAGATTCCGTATCAATATCGATTTGTACCGTCGTAATAATTGGTGCTTCTAGTTCGAATTTGCTACTTATGCTCTTTCCGTTATTGCCAATGACCACATTTTCTCCAGGCACCACGTGGGTCCCCCTGCTATGGTTGATTGCAATTGAGCCATCTTCGGAAAGAGTTAATCTGCAAACTTCTTCCCCAAATGGTGTATCAACGGAGATATCCCAAGACCCCAAAATCATGGCATCGTTACTGTGAATTACGGCCTCTTGCCCAAGGACTCATGTCCGGGTATACCGTTGTATTTGGAATTCTTGGGTGGAGGTTAAAGCTTACGCAAACTCTAGGTTTGTCTTCATTGTGTCTTTCTGTCTGATGGGGAACAAATGAGTTGAAAAATACAATCTTCCCTGTTTCTGGTTCTATTTTTGTAACCATGTTGTATGCATTCATGGCTTCTCCGTAAAGACAAAGTCGGCATCCTGGACCAACAGCATCGATGTAAATAACACCAGACCAGTACTCGCTTGGAAAAAGATGCGCATTCGAACTATGTCTATGGTAAGGAGTTGATTGTCCTTTTTCTAAAATTCCACACCATATGTCTGCAAGGACAACGTCGCCAAGGACTTCGTTAGCCCTATGCTCAATCATGTCACGCAAACCCTGACACTCTTTTGTGTTTGGCAGAACGTAATCAACCCCACTCTGCACGTCAACAAATTCTTTTGCATCTGGGAAATCTGGATGTATTCTAGATTCTAAAATTTGAGACGCTATTACCGAATAATCAATTCCCTTAATGAATGATTCATGGGCTCTGATTGGAACTAACCAAATCCAGCCATTGTTATTCATGCGCAAAATCTCCTGTTGCTAGCCCCATTGGGGGAACATCTTTTGTCCATACATTAATGACCATTACTTGCCTTAGTCTAGACCCTGCTGGTGTCGTGTTATGTACCACATGGCCGGAATCAAATACTACGAGCCTGTTCCCCTTGTACCTAATCCTCTCTCTTTCGTTTGGTGGAGAAGACGCGCATGCGGCAAGTACAGATGGCTCCAAGGCCAACGTTGAGCCATCCTCCAACCTTGAGTTGTGGATTTCGAGGAAGCCACCGTCATCATTATCGCATCCATACCAAACACAGCCAATCCGCGGTCCATAGAAAGTCCCAGTCAACCGATATGCGAATGTGTCCTCATCTACGTGCTCCCCTATAAATTGACCGGACTCGAATGTCCTAGTCCAGTATTCAAAACCAATAACCTCTTCAATCGGAAAAGGCAATCTCTTTTTCCAAATTTCTTTTATAACTAAATGCTTGAGGCTTCTTGGTTGACTTTTTTCCCATCCATCCCAGAACATATAGGACGATAGCTCCTTGGAATCCCCGTGATACGAGTTGAGACTTGTCGCTATTTGTTGACCATCTTCATAGTTTGATGCAAAAAAAGTTTTATCTCGCAAGACTTGCTCGTACAATTCTGTCGGAACACAATTATCTTCAACGAACATTTTTATAAAAACTTTTCATTCGGAAATTTGCCTCGGAGGTAAGCAAGGTCAAAGTCAAACATCAAAACAAGCCGTCTTGATGTGCCCTCATGTCTTACTGAGTGCTCAAACGGCGGGCCATCTTTGAAAGCAAGAATCTTGCCTTCTTCCCAACTTTTTGTCTCGTCGCCTACGGTTATTCTGCAGTCCTTATCGTTTATTAGGCACAGGTGACTTCTCATTAGTTGGTCAGAACCAAAATGCGGATTTACTACCGCCCCAGGATGCATTATGCTGAACATTCCGCCAGAACATTGGTTACTGTCAGCGAACTCAGCAACTATCGAGTTAAACGTTTTGAATTGTTTCCTAACGTGCTCTAGGTGTGTTTCTAGATTGGCTTTTGTTTTCCACCTCAGTATTTTTTTTACCATTTCCGTATTTGCCCACTGCTTGGGGTCACTTGCTGGTGGGGTTCCGGCAACCGCTACGTCCCAGGAGCCTGTATAAAGCTTTCGCCTATCCCCTTCCGGCAAGTCTGATTGTGGATTTTCGTACCTTGCGTGAGAGAGGGTAACATTTGGGGCAGGCAGAGAAACCTTGTTATCGGAGTATGGATGTTGAGTGTTTTCGTAAACGATGTACTCGTCACGTATCTTTTCCCAGTTTTTCTCAATCTGCACACACACGGGCAAGGACCTGATTAATTCATCCCAGAACCTCGGCTGCAAGTCACTCATTTTTTGATACTAACACGTTTCACGTGCTTCAAGATTTTAATTTTTAATGAAAACCGTTTGTCCGTATCCGTTGGCCAGGTGGTATGTGTGCCCGTCGCTGTTTTTAAGAATTTCATGCATGCTTGAATATGGGTGAATATGAAAGTCTTCCCTGTAAAGCTTCGTATTGTGATTGGACATGCCAATCAGTAGAACACCACCAGGATTCAGTGATTCAACCAAATCTTTAACAAGTTCGTCATTACCCACAAGAGACCAACCCCAGCAAATGGCCATGTCAAATGTGTTTTCAGATATTTCATTTGGCTCGACGACGCAGTATTCGTTAAGCTCATTGATGCCCGGGCCAGGTAATTCTAGTTCCCCGGCAATATGCTCCAAAAAGAACAATGAGTGATTATTCACAAAACACAAGTCTGTGTCTGGAAATTTTGCTTTATACATACTCCAAAGTAGTATTTCTGCATCGACGAATAACAAGGAATTTGGCTTCTTTGTCATTAGAACTTGTTCTTGAGCGATGTATTCAGCTTCGATTATCGCTGCCCATTCTGGTTCCATTCCCTTAATGAGTTCATAAATCCAGTATGTGTTCAGTCCTGCTACAGCAACATTTCTCTTGTCAAGATTGATTGATGAAAGCCAGCTTGATACCGCGCTTCCTGCATCGCTCATCAACTGAGCAAAATCAATATTGTTGCTAAATCGGGTCTTTGATGACTGCTGCGTCACCAGAGCGCTCCTAATTGCAAAATTATCCATTTTGGATTACCGCCAATACAACTTGTCTCTGGAACCAGAGATGCCTTGCCCTATTTGTTAGTAGAAAATTTCTTTTACGCGTTAAGTCGTAGTATGGTTTTCCCTGTTGGTTAAATGTCGAACTGCTCATGTGAAATGACTGTCTCAGACTAAAAAAAATGTCGTCGAACTCGACTTCGGATATTTGATTGAACTCCATACCGGCTATGTACATTATCTTTGCGAGTTCGCGCTCTATTTCCTGCAAGTGCGAAGCAGCATCGAAGAGAGGCTCTTCACCGTGTTGTCTAGTCTGTTTCATCTGTAAATCCCTCGGTCCAGTCGTCGTTTATATCAATCGGGTTTTGTCCAAATTGGGACATTGGGTCATTCCCCTGTAGGCGCTCACAAAATAATGCAGCGCCGTCCGGAAGAACGAAAGAAAAAGTTTTTGGGTTCCAGTGCAAAACATTTTCTGTTCTATCTGGATTGTCCATTGGGTTGGTTATGTCTGGTTCTGATTTTGACTGCTCAGGACAGATGTTGTATTGCCCTGTAGCGATGGCAGCGTCTACCAGCGGAACATTCCTTTTGATTGGCGGTAAATTCAGCTCCACAATAAAACCACTACGAGAGCTGCTGCAGAGACTCTATTTGTCTAATCAGATTATTGAAAGACTTGTATCTTGTTGCGTCTGATTCTGGAGTCTCTGGGTTTTCAAAATTCTCATCAAGTGTTTCTGGATTGACGCCAAGAGAAAGGGCAAGTACGTATATCGAGTATTCAAGATATTGCTTTGCTTCTTGTCGTGCTTGTTGTTTTTGTTCATCCGAAAGCGCCATGTTAATTTTCTCCTATTTAAGTGTGTCCATTGTCAGATTCGATGCTTGTCTAAAGTGACCGACTTGGCGCAACAACCTTTCTTTGCGAGTTGGTCTATCAGAATCACGAACATTAAGGTTTTCCATGACTTCATCTTCGGATATCTCAAGAGGGTCTATGGCGCTCAGAAGCAATGTATGAATCTGGGCGTTAATCAGCTGCTGATGTAGTCTAAACCCAGCAGCAATCTTTGCCTGTTTGCTAATCCCAAATTGCATTTTTGCCTACGAGTTAAGTTCATTCAGCTTGCGCTTAATCAGTTTTACTGCATTTATTGACTCATTGAGGATTGGGACCTCGAAATTGTGCTCAGCCTCAAGAATAAATGTGTCTGGGTCTATTCCGTGCCCAATCAGTCTTTCGAACAACACCTTTTCGGCGTCCCTAAGGCTGCGCTCAAATATCCCGCGCTTCTCGTTATTTGTCAATTGAGACGAAAATTCCATCACCTATCTCCGATTGTGTTGTTTGCTTTGAATCATACCACCATTATACTATGGGCTCCGAAAGTGCTGGCAGCCCAACAAATGTTGGGCCTATTTGATTTCCGTCCGCGTCAAGACCTGTCTTAATGCCCTTTGTCCAAGTCCATGGGCGTTCGATATTGTTCTGCGACTTGAGTTGACCATATTTTGACCTTGCCTCCACCAGCTCCTTATCGTCCCATAGTGTCACTACCTCGAATTCTGCGTCTTTAATAATTTGAGGCGAGTAGATGTTAAAAAAACACAAAGGCGAACCGGCTGGGAAAACTACTTCCTGATTTTCTTTTGTTATCTTCCAGTTCATTTGAACTTCGTCAGGCCACCACCACGAAGGAATCGTTGCTGACAGCCCGACAGCGCCGTCTACAAAGTAATTTGGAGAGCCCGAAATCCAAGTCTCATACCCTGGCTCGGTGTTTATAATCCATCCCATGTGTAGGGAAATGGTTCCTATTATTGATGATGTGGCTTGCTTTCTGCCGCTTTTAGTAAATTCGCCTGCAAGTATTTCGGGGGGAGTGTTTCCGCCGGACCATTTAATTACAAGGTCCTCCTCCATCTGCACTTCCCATCCCATTACATTCGCCACGGAGACTGGCATGCATTGATAAGCGTGTTTTTTATGTGTCTCGTCCATCCAGTCTCTCTTTAATCTTGACTGAACTATCCGAGGTGGATTTGGGTCTGTTCTTTTTAAAACTATCTTGCTCATTTCTTTACCGACATATCAATACTTGTTCCAGACGAAATCCCAGCCCCATATGTTGCCTTTGAGCCGTCAATATTCTCCCCGTAGCCATGTTTGTGAGTTCTGTCGTTGTAGTCAAACATGGTCACTGCCGCATACTTTGTTCCAGAAACAACAGGTCGCGACGCGTGGGCATACGTAAACGTAGATGGGAACATTACGTTGTCCCCAGCGGCAAACTTCACGTTTAGGTCAAGATATGGGAACCAAAGCTCACCCCCCTCGTAGTCGTCATTTATGTATATGACTGACGAAACTGTACAGTTATAAGAAAATCCATGGTCTGTGTGAACGTTGAAGTGCTGACCAGGCTTATATCGCACATAATTTATGGCTTCACGATAATCCATTTTGATGTTAAATCTTTGCTGATAGTCGTTAAGACATGCCGTTAATATTTCAACGGTATCTTCGTATACTGAGCGAAGTCCGGAAAATTCTTGTGGCAAGTTTGCTATATGGGAATCTCCCAATTTACAATCAACGCAGTCTCTGTATTCTGGCATTTTTTGTTGGTCGCCAACGAGTGCATCCATCCACATATATGGCGCGGTTTCACTGGACCCAATCGCCTCTTCAATTCTCTCCGGTATGTTCAATTCCCGTGGGAGCGCATTGCGATAGACGATTATTGCCAATCTCGGGTCTCCAATAAACTCAACCTCGATATTTCTTGCCATATTGGCTGCTCCTTTTTTGTTTATGTTTCATAGAAAACCACATTGGGCATGCCCACCTATCCCCTCCGTATACATTATCTACATAATGAGCAAATTCGATACCGCCACCATAAATGACAACCCGGCCTGGGGATGGCTTCACGGTATTGCCCGTATCGGCAAAAACAAGTTCCCCCCCATTGAATTCTTGGTTCAAATACAGAACCGCAGACACATCAAAGTCCTCACACCCAAGCTTTGGTGAGCCATCCAAATTCTGCCTGTCTGCGTGCAGTGTTGGGACATGAAGTCCAGATTTGCTAACAAAAATTCCTGGCATTCTATGCTCAAGTTCAATGTCATATTTTTTCTCTGCGGCTGCCATGACAACCCATGATGCAAATATTAATGATTCGGCGGCTTCAAAATCTTCTGTCAGTAGTCTGTCAATTCCAATACTTTCGCCAATTTTTACTGCCGCCGACAATATTTTGGAAATAGTCGTATCTTCAAAAAGCGAATCTATGATATGTACTTTGTCTACTCTATTCATCCACAACAGTATAGAACGATGGGGTCGTATATCTCTCCCCAGATTCAACCATGCTTACCCCGTGTAAGTACCCAACATCACCAGGATGTATCACTGCCAAGCCGGGTTTTGGTCTAACGGTAATCCCGTGCTGTGGGTAATACAAATCGCCACCCTCAAAGTCGTCATTGTAATAGAACAATGAATTGATGTCGTAATCCGTGAAGGCGTTTGGTCTTCCGTCATTTAGTTGCTTATCAGCATGGGGGCGCTGCTCTATGCCTGCCCGCCATTTCATTATCACCGGAGGGCGCACTGAAACAGAAACCTGAAAAAGCTCTTCGATGAGGTTCTTCATTTTGTAGATGTATTTATCAACAATTTCATAAACCTCCGAGTTCAGCTCCTTTAAAATTTCAGAACTGCACTGCCTGTCGTTCCAGTATTCTGCGTTATACAAACATGTTCCATCTTCCGCATAAACGCTTTCGGCTGTGTTGTTCCATTTATTTATTGTTGGGCAAAATTTCTGAACTAAGAGCAAGTCTTTTAGTTCGATAAAATTTTCAATTATGTGGATGTTCTCTGGTCCGCTGCCAAAATGCCCGGGTTTTATCTTCCAGGGTGAATCGATATCAATCATTTCCATGTGATTTCCTTTGGGACGTTATATGTTCATACAACATAACATCCAATTTGCTTCTTTCAAGTATTTCCTTTTTTTGTGACGGGCTCGGTTTTATTCCAGCTCGGACCGATGAGTTCATTTTTTCTAAACCCAACCCTACAAATTCAACATTGAATTTATCCTTAAATTGATAAGTCAAATATTTTTCTACGGCCATTCGCTCGTTCATTTCAAAAATTGTAATGTCTTTAATTCTGTCTATTAGTTCTTTTTCTCCAGTAGGTAAATCGGACTCGACAAACCATGCACCATTAGGCTGAATACTAACCCCTGGTGATTCATCCCCAACATCTAAGACTGCATTGATTTCGACCATCCTGCACGTAAGCATCTTGGTTTGCAAATTTCCGTCAGATGAAAACAATTTACATCCAAAAATTGTTTCGTATTTTCCGTCTAAGAACTTGTCAAGAATTTCGTTTGTAAATTCCCTTCGGGACGACATGGCCCTGTATGCAGCAATGCTGACAAAATGGTCTACCGGCTCCCTTATAACGGAGAACGTCTCCAGGCTGCTGTCGTTGTGTAAAATTGGATTGATTGCAAAATGACCACTAATTGTGGGCCATTCGCTCATTGTTGTGTGATTATATGAAAATTCAAAAATCCCAGGGGTTTGGTTTTCATATTTATCAAGACCCTTTTTATATCTATCCAGTTCAAACGATTTATGTATTGCGTAAAGTATTCCGGTCCCAGATGTGCGCGGTATATGCAGATGATAAAGATTACCCATTTTGGGCCATCTCAATTAATTTCCTGTGTTTTTCTGGAACCCAGAAGTGGGGAGATGTATATCTAACTCCTTCTATCACTGGCCTTACGCCATGGAGGTAATAACTGCTGGATGGAAAAAATATCAAAGAACCCTCTTTTGGTTTTAGTTCAAGTCCGTGTTGCGGAAAATATATTTCCCCACCTGTGTAATTCTGATTTATATAAATTATGGAACCGTAATCAACTATGTATGTTCCGTTTGGCGTGCCGTCTAGGTCTTCGCCATCCGCGTGAAGACCTTGACTCTCCCCAGAGTCCCATCTTCGTATGCCCGGTCTTGCTGTCTCTAGGATTCTCCCAAATTTAAACTCAATCATTTTCTTTACGTCATCAACGTATGATTGCATTATTTCATAGAGTTCGGGGTTATCCTTCTGCATTTTTTTGTATGTGGATATCTTGTCATTACCGCCCTTTGACCATGACTCCCACTCATTGATTGAATAGCAATAGCGATATGCAAGTTCGACGTGTTCGGGCGTCATAAAATTTTCTACTACAACTATGTTTGATTTATCGGCAGCTGCAGCTCTCATGGCTACAACCTTATCTATTTTGCAAAAACTCGTCTATATCAGCGCTTATGAGCTGCAACGAAAAATCTATGCCTTTTCTCTGGGTGATATTTGGCCAAGCGGTACCAGTTTTTGAGTACGAGATGTGGCCAGGTTCTTCTACGTGTTCAGTTTTTGGCTTGTAGTAACGACGTCCATTTTCATCATATCTTTCTTCAAGCCATGGAAACATTTCTCCGTCTGGATTTCTCTCCCCAAGCAAAAATCCATTTGCATAACGCTTGATTCTTATTCCAGTTCTATCGATAAGGAACTTTTCAAAATTGCCTCGGAGAGGATAAAACCCACGTTTTCCTGTATCAACTTTTGCGTAACCATCTGGTGTTAGCTCATTCGAGAAAGACCAAGGTATTTCCTCATAATGGTATGGCACTCCGTTTGGTTGGAGGTCTGCTTTGTATGCTCCAGTTAAGTACCACCACAGGTCGTGCTGTTCTTGCATTTTGATTTTTCCTGGAACAAAATTCTCATCGTAGGTATGTTTATCAAATCTTCCATTTGTTAATTCAGAAAATTGATACGTAACACCAAAATTCTCTTTCGCGTACTGTTCAGACAATTGGCCCGGCGTGATATCTAGTTCATTTTTATCCAAGTACGCCTGGAGACCTTCTTGAAATTCGGGATATCCGTGGCAAACAAAATCATCAACAACAACCGCAAGAATATCAAAATCATCTTCGTTTTTGTATTTTTGATTTAATTCTTCGATTACGGAGTGTTGTGGAATATTCCCACATCCAGCCGACACATTAAAAATAAGAGTAACTTTTCCCTTGCGGTTTTTTAGTATGTCTGATGATTTGCCATCAGCTGATGACAAATTAATGTCATATATGGAAAATGGAAGAACCGTGTCACTCCAATCATTTTCCGCAATTGGCGCTTCTTGTATTTCGCAGTCCATCACTTAAACCCTGGTGGGAAAAACGGTGGGAAGAAAGGTGGGAAAAACGGCGGGAAGAACGGCGGGAAGAACGGTGGAAAGAAAGGCGGGAAAAATGGCGGGAAAAATGGAGGAAAGTATGGAGGGAAATATGGAGGGAAATATGGAGGAGCTACCGGGCTTACTGAACCAGACGGAGCAGACGTCTGCGAACCATATGAATTTGATGCAGTAACGGTAAACGTGTAAGCGGTTCCGTTTGTGAGTCCAGTAACGGTAATTGGAGAAGCACCAGACGCCTGAATACCACCCGGAGAGGAAGTAGCGGTGAAGGTTGTTGTTCCAGTTCCAGCTGCTCCTGCGGTATAGGTAACTGTCACCTGTGCATTCCCGGCAGCACCAGATACCCCAGTTGGAGCACCTGGTCTATTTCCTGCAGTCACAGAATTTGATGCAGCAGATGTTGATGAGCCATAAGCCGTAGATGCACTGACGGTAAACGTATACGCAGTTCCAGCTGTTAGCCCTGTCGCTCTAATTGGGCTAGTTCCAGTAAAAGTCAAGCTTCCTGGTGTTGTAGTTACGGTGTATGTGGGCGAACCAGTTCCAGTCGCGCCTGGCGTGAATGGAACATCAATCGCCCTATCTACGTTTTGAACAATTACTGCTGTACCGATTGTTGGGGCAGTTGGTTTGTTTCCAGCAACCACCGAGTTTGATGAAGCGGAAGTTGCTGCACCAAATAAGTTTGATGCGGTAACAGTAAAGGTATATGAAGTTCCGGCTGTTAGGCCAGTAACTCGAATTGGGCTGGAGCCAGTTGCGGTAATTCCGCCAGGTGACGAAGTTGCGGTAAATGTTGTTACACCGGTACCAGCGGCTCCAGCAGTGTAGGGAACATCAATTGCTCTATCAACGTTTGAGACAATTGAAGCAGTTCCGATTGTTGGGGCGCCAGGGTTTTGGCCGATTGCCACAGAACCAGTCGTAACAGTATCGGATGGGACACCGTAATTGGTATTTGCCACCAAGCTAAACGTATATGTTGTTCCAGCTGTCAGGCCAGTAACTGTTATTGGTGAACTTGAAGCAGAGGCGCTAACATCTCCTGGGCTAGATATAGCCGTGTATGTAATTGTGTCTTTGCCTATGTACTCAGATGGGGTAAAAGATATTGAAGCTACAGTACCTACGCCTGTATTCGTCGCCACAACATCTGTTGGCGTCGTTGGCTTTTTACCACCACTGTCTTTTATTGCTTCCATGGTTTATGCCGAAAGGTCTCCGATGAGCACCCATGTATCTGCTGCTCTTTTGATTAGCGTAGCACCAGACCATTGTGCGCGAAGTTTACGTCCTGGAGTTGCGTTGATGGTAACGCCCGAACCCTGGGTGACCGTACACTGACCAGAACCAGTCTGAATAACAGTAATGTGCGTTCCAGTTGGGAATACAACCGAAGAATCTGGTGGCACTGTGAGAGTGTTTGCTGAACCAACCCCCATTTCCACAATCTTGTTTCTGTCAGCTAAAACTAATGTGTAACTAGCAGCCTGAGCATTTGTCAATGGTTCTGCAAGTTTATTTCTGTTTATTGAAGCAGCAAGACTGATGTCACCATCAACAATTGTTGAGTCAGCAATCATTTCTGTTGTAATTACTCCAGAGCTGGACAGCGTTAGTGCGGTTCCTGCAATTTTTGATGCATCTATGTTCGCTGCGCCAGAAATATCTGCGTTTACAATTACGGCAGAACTTATCGAAGTAACACCAGATGGAGAGATGACTATGTCGCCAGTTAACTCCTGAGCAACAGCGACATTCGATGCGTTATAAACGATGACTTTACCTGGGTCGCTATTCAGCAACTTCGACAAAGGAACAGAGTTCGTTTGAATTGAAGAACCTGTTACAGAGTCCGTATCAAATAGTGCGGTAGGGATTGTTATAAGCACCCAACCAGAACCATTGAAAACCCAGGTTTTCCCAGCATCTGTATGAAGGTCGCCTGATTCGGCGCTAGAAGGAAAGTCGATAGCTGGCATGTTTAGGCCTGTGCTTCCGTCCAGGATAGACGAGCAAATACGTTGGCTGTAGCGCTACCGAGGTTTCTTACAAGAATGTGAATAACGTCTGGTCCGTCAGGGTAAATGCCTGTTGTCGTTAATGTTGTACCACCACCTAGGATGGAGTTACCAAGGTCTCTCACGGCTGCAAGGTCAATTAAGTTTGCTCCAGTACCTACGAAAAAGCCTCCAGTTATTTCACCGCCAGAAACTGTAGCGGCTGAACCACCAGAGCTATAGTCTGCGATTTGAGCCAAGCTCGACGTAACAGTAAAAGGCTTTGCCCATGTTCTAGAAACTGAAGGAACACCGTTCAATACCGCGGTTACAAGCAAGTTCGCACTAGCAGTGGTTGTTGTTACGTCCAACTGGCGAAGAATCAACTGCATTCTATTTGTGAGTTCACGCTCACCGAAGAATGCTGATGTTCCGTTATCTGCTGAAGGGGAAACTCTAATTGCCAAAATTGCAGTAGTTGCACCAGCACCAATTGCGATTGATGTTGTTGTTCCGTAAGTAAACACGAGCGACTTGTCGTCGTCATATCTTCCATCCATGATTGCCGAAGTACCCCAGTGGGAGATAGACGGAGCATATGTTGGGAACGCAAGTTCAACACCAACTGGGTTGCTTGCTGAGTACGTGAATGAAAGGGCAGCGTTTGTTCCCATAGGAATAACGTTTACAGTTGGGTTTGCACCAGTTACAGCAGCACTCAACTTAACATTTAATCCAGATATTTGCTGAATAAAGGTTCCGTCTGGGACGTCTGCTGCGTTTACTCTCTGTCCAACTTGCAATCCGGCCGTAGATGCAACTGTTGCATCGTTTGCTCCAGCGGCGATAGTCAACGCAAGTGAGGCGTTACCCGTTTGCTGTCTTGTAAGACCAGTGAAAGTCGTAGCTGTTTTACCTGTGTAGTTGACATACTCATAACCAGTCGCGGTATTGAACACACAAAGTGTTCCTGCGCTTGGGAATCCGGTTGTGCTTGCAACCGTCATTGAGTTTGCAACGTTTGAAAGTGATGCCGTCAATTGAGTAAACGGAGGGTTTGATGATGACTCGTAACGAGCGGGAAGGTTTCCCGAACGCATATAAGCTTCAGCGCGAGTGTTGTTGTTTACAACCCTGTGACAATAAGTAACCTTGCCATTCTTGGCGCGCATTCCCCAGCGGATGGAGCCAGCACCGTACCAAGAATAGTCAATGTAAAACATTTGCATTTTCGAAAGGTCTACGTTGTAGCCAGAAGGACCGGTTCCGTCGAATCTGTCAAGGTTCCAATCAGCTTGTGCAACTTTTGTATCAACCGTGCGAGAGATTGTTGTCATCGTTGCTGTAGCACCGCGATACGCAGGGCTAATCGTCATTGACGTATCGCTTGCTATGTCAAGAACCCTGTACGACTGTCCACGAGCTACGATGCTGTCGCCAATTGCAAGTTGTCCTGAATATCTAGTTGGGAACGCAGCATTCGTTTGGGTGACCGTGCATGAACCATTCGTAAATGTTGACTTGCCAGAAATTTGAAAAGTTGAAGAACGAAGAACTGAATACAATGTCTGACCGTCGTACTCGAAGAAAACACCGTTCTGTTGGTCGAACAAACCAATTCTGTTTACGTTCCCATACCAGCCAGAAACCGTGATGTAGTAAGGACCAGAAGCAAGCGCTGCTGATGGAGTTGAAGCTGGAGTATAAGTGAACGTGTTGTAGCCAGTAATGGTGTAAACAGAAGTTGTTCCATTAAAACCAGCTTCATTGGCACCGAAGATTGTAATCGTTGAACCAGGATAGAGGTTGTGCTTTTCTTTGGTTTGTACAGTTACAAGTCCTGTGCCCGAGCTATAAGTCAATTGGTCGAGCTGTAGGTCAGGCTTAAGGAGTGTTCCAGATGACATCTGAATACCCTTACCAGATTGGTAACGGAAGTAACGACGTGTCTGACGTGCTGCTGTTTCGTAGTTTGATGTTCCGTTGTTTGAAAAAATAACACCACCGTCAAATGGTCTGTGCAAAAATACACCAGAAGGACAGGTGTATACAACAGCCGAAGAAGCAGTTAATGTTCCAGTTGGTGTTGCTGGTACGTAAACAACAAACTGCGTTGAGCTGATAATTCTGGCTACGAAGTTTGCACCGTTTGGAGGGTTTGTTCCAGATGTAGTGACTCCAACAATTGCAACTTCATTACCAATCGAAAGACCGTGCGGTATCGTCGTTGTTACGGTTACTGCGTTTCCAGAGTAAGAAATAGTTGGTGCGCCGCCGATTGCAGCATTAGTGAAAATAACTCCAGTAAATACTGCAGTCTTGTTTGGGTCGAAGATTGATGTCAAAGAACCAGTGTTCACAGCTTTCCCTGTATAGGAGAATGAAGTGTTTGTGGTAACGGCTTCAATCAAGTAGTTTCCGTTTGCAATAGCAAGCTGGGAGTCATACACTGAAATTGGGGTACCGACAGCAAGGCCTGACGTACTTGGCAGCGAAACTGTTACGGTACGCGACGATGTGTTCATCGTTATTGCGGTGATTCCAGATATTGGAGAGCTGGATGCATACACGAACGGCTTATTGCCGATAGTGACCATGTTCTCCCACTTTGAAGTCTGTGTTCCGTATTCAAAGTCGGTGTCAATGAGTGACTGTGGCTGCGAAACGCGGAACTTTTGTACTGGGTCGTAAAGTACTTCTTCCGGTGTAATCGGCGTTACGCCAGGTGGTATTTGATTAAGGCCCATTATGCTATCTCCATCCCGCTGATATGGAATTTAACGTCTGTGGTATTCGCATTTCCTGTTATAACGTCGCCAGCTTCAACGACTTGCTTCAAGTCGAGCGAAATGACAGAGTTGCCAGGAATTTCTAAAGCAGGGACAAGCGCAACGCCGTCAATACTTATTGTGTAAAGACCGCCACTCGTTCCGTTGTTTGATACAACGATGTTTGTTACAACTGTCGTGGTGAGGGATGGCACTGTGTACAGGGTTGTAGCAGGCGACGTGTAGACGCTAGCCGAACCCCTAAAAAGAACTTTTGCCGTATTAGCCATTACTTGCTCCAGTCATTTAATACGCTCCCATGATAGACGCAATTTCGTTACTTCCAGAGCCACTACTACCACCTACAGGTTCCCAGGCACCGTCGTAGTAAACGAATGTCTCGCCAGTTGTATTCCTAAACCAAATCTGGCCAGCAGAAGGGTTGCTTGGGGCCGTTGATGAGATTACAGCACCGATACCAGATGAACCGATTTCAATCCAGTAAGAATCGTAGTAAACGAAGGTTATAGCTGAGTCGGTCTCAAACCAGAAGTCTCCAGCATCCGGAGAGGCAGGAGGGGTTGTGCCGAGTGTCATTTTTGCGCCCTGGTCAATTATTTTATAGGTGCTTCCATCTCTGGTGGATTCCCATCTATCCAGCGTTTCATTCCATCTAATTTCAACGCTTGCGCTTGAACCTCTGTCAATCTTTATTGCTCCGTCAAGAGTTGGAGCGCCAACCGTGCCAGCATTAAGAACAATCTCGCCGCTGGCAACATTGAGGGATGCTTGATTAGTTACTTCCGTGTTCGTGGCAAAAAGGTTAGTTACGACAAGTGTGTCAAACTGTACGCACGCACTGGTACCAACGGCTTGTCCAATAGCAATTGTCGGAGTGGCAGATTCACCAGAGTTGTCCGTAATGGTTATTCCTGTACCGGCAACAAGGTTGGAAACGTAGTTGCCAGTTGTGTCTGTTCCGAGTGCAACCGAGTTTGGTTGAATGGTTGCATTCAGTGCTGCATTACCAAGGTCGGTGAACTGAACAGAACCGGAGACATCGCCAGAAATGGTCAATATTGGAGAAACACCAGTTATGACAGGGCTAGTCAGCGTCTTGTTTGTGAGCGTGTCGGTGGTGTCTTGACCGACGAGAACTGTAGTCGCATCCGGCAAAGCAATCACTCTGTCCGCTGTTGGGTTGATGAGTGTTACCTGTGTCTCATATATATCGTCTATCGAGCCTTCAAGTACGATTGCGCCAGCAGCAAAAGCAGAAATACTCCCTGAAGACGTAGCTGAGGAAGGAGTAACTACTGGTGTATATCTAAACTGAGTGCTTGACGTAACCGATGTTACGGAAAAATTTCCGTTGTATCCAGCTTGGTTTGCACCAGAAATAGTAATCCTTGAGCCAACAATCAAATTATGGTCTGTTAGAGTGTTGACTGTTGCTAGTCCAGTTCCTCCGTTGTATGTCAGGTTTCCGGTTACGGTGAGGTTTATTGCACCTATGGTTAAACCAGAGAACGTTGGAGCATCTCCAGAACCAACTGCCTGGCCAATAGCGATTGTTGGTGTTCCAGCTTCAGACGCGACAGCATTTGTAAGAACCACTCCGGTACCAGCATTTAGTGATGCAACATAGTTTCCGCTCGTATCGGTATTGAGGTCAACCAAATCAGGGACCCAGGCTGTCCCATTGTATTTCAGGAATTGATTAGCAGTTGGCGTTGGTGCAGTGACGTCCGAAAGGCCGTCTATACCATGATTGGATATTGAAGAAACTGTTGCGGCGTTTCCGGATATGCTTCCGTCCACAGAGCCAGTCACATTTCCAATCAAATTTCCAGTTACGTTTCCTAAAACGTTTCCTGTTACGTTTCCAAGAAGGTTTCCGCTAACGCTTCCAGTAACATCTCCTATGACATTTCCGGTTAGGTTTCCTGTCACGTTTCCGACATGCAAACCAGTAGACTGTCCGGCCAGTGTTCCAATAACACCTCCGGTTAATGTTCCATAGAACCCACCACTAGCACTACCGTCTAACGCCCCAAAAACCGTTCCTGTTAAATCACCAACAACATTTCCGGTATGTGTGCCGATTAGATTTCCGTGAAATTCGGAGGCATATATATTGTTATTGGCGGTTATATCTTGGAAGAAAGTCGGATTAAGCAAATCTGCTTTATCGTTTATTTGTTCTTGAATATTTGCGCTCGCGCTACTGAGGTAGTCGAGCTGGACTTTGGTCGTTGTTAATTGAAATAGCTTGTTCAGGTCTGACGTCGTTGCTTGGAGGCCTGTTATGTCTTCGACTCCAAGACTTATGCTTGCTGAACCATCAAACAGTTTTGTTCCAATAAACACTGGCGTGGTAATTGCATTTGCCTGTTCGGCAATCCCATTTAAATAGCCAGTAATTCCTGCAAAAACAACGCTTGCGCTTGGTGCGACATCCTGACCAATTGAAAGCTGATTTCCAGATTTTGTAATACCAGTTCCTGCGAGAATTGGCGCAGTTCCAGAAAACTGTGTGAATGATATTGCGTCTGTTCCGATAATATGTGCGCCATCGGTTCCGGTGCCAGAAGTAAATACGAGAAATCCTTGATTTGTATTTGCCGAACCAATCGAGACGTATAATGCGTCTCCTGCGTGTGGAGTTGCGTATGCTGAACTTCCGTCAAAGTCACCAGAACGAGTAAGCACCCACGGAACGGAGACGCTTCCCTGAGTTGTTACATCGTAAACTCCGTTATGGACAGCGTTTGCTTGATTTTTTACAAGAATTCTATTTCCAGTTGAAGCATTAGCTCCATCCACGACAAGTCGCGCATTTGCTCCAGCAGTTAGAGTTGCCCCAATTCCATCACCGCTGTTGTCATAGGTCGGGCTGTTTGGCAAAGCTGCAGCAGTGGCAAGTGTGGCAAATTCATGCCAGTTAATTGACGCTGCTATTCCGTCTACGTAGGCTTTGGTGGCAACATGCTTGTCATTTACTGGCAAATTATTTACTGTGATTTGAGCAAATGTTGGTGAAGCAGTTGTTGCAACGCTCTGGGGGATTGAAATTGTTGGCGTCGAACCAGAACCTGAGTTTCCGGTTATTGTTAGGCCTGTGCCAGCAACAAGGGACTGAACATATGGTATGTTGGCTAGTGAACCGTAAAAATAATCAAGCTCAGTCCAAGAACTAGTCCCATCACCAAGTTTAATTTTATCCGTGTCTGACTCAAGGCCTATTTCTCCAGCGGAGAGTACTGGGTCAACCGATGTCCATGTAGCTGCGAGGTCGCGACGGAAAAGAATCTTTTTATACGCCATTAAGCATCGCCTCCGTCAGCAACCTGTGAATCGTTTGCCTCGTCAATTTCAATACTGGCAAATCCACCGTCAATTATTGCAGATTTAAATCTTTGCCAACGGAACCCGTTCCAGCTCCAGGATTTACCTGCAACAAAAAATTCGTCATTTATTGACGGTGATGAAGGGAATACGATTGGCATACGGCCAATTATCTCACATGACAGTCTTTCATTGACACTAATCTTAGGACTACCACTCCTCCAATACGATGGTGTCGTAAAAAAGCTGATTTATCTAACCTGCGTTACTGTAACTATGGAAGAGGGGACTGCTGGGCGAGCAGGGTTTGATTGTGTCCCAGAAGCAATAACTCTCATGTTGGTATCTGGAGACTGAAGCATGATTTGAACATAGTCATTAGCGGCAAGTGTCAGAACAAAATTCCAAGAGGCAATGTGCTTGCCAGCATTTCCTTGCACTGTAACTTGCGTGTTTGAATATGGGATGTTTGTTCCATTTTTAGCAAACCAAATGTTTACGAGGTCATCACTGCTGTCTGTTTTGTCTAACTGTGCAGAAAACTGAATGTTATACACACCAGCATTTGCAACAGTAATCCGAGAGCCAGAGACAATTGAAACCCCAACCGCTTCTGCCGTTGTGTTGAGTGGGAGCGCATAAGCGGTCGAAGCACTAGTTAACAAAAGGTTTGTGGTGTCATAGAATGAACCGTAGTACCCACTAAAAGTAGAAGTTCCTTTATAGGCAGTTGTCTGAACTGTTGAGTCAGGGAATGTCAGCGACTTGCCTGTTCCCAAGACCACATCTCTGTTCATGATGATGTCAGCAGATGATGAAAGTATTCCGATTTCAATATTTACTGATGCTGAGGTTGACTCAATATTGTTATCAACGAACTTTAACTGACCAACTTGGAGCTGATTTGCGCCGTTAACTTGCAAAACGCCATTAGAAACCGTAAGTCCTGCATTGGTCCCAAGCACATTGTCTGTAATGTTCAGGGTTCCTGGGCCTAAGTAGATATCCGCCCAACGTTTTGCGCTTGTTCCGAGTGTATATGTATTGTGAACAGATGGAATAAGGTTTCCAGTAACAGTGCTTGCTGAAATGTCTTGGAAGGAAACGGAAGCACTTGTCAAAAGGTCTTCAACATTGGCGTTATACCAGTCAAGGCCGTCAAATGCTAAAACATCGCCAGCGTTTGCGTTGTCAATGTATACATTGTCCAGTTCTTCAACTGTTAGGAATTCTGGTGTGAGCGTTACCTGAATCCACGAACCTGAGTAATATGTATAAAGTTCAAGTTCGCTTGAGTTATACCAAAGGTCACCAACCTCTACCTCATCTGTTGGCTCTGTGTCGGATACTGTAATGAAGTGAATGGTTTCATTTACCCATGCCGACGCTGAACTGTTATATGTTAGAAAGTCACCGCCCTCAACGCTTGTAATCGTGACATCACCAATGTCATTAAGGCTGTTGATTGTCGGTATCGATGCCCACTCAACGCCGGCAGATGCAGAAGTGCTTGCTTTTAGAAAGTATCCGTTTGGACCAACACCGAGTCGCAGGAGATTTGTTCCATCAGTAGTGAGCAGGTCGCCTTTAGTAGTAAGTTTGCTTACAAGTTCGTTTGCTTCGTCTGCGTCATTGGCGGTGAATACTGGGTAAATAACCGAACCAATTGGGTGCTCGGATGCGGTGGTGTCGTCTTGGGCTCTTGTCAGGGTTAGGGTTGAGCCAGAAATCGTTGCCAAACACTTTTCTTCATATATCGAAGATGGTCGGATTACTACGTAAAACGGGATGCCAGCAATGGATGGCCATCCAGTTGTTGCCGCAATGTTAACAGTTGTGCCAACGTTCGTCAGCAGCGTTGTTGTCGTCGTGTTGCGCGCCGCACCCGAATATTGTTTGCGTGTATATGCTGCCATGATTACTCCTAGTTTACTTCATCTCAACTAATGAGAGCCTGAATACCCCAGTATCCAGCTGTAATTCCCTGAATTGGGTCTGCGTCATACAATGCTGTTTCTCCGGATACACCAGAGCCACTTGCAGTGCGAATATTTGTTACACGTCTTACTGCTGAATCGCCAGCTGTTGCCCCACCAGAAGCTGTCGCCGACCTGAGGAATGTGATGACTTCACTCAGGTTGGTTGAAGAACTGGTTCCGCTTCCAGATGCGGTTCTTGGCGCCGTATGCAAACCTGTTGCACTATCGCCAACAGTCGCTCCACCCGTAGCTGTTCCCGAACGAATATTGCTGTAGAGCGTTAAGTTGCTAGAGCCACCGATTCCTGAGCCAGAAGCAGTTCTGAAAACAGTTCTAAGTTGCTGAGACACAAGTTCACTGCTCTGACCAGATGCGTTTGCGGTTCGTGGGGCGGTGTGCTCCCCTAAAGCGGTGTCCCCAGCTGTTGCAGAACCAGAGCCATTAGCGGTTCTGATGTTTGAGTACAGAATAGTGGTTGCAGAAGTCCCAAATCCAGAACCTGATGCAGTTCGTATGAATGTTGTGACAATTGATGTCGCGGAATCTCCAGTTCCATTTCCATCTGCGGTTCTTGGTGCAATATGAAGACCAGTTGCTGTATCGCCTGCGGTCGCACCGCCAGAAGCAGTTGCTAAACGAAGATTGCTTTGGAGAGTTGTATTGCTTGAACCGCTTGTTCCATTTCCACTTGCTGTTCTTGGTGCTGTGTGCAGGCCAATTGCTTCGTCTCCAGCTGTGGCAGAACCAGAACCAGTAGAGGCTCTTGGTGCAACGTGTAGACCATTTGCTGTTTGACTTGATGTTCCAGCAGATACAGATGTTCTGTAAAGAATCTTGAATTCATTCGTGCTCTCCGCTCCAGAGCCAGAACCAGTTGCTGTTCTTGGTGCTGTGTGCAGGCCAATTGCTTCGTCTCCAGCAGTTGCTCCACCAGAAGCACTCGCCGAACGAAGATTGCTATAGAGGATTGAATTACTGGAACCGCTAGTTCCTGCGCCCGATGCAGTTCTAGGGGCAGTATGCAATCCAAGAGCTTCATCGTTAGCTGTCGCCCCACCATCCCCATAGGCGGTTCTAATTTTTCCGTATCTGTAGGATACGAGTGAGTCAGACTGTCCTGATGCAGAACCACTCCTGCGAACACTGTGCAATTGTTCTGATGTTGACGAACCAATTCCAGTAGCGGATATGGTCCTGAGTAATGTATTTTTTTCTTCCGAAGACGACGAGCTGCTACCTGAAGCACTTGCAGTTCTGATACTTGAATGAAGAATTAATGCAGTGTCACCTGCAGTTGCGGAACCTGAACCTTGAGCAGTTCTAAGGTTTGAGTAAAGAATTGAGTTGTTTGATGTACTAGAACCGCTAGCTGAAGCAGTCCGGAGATGGGTATGTAGGGCGAGAACAAATGAATCGCCATTTCCTGAACCAGTAACGCTTCTTGGCGAAATGATAAGTCGCGTTGCAGATTCAGTTGACTGTCCATCTGCGGTTGCCGTTCTCGGAGCGGTGTGTAAACCAATTGCAGTTGAACCACTTGTTGCAGAACCAGTAGCCGAAACAACAGCTGTTCTAACTCTTGTTGATTCTTCACTAGACTGACCAGAACCAGTTGCGCCTCTAGGTACGGTGTGAAGACCGATTGCACTATCACCTGCGGTTGCACCACCTGATGCACTTGCAGCTCTAATGAATGTTATTACTTCACTTAGGTTGCTTGAAGAGCCGGTTCCGCTTCCTGTTGCACTTCGTGGTGCTGTATGTAGACCAGTAGCGGTGCTGCTTCCATTAGCAGAAGCCGAAGCTTGTCTTGGAGCAGTATGCAGGCCAATCGCTTCGTCGCCAGCTGTTGCAGAACCAGAACCAGTGGCCCCTCGTGGAGAAGTGTGAACCGAGACAATAGCGTGGCTAGATGTAGCAGATGCTGAAGCGGTTCTTGGAACCGTATGTAATTGCGATACGGAAGACGAACCGATTGCAGTGGCGGAGGCAGTCTCCGATACTGTTTTAAATCCTACATAGAACGACGACGTCCCTCGGAATGGCTCCGAGAAACCAATTATCTCTTGTTCATCCATGAGGGGTTACTCCCCTTTATGGATTAGTCGAGCGTCAGTGTAAGAGAGGTGATTTCGAAAGTGTCACCTGCGGTAACTGAAGCGTTTGCAGAAAGAGCACCGTACCAGAGGCAGTTGCCAGCTGTTGAGTTGTCCCACAACGACCAGTGTGAGTATGTCTCTGTTGCAGCAACGAGAGTCCATTCAACTGTTGCTGTTGATGCCTTTGAGCCACCAGAAGCAGCACCGAACGAAACTGCCTTGCGTGTTGTCTCGGTTGCTGGGTTGCCAGTTCCAGTTTCGCCTGGGTTACCAGTGTGGAGCTTGAGATAAGTAGCAGAAGCCGAGTATGCAGAACCCGAACCGTCCAAGGTATCGAGTAGCTCGTTTTCTAGGAAGTTTGAAATTGTCATGTGATTGATACCTTTTTGCTAGGGACCGGTTAATACCGCTTGCTACAAGAATACACCTAAGGCGTGAACTCTATTTGAACTGATAGGTCGGCCCCTGGATTTAATGACCCTATTTGGTCAATGTCAACTGTTAAATAATCACCAGTTGTCAATTCCGTGATTTGTGGGGTATTTGTTGAAACAAGTACCTGGCCGGCAAATATTTTTGGTCTGCTGAGCTGGCTTGTAAATATTGTTGTTCCGTTTTTGTTTACATCAATTATTAAGTCTCTACCAGTCGGAGCGGTACCAACAGACGCCCTTACGTTACCAATCGTTATTGGACCAGGGATATAGAACTTTGCTCTACCTGTTCCAGCACTAAGAGTGCCCGGAACCGTGAACACCTGCACCTGATACGTGAACTGCTGAACACCCGGTGCACGCGTCGTCGTGACAAGGACTCTATTTGGCGTCTCCGTTGTTATTACTTGTACTATGTTTTCGGTCATCGTGTCACCTCTGGCGATAGAACAAATTCACCCTGAAGTATTCTGTCTACTTCGTTTGATGGTGAAATGATTTCAATATCGTAAACACCAGATACAGTTATCGACCTGGTGTCCTCGGCTCTCATGAAGAGTGTTATTGTCCCATCTTCTGGGTCTGGATTTCCAAGTGTAATTCTATTTGTCGATAGATTTTCTGTCGTCAATTGAGCAATGGTTGTCGATGACTCCATGTACTTCCTCACCTGCATTCTCGCTGTATAGCCGGTAAGGTCCCACGGCAAGAACTCTGGACAAACTTCAGCACCACCACAACCGGTGGCGTAATCAGGATTGGTGTACTGCAGGGTTAGCTGAAGGTCAAAAGTTGACCCTTGCTGGCAAATCATTTTGTATTTTCCCGCGACCATTGACACGGCTTTTCTCCAATCATTGACCTACAAGATTGTAGATGAGAACACGCCGGGCTGGTCGGCAATCCGCCTTACAAAACTGAAGCGGAGTCCTTATTTGGGCCGACTTTCTTGAGCCCCATGCTCATCGCGACCGACAAGGCAACGGCAACAACGCCAACTTTTAGGTTTGAGGCATTAACTAGCCCGTCAAAGTCTGCTCCGGTGGCCAGCCATGAGCCAAGGTAACCCTGGGCAAATGTTCTTGCTGCTCTCTCAACAACGTCTTTCATGAATGCTTGATTCATCATGTTCTCCCATTTTTGAATAGATAACACAACAATAATATCACATGTATTTTTTTGTTCGCCGTGAACCAATTACTGCTCTCGCTGCCGCTATTTATAAATTAGTATCTTTAAAACACCTATGAAAAAACCACAAAAACCAACAATCGCATTTCTTACCCATGACTGGTCGTGGGGAACGAACCCACTACAACCAAATGGATGTGCTTGGTATAGGTGTAAGTTGCCTGCGGATGAATTGAATAAGCGTGGCTGGTTTTCTTCTGTTGGATTCCCAGGTTTCACAACACAGCGTGGTTTCGGAATGCTTGTCGAAGGAAATAAAGCAGTTCACGGTTGGGACATTATAGTTTTTAAATTATTGATGCAACAAGAAGTACTAGATGCCTTGCCACTTGCCCGTGCGATGGGTCAAAAAATCGTAGTTGATGTTGACGATTGGTTTGATGGGTTGTCTGAATCAAATAGGGCTTTTGATGCAACACATCCAGATAAAAATCCAAAATCAAATCGCGAAATATATTCTAAAATAATTCTTTCTGCTGACGCCGTAATCACATCAACGCCATTCTTGTTCGACTACTACGCAAAAAAACGAGATAATGTTTTTCTCGTCCGAAACGGGATAGACCTGCCTAGGTGGCAAAAAAAACAATTTCGCACGAATAAAAAAACAAAAGTTGGCTGGGTTGGAGCTACGCATTGGCGCTCAAACGACCTAGAGCAATTATCTCCATTTCTTGGACAATACCTAGAGATAAGAAATCTTGGATTTCATCACTCCGGACACAGCACCACTGCGCCACAGGCAAACCATATGTTTGGCATTCCTGATTCAATTACGAAAATGTCGCCAATGGTTCCAATTCTTTCGTACCCATTACTTTTTCAACACATTGACATTGGGCTGATACCGCTGAACAACATCCCTTTCAATCATGCAAAATCTTTTATTAAGGGACTGGAATATGCTGCAGCTGGTGTGCCTTTTGTTTCATCCTATTCGCCTGAATATGAGCTCCTTGCTAACCAGGGGATAGGACGGGTTGCTCGTTCAACGTCTGAATGGGTTTATCATTTAGATGAGCTCCTCGACTCAAGAATGAGAAAAGATGAAATCGACGAAAATTACGAACTTCTTAAGGATTTCACCATGGATAAGCGTGGTGACGACTGGGATGCAACAATGCGCGTAATTTTAGAGAAAATCTAGGTGTTTCTATGCAAGATATCTCCTGGACATTTGGCGTAATAACAGTATACGAAGACAAAAACAGACTCAACGAGATAATCGACAGCATCAGAGCTCTCAGTATTCCGGAGTACGAAATATTGCTCGTTGGCGGTGGTGACTCAGCCGATATAGATGGCGCAGATATTGTAAAGATTGATTTTGACGAATTGATTAAACCGAGATGGATTACTCGTAAAAAAAATATTCTTGTTCAAAATGCAAAGTACGAAAACATCGTACTGATGCACGACTATCACATCTTCGACTCAAAATGGTATGAAGCGTTCAAGTCGTTTGGAACAGACTGGGAAATATGCTCCTGTCCGCAGTACTTGATTACTGGTGCCAGGAATCCAATGGATTGGTCATTGTGGGATAAACCAGGACACGGCAGAGCTTGGTCGCTTGATTACAGCGACTGGACGCAGACTCAATACATGTATATATCCGGTGGATTCTTCATGATTAAAAAACACGTCCTGATTGAGGAGCCTCTTGATGAATCACGCGGATGGAACGAAGAAGAAGATGTTGAGTGGTCAATGCGCGTACGCAATAAGTATGTAATGAAATGCAATGGAAACAGCATCGTCCGTCACAACAAGTGGCATAGACATGCAGGGCCTAACCCAAATGAAAAGTAACTTTCTTGTTATTTTTGACCTTGATGGGGTTCTCATTGAATCACGTGAAGTTCACTACGATTCGCTAAATATCGCCCTAAGCAGGGTTGATGTCAAATACGTAATTTCGCAAGAGGAACACCTTTCCAAATATGACGGCCTCGGGACAACAACAAAACTAAAGATACTGACTGAAGAAAAGGGCCTTCCGGAATCAAAACATCAACAAATCTGGGAAGATAAACAACAAGCAACCTTGAAGATACTCTCGAATTTTCCAAAGAACTACGTAGCAATCGACATAATGCAGACCCTTAAGGAAAAGGGTTGGCGTATTGCTGTTGCCTCGAACGCTATAAGAGATACGGTCATAACCGCCCTAGATGCAATTGGGGTTCTCAAATACGTCAGTTACATAATGAGCAACGAGGACGTAAGAAACCATAAGCCACATCCAGAGATGTACTGGCAATGCATGGTCTCCCTTGATGCAAGTCCAGCAAATACTATAATCATTGAGGATTCACATATCGGCAGGGAAGGCGCGCTGAGTTCTGGCGCTAACCTTCATGCGATAAAAAACGCTGCAGACTTGAATAAGGAACGTTTAATGCGTTTTGTTGAGGAAATAGAGAACAGGGGCAAAAAGCCTGTTGCGTGGAGGAATGAAAAAATGAATGTTTTAATACCGATGGCAGGAGCCGGCTCCCGATTCGCGCAAGCTGGGTACACGTTCCCGAAGCCCTTGATTGAGGTTAATGGAAAACCAATGATTCAGGTGGTCGTCGAGAATCTAAACATAGACGCTCACTTTATTTTTCTTGTACAAAAAGAGCACTACGAGAAATACAACTTAAAACAGGTATTGGGACTAATAAAGCCAGGGTGCGACATTGTCTTGGTGGATGGGATGACAGAGGGTGCTGCATGCACGACCCTCCTTGCGTCTGAGCTAATAGACAACGAAGAACCATTACTTATGGCCAACTCTGACCAGATAGTCGATTGGAATAGTAACGAGTGCCTATACGCGTTTGGGGCGGAGGGGGTTGATGGAGGAATTCTCACATTCAAAGCAACTCACCCAAAATGGTCCTATGCAAAGCTCGGGGACGACGGCCTTGTAAATGAAGTTGCAGAAAAGAACCCAATTTCAGATAATGCCACAGTTGGAATTTATTACTGGAAGCACGGCTCGGATTACGTGAAATACGCAAATCAAATGATTGAAAAAGATATCAGAACCAATAATGAGTTTTATGTCTGCCCAGTATTCAATGAAGCTATTCAGGATGGGAAAAAGATTCGGATTAAAGAAGTTCCAAAGATGTGGGGAATTGGAACGCCGGAAGATTTAAATTACTACTTGGAGAACAACAAATGAGCAAAAGTAAAAAAGATTATCTAGCTATGCAAAATTCGTATTATGACGAATATGCATCAAAATGGTCGCTTGATTTTAGAGACCCAGTAGTTGGCTCGTACGACGCCCACAATAATTGGTCAGACTACGACAATTTTTTATTCAAGGACTTTGATACAAATGGTCTTGTAGCACTTGAATATGGATGCGGACCCGGAAGAAACTTGGTCAAGTTTGCAGACAGATTTGCTCGGGTTGACGGGATAGATATTTCTCATGTGAATATTGAAAAAGCGCGCATAAATGTTAAAGCAAACAAAATTACAGAGCCGAATCTATATGTTACGAGCGGAGATAATCTTTCATCTATTACTGATGAATCATACGATGTTGTATTCGCCGTAATTTGTTTTCAGCATATTTGCGTACATAAAATTAGATTTGATATTTTGACAGACATCTACAGGGTTCTTAAGCCAGGCGGCAAGTTGTGTTTCCAGATGGGATATGGAGGCAAAGGCGAAATTCCCACTGCCGGCTATTACGACAATAACTACGATGCTGGGAGTACTAATGGCCACTCGGACGTAAGCATTCAGGACGAACAGACGCTATTCGATGACCTAGTTGGAAAAATTGGTTTTATAAATTACAAGTCAGACATCCGTGATACTGGTCCTGGGGACAATCACAGAAACTGGATATGGGTTCAGGTGGAAAAATGATTTACATATCACACAGGGGTAACCTGCATGGGCCAAAACCAGAACTGGAAAATCACCCAACCTACATAGAAGAAGCGATTGCGCTTGGATTCGATGTTGAGATTGATTTATGGGTTAATGAACATGGCACCTTTCTAGGCCACGACGGTCCACAATATTCCGTTCCTCGGGAATGGCTGATTGATAGAACAGACCAGATATGGATTCATTGCAAAAACTCGGAAGCATTAGATTTTTCTATGAGACATGAATTGCATTGTTTCTTTCACAACACAGACGACTACACAATTACTAGTAGGGGTTATGTTTGGGCATTTCCTGGAAAAAAGCATAGTTCTCAGAAGTGCATTAAAGTACTCCCGGAAATTTCCTGGTGGGAGATGGACTCTGATTGGAGAATTCAGTACTCCGGTGTTTGTTCCGATTTTATTGCGAAGCTAAATAAGCCTAAATACAAGCTCTCCGAATCACCAGTACTAAAACCAATTGATTACGAAAAGCATTTTGTTATTGGGACACCACTTGTTGCATGGAAGTGTGATGCCAAAGAGCACATGAGTTGGATGGCTGATAGGGCGGAGATTTGCAGAAAATTCCCCAATGTTAAATGGTTTGCCTCGTTTGAGTTAGACAACCGTGGAATAGAACCTTTTGCTGAAGTAATAGCAGCCCTAAAAGAAGTCAATGGGGATTATTGGACATACTCAATAAATGATATGCAGAAGAAGGTTGACTCTGGAAATAGATGGATTCGCATAGAAACTGGAAGAAATCTAGTTAGAGAGTTTGCCCAAAGAAATAGAATAACAAGCGGTCACCACTGGGGTGAAGATTGCACCGAACTGAACTATGGCATCGCTAATTACTCGGCGGTTCTATATATAGACTCAGATATATCGCTCGATTCTGTTTCTATTGAAAAAATGCTCGAAGTCAATAGGCCGTTGGTTGGAATGGACGTTGCCGCATACTGTCTTTCCGGACCAATAATTAGCGAAAATCCAAGAATAGAAGAACACTGGAATACGGCAGGAGCACTTCTCGTTAATGCTCCTGCGTTCTATGACCTTCCTTGGTCGCACAATTCTTATCTCAACCTGAGCGACGACCCAACATTTCAGTCGATGGCGGAAAGACTTCTGCGCAGAGAGGGAACAGAGAACCTCGACTCAACGTATGGAATGACATGGGTGAGAAAAGACGGGGAAGCGAAGCATCATGGAAGAATTGACCCAGTAGAACAAAGAAAAATAGCGGATAGAGATATTTAAAATTGTTTACTTATATTTAACACACTCCAAAAAAATGCTAGAATTAGTGGTATTTTTTTGGAGGTGTAGGTGTTCAAAAGGCGCAACCGTGTAAATAAACCTGCTCTTGTGATGGCAGTTCCGTCAGTATTCCTTTTACTGGTATCGATTTTTGGCTTTTCCGCTCCAGTCAGGGCGTTGTCGCCTGTTTTTGAGTCAACTGCGGCGGCAAAAGTAACCCTAGGTTCGTTGGCAAGCCGAACCCAATGTGCGGCTCTAGGCAAGCAGGGCATTGGGCCATACACAATGACCGGCACCGATACCACCTCTGGCGATTCCTACTCCTATGTAACCGACAAGAACTACACGCGAGAACAGCAGTTGTACGAAGGTCAGGAAGCGACCACCCAGAACCTGTCCTACTCAACATCTACAGGAGAAGCATATGGTGGACGTAGTGGAGTAATCCGTCTCTTCTCTTCTGGCACTATTTCCTATGCCAATACTTGTAATAATCATGGAACATACGGTTCGGCGTTTGGACCAGAAATATGGACCGAGCCGTTTCCTGCTACGGCAAATCAATCAATTTCTTTTGACTGGGCCGCAGCTGGTGGTGGTGACGACTACGAAGCATACGGATACTTAGTTAAGGTTTCTGCAAGTGGGAACTCATATGACTATGGCTCTAGTGCTACTTCAACTTTAGTTTCATATGGACGTGGGCAAAACCAAGGTTGGGTTACGTCTAGCGGCATAGTCCCATCTACTGGTTATTACAGATTCAGGTTTGTGAATGGTTCTTATGATGCAACGGGCGGTCAAGTCCTTGGTGCGTCAATGTATATTGACTCAGCAATATCTGTAGCCAGCGCAAACACTATTACCTTCGCTCAGCCTGCCGACATAGTTACCTCTTCGTCAAACCAGACATTTACTGTCTCAGCCACTGCCACTTCTGGACTGTCGGTTACTTTTACATCCAGCACTACAGGCAAATGCACCGTTGGCTCGTCAACTGATAGTGGTGGAACTTCAACTGCAACGGTGACGGTGTTGGCTAGTCAAACAGGAACTTGCACCATCTCCGCAAATAGTTCTTCTAATAACTCATATGTAGCAGCAGCCACGGTGAGCCAGTCGTTCACTCTCCTTGCAGGGTCCACGGCTCCAACAACATCTGGTGGAACATCAATGTCTGGAACTGTTGCTTATGGGGAAACTCTGACCGCAGTTGATGGAACTTGGGGTGACGGTGGGTCTGCTGTAACTGCGACAACTTATCAGTGGCAATCCTGTACTCCTTCTTCGTGTACTTGGACAAATATATCTGGCGCAACATCTTCAACATATGCGGTTGGTTCAGATGATGTTGCGAAACAAATACGAGTCCGCGTAACTAAAACAAACTCAATTGGTTCACTAACGGCAAACTCGGCTGCGTCAATCACTGTCCCTGCTCCGACATCTGTCATTGTTGTAAATCTTTCAGATACTTCCGACTCGGGTTCTTTGCGTTGGGCTATCACTACAGCAAACGCTTCAGCCACGATTAACACAATTACCTTTGCTTCAGGAAACACTGGAACAATCACTCTTACTTCTGACCTTCCAGCAATTACCGATGGCGTAACAATCACTGGCACAGGAATGGCTACGACGATTATTGATGGCAACAATTTGTACCGAGCAATTTACAACAATGGCTCAAGAACAATTGTTATTGAGGACATGACATTCAAACAAGGTAAAAATGTTTCATGGAACGGTGGGCTGATTTACAACGCCTCCGGAACAATGACGTTCAATCGGATAAAGATTTCCAATCATTCATCGTGGGCTTTCTACCAAGGCGGCGGTGGAGTTACCACATTCAATGATTCCCAATTCACCAATAATGGTTATGCAATCACCTCTGACCACGGAAACACACCTACAACCCTGAGCCTTACCGATACTGATTACTCAAATCGTATTTATGTCAATGGCTCTACATTTACATCAAATACTTATGGCATTCGTACCGAGCGCTTTGTCAAAATAAATAACAGTCAGTTCACAGGCAACACACAGGTTGGTGCGTATCTAGGAGGGCTCAACCGTCAGCAAGTTCTAAATTCAACATTTACTTCAAACGGTGTTGGCGTGTACTTATCGTCATGGATTCCGACAAGTTGGGCGGTTGGCGCTGGTAACCAAACGGTTTCAGGTAATACATTCAATGGCAACACGACCGCTATTCAGTTTGCTAACAACTGGAATAACGGCTCCTCCGTGTACAACGGAGTAAGTGCGAACTCGTTCTCCACAGCCAGTGGAAATACTTTTGGCACCACTGCGCTAAACACAAATAATTTCTCGGGCTCTGGATATGTGGAGTCCAACAACACAATTACTGCGGCCTACCTGAATCCAGTTACAAACTTGACTGCTGTTGCAAACGCAGATGGCAGTGTTGACCTTGATTGGGATGCATCGGCGGCAAGCAATTGCGTCATCTACGGTTACTCAGTTAGTTTCTACGACCTCACCGTAATCGGTGGAGCACAATCAGGTGGTTGGGGAGTTTGGACTAATCAAGGAACCAACTACTCGTTAAGCACAGGAATGTTCTCTGGCAGTAATCCTGTCACGACTGGATACGGACCAGTTCGCTTTGGTATCAAAGCAATGACGGCTGGGTGTGCTGGGGTTGGAACTGGTAGTTGCACCTACGGTCCTGAAGTAACCATTGATGCAACTGTTCTTGACCCGACTCCAGTAACTACAACTACTTCTACTACTACTACTACAACCAGTACGACCGTCGTTCCTGTCGTCGTGACTCCCCCAGACGGTACAACAGTGCCACTCCCGCAATACCCAGAGCCTGAAACAGAATCCACAACGGTGACGCTTCCCGTAGAAACAGAACCTGAAATCGAATTGCCAACAGAGACAATTCCAGAATACTCAGAACCAATTGAAACAGACCCAATAGAACTTGGACCAGTTGAAACAGAACCCGAAACGGTAGTAATAATAATTCCACCAGATGATTATACCGTCACAGACATAGAAGACAACGAGCCAATCACGACGGTCATACTGGACAATATTCTTGAAGATACGTTCACTACCGATATTGACGCTGACGAGGTTGGCGCTGTTCTTGACACACTTCTTGGCGCAGAACTTACCGACACTCAGTTTGACAATGTCCTAGAAGCCGTCTTCACCGAAGATGTTTCAGCAGATGTATTCACCGAAGCACTAACAACAATGCTGGATGCAGACATCACTAGCGAACAGTTGACGGCAGTTTTGGATTCAGCATTCTCGGAGGATACTTCTGCTGAGAATATGGTGACGGCTTTGGAATCAATCTTTGATGGTCCGCTTAGTTCTGGCGACCTAGACAAAGTTATGGACGCAGTATTTGACGAGGACATTTCCGCTGCAGACACTATGACCGTACTTGACGACTTGCTTGAAACAAATCTCAGCCAAGCAGAAACAGAAGCAATTTTTGACAGCGTCTTTGACGATGACCTCTCCGACGCAGAAACCATTGACCTCATCGTTGATGTATTGGCAGACGATTTGACGGCAGAGTTGTTGGGTTCTGTTCTTGGTGCAGTCTTTGACGAAGAAGTAAGCACTGAGGTTTTGATTGAAACCTTCACCGCCGTTTTGGATGGCGAACTGAATGCCGAATCGGTCGGAGTAATCGTGGACGTGTTGGAATCAGACACAATTACGAGCGAGCAGGTTGGACAAGTCGTCACGTTGGTAATCGAGCAGGAAGGTGGCATTGAGTCAGAACAAGCAACCGAACTTGCAACAAGCTCCAAGGTTCTTGAAAGCATTGACGGCGAACAAGCATCCGCAGTGTTTAACGCAATCGTTGTTTCTGAGGTTTCAGAAGAAGCTGGTGCTGCAATTTCCGAAGCACTCACCGAGGCACCAACCGATGTTAAGGAATCATTTGAAGAAGAAATCAACGTATTCGCCGGCGTGTTCGATACGTATACCGCATTAGGTTCTTCTATAGATGTTGGTACAAGAAGAAGCGTAATTGCGGTAAACTTGGTGACCAGTACTGTGGCTCTAGCCGCTGCTGCTGGTGGAATACCAACCCCAGGCTCTAGTCCATCTGCACCAAGACAAGATGTTGCGGTTCGCAAGGAAGAAGAGCAAGAGGAAGGTGGAGCAATCGAGGGCGAAGGTCCTGAATGGATTAAGAGAATATCTATTTACAAATACGAAGATGGAGTAAGAGTTATGGACTGGAAGAATTTCACTAAGAAATTTATTTACGGAGTGATGGCCTCTGGATTCACTCTTGCTGGGGCAGTAGTGATGTACTTCACATTGTCCGGGTTTACCCAGCAGGTAGCGCTATGGGGTACGTCAATCGCATTTGCTTGCGCGATGTACCTCCACATGAAAGAGCCAGATGGGGAATGAGTACTCAATTTAGTAACTTATTATTATCCAACTTTTGTTGTAAAATCTTTTAGCGTTCTTTAGCGCTCTCAGTTATTTGCACGAAAAGAGTTGACAATGAGCAAACTTGCATGGGATTACATCGTCCCCGTAGTTCTTCCAAAAGACCTTAAAGGCATCGAACCAGGCAAGCTCCCTGCCAATCTTTTAAGAGCTGTCCCAGGTGGTGGGAAAATGCATTGGATTGCTGCATCCGCATGGACGGCAATGGTTGAGAAAGCAAAAGCTGAAGGTGTTGAACTAAAACCGACTTCCAGCGGCGATACATATAGAGATTACGAGAGCCAAAAAAAAGGATTTCTCACCAGATACCAGCTTGAGCCAGTAGCCGGTACCAGCACAAAAACATTTGAGGGGAAGACTTGGTATCTCAAGAAAGGTATGGCGATGCTCGCCACGCCGGGCAAATCGCAGCATAACCTCGGCTTGGCCGTTGACGTTCATTCAGCATCAGAACCAAAGCGCATCAACTGGCTTATTGCAAATGTTAAAGAGTTTGGTTTCTCGTGGGAAGTGGTTCCATCAGAGCCATGGCACCTTCGATATGTCAACGGCGACAATGTTCCGGCATCTGTAAAAGCATGGATGGACGCAAACGGAGTAGTTGCTCCAGCAGGTGGTGCTCCAGCCCCAGCATCTGGTAGCAATGACATAAGCAAGCTCCAAGAAGCACTTAAGGCTAAGGGTTTCTATAAGGGCGCCATCAACGGGCAAAAAGATGCCGCAACCGACGAAGCAATTAAGGCGTTTAAAATTGCCAACAAGCTTGCAGCTGACTCGGTAGCTGGTCCAAAAGTAAAAGAACTTCTCGGCCTTTAACAACAATCGAGGGACTATGCAACAAGCAATTCTTCCAGCAATAATCACAGGGTTTTTCGGAATTCTTATTGCCCTTGTGCAAAAGGGCAGAAAAGAAAACACACGCGACCACGGAATTGTCGCCGAACGCCTAGAGGCACTGCGTGAAGATATTCACGATATTGATTTAGATATAGCTGTAATTGAAGCAAAAATAGATGGCCATATCAACGACCATGCCGTTGGTTTGGTTAGCGAGATACGACACAAGAAAAGGAGCAAGGTATGAATAACTTAAAGCACATCGTGCTTAGAATTCTTGCTGTTTTTGCATCAAATGCTCTTGGCGTCATCGGAGCTGGTGCAATTGCTGGAATCCCACTGTGGAAAGCATGCTTTGTTGCCGGCATAGGCGGCGTAGCAACTGTTGTGGAAAGACTTGCTCGTGCATATATGGATGACGGAAAGCTCTCTGTTGCAGAAATAGACGGAGCATTCAGCCAGGCCAGACAAGAGGTCGAGGCAAAAGCGGAAAAGGCATCTGCGGCTAAGAAAGAAAAATCAGCAACTGCATAATTTGCTGCAACTAAATACCTACACCTATTTGACATTTTGCTGTGATAACTTTTTGTTGTCCCACCGCGCCCAAGGTCGAACCACAATTTTGAAATTTATCCGAAATGCCCGCACCTAAAGAAATAGAACAACTCTGGCACTGTGATGGCCACGAACTTCTTCTTAGGATAAACCGTGCTGAACTCGAAATACTCTCCATCTTCTGTCCACATGAGGAAAAAGATGGACCATGCAAGAATCGGAAAGGCGAGTGCATAGTCTCAACACACATCACCAGATACGGGATGGACTGCAATGGTGGCGTATCTCCGGCAATGGAGAAGCTATCTCTCTGCTGGACGCTTATAGGAGATGTAGATGATATCGATTCTTCACAGCTGTGGTTTATGCCGACATCCGATGATGTGTTTCAAGCATGGATTATTGCGAACAACGAAGACGAAGAAACTACTTAGAGCGATACTTAGCTTTTTTTTGACTTGCTTGTCTATTTTTAATTAATCTCATCCTGTTTTCGACAGCAATAAGTATTTCTTCTTCTTCGTCATACTTGTCCATGCTGTCTGATTTTGCAATACTTGATATCTGCTTATTTGTGTTAGCTACATACCTTTTGCCAAGAAATCTTTCTTTTTGACCGCGGTAAACAGCGACTGATTTAAAAATCTGCTCAATTCCATTTTCTGTTATGAGCCACTCATCCTCTGATGCCCGGGATATGTAGCCATTTTTCTCCAAAGACTTTAATTGCTCTTTAGCGCGAGAGATTCCATTTTCATGGAACACACCACGAAGGCATTCTTTTAATTGAATTGCGCTAAATGACCGTCCGTAAGACTTCATCATTTTTGCGAAGCAAAGGGTGTTGTACCCAGTTGAGTTGTAAACGACTAATCCTTTTGTTGAGCCTGCCATGACCGAGAAGCGTATTAGAAGGGTTCTTGTTCTACAACTTCATCTTCGTTTTTTTCTTGCGTTGAGTACATCGATTCAATCGCATTGGCAAAATGTCGTATATCAGGTTGCTCAAGAACGAGATTTTGGTTAACCCGATAAATATTTTGGCGATTGACTTTTGTCTTTGTAATTAGACCAGCATTAATCAGCTGCTTAACTGTTTTGTCAATCATGGTTTCGCTTAAATCTAAATATACAGAAATTGCGCGAATAGTCATAGTCGGGTCTTCAATTATCGCAATCAACACACGTCCAGGTGTTGATAGAAGACCGATGTCAGAATCACGATGGTAACGCAAAACCTTCTTGCTGTCTAATGCGCGAAGTATTTTCTCAAGCGTTTCTTCCGTCGACTCCCCAGGTCTCGCATCGATAACTTCTTCCAAAGCTTTTTTAATGTCTTCAGTTTTTTGTGCCCTCATGACATGTCACCCGCTCCCCCCGTCCATGATGTACTATCAATTGGGGTCACGATAGAGGTCACACCACAATTCACAGTCGGTAAACGATTCATACCAAGAGAGAGTAGCAGGTGGGGATAATGCTAAAAGATGCATTGAATTCGCTAAAGGCGACGCAGGGTAAACAACAGCTATGTAAGTTGGGGAGATTGGTCATTGACCTCGAAGACGATGAATCACAGCTTCTTATTGACATCCTGCGTAGCGACGTGTCCACAATGAATTTAGTTCGGACACTGAAGTCAGAAGGCATATCGCTAAGTCGAGAATTTCTCGGAGAGAAAAGAAATTGCTTCAAAGATGACGATGAAGCACGGACATGTTGCATAGCAGAGAGGCTAAAGAAATGACCACAAAGAAAAAGCCAGCATCAAGACTGGGTGAAAAATTAAAAGCCGTCAAGGTGGCCCAGCAAAAAGAAGATGCTAGCGCCAAGGCTCTCGGTGATATCGCAGCGATGCTCAAGGCCAAAAACATCGACCCGTCCGAAATTGGGACTATTAACAAAGTGTCGTTGTATCAGACGGTAACAAAGAACGAATTGGGCGAGACGGAAGTCCATAATTTGCAAGCAATTCAGTTCAGCCCCACTTGGGACCAGGGGCCACAGTGGCCACTAATTGAACAAGGCCCCAAGATACAACTACAAAAGTCAACGACAAAAGTCACCCGTCCGAAAGGCTGGGAAGAGGCTGTCATCGTACCTGATATACAAATCGGCTTTTACCGTAAATCATTGGATTCCATGGACCTGGAACCAATCCACGACGAGCAGGCAATAGCAGTAGCCTTGAAACTGATTGAAGACATCCAGCCAAATCAAGTGGTGATGGTCGGAGACAACTTGGACTTTGCAGAATTTGGCAAATTTTTGACTGCTGCTCCGTTTAAGCAACTAGTTCAGGCAGCTATCGACAGAGCAACAATGCTTTGTGCCCAAATTAGGTCAGCTGCACCAAATGCAAAAATCTCGTGGATTGCCGGCAACCACGAAGCCAGAATGGCGAGATATGTCCAAACCAACGCCGAAGCCGCCTTCGGAATCACTAGAGGCAAACTCAATGACGAATTGAGGGATAACTGGCCAGCCATGTCGGTTCCATACCTTTGTCGAATGGACGAGTTCGGGGTTGACTATGTTCCTGGATACCCAGAGTCCTATGTCAGCCTGAATGAAAACCTGATGGTCATCCACGGACACAAGGTTACGTCCAATGGTTCAACGACCAGTAAGTACCTAAATGACGCCCATGTGTCGGTGATATACGGACATATCCACAGGACAGAGTATGCCTTCCGCACTCGTCTGTCCAAGAATGGTCCAAGAACCATCATGGCGGCAAGTCCTGGCTGTCTCTGCAGAATAGACGGCGCAGTTCCTTCCACGAAATCTGGCGCAGATGAATTCGGACGTCCTATGCTCATGGGAGCAGAGAACTGGCAACAGGGAATGGCAGTAGTCCAGTACCAGCCGCCAGGGGTAGGCAACGAATGGTTCAACTACGAGCCAATGTGGATTTATAACGGACGAGGATTTTTCCGAGGCAAGGAGTACAGCGCATGAGTTCAAACGACCTTCCGCAAGAGTGGAGCGACTATTCAAAAGAAAACCTCCTCGAGGACATGGAGCTTCTGAGGAAACAAGGTTTGATTGAAGTAGTAGGGATAGATAGTGACGGTGATTGGCTGTACGGCCTCACCGAATCAACAAGAAAGTTAATTGACGAAAACAAGTCAGACGACCCTTGGGCTGTGATATCACAACTACTCATCGATGAACTACCGAATAGAGGCGATATCAGTTGACAACAATAATCGGCATTCAGGGAGATGGGTTCTGTATAGCGACCGCTGATTCGCGTATCGCTGAGACCGATGCCGAGTCAAATTTGATTTCGCAAATTGTCGGTCTAAAAGAGAACAACAGCAAATTAGGGATTAACGGTAAGTACATACTCGGCGCTGCCGGCGACCTGCGGGCAATAAATATCCTGCATCATGCATTCAGCCCACCAACTCCGCCCCCAAATCTCAAAGGCAAGAAGCTTGACCATTTTGTTACAGTTAAATTTATCCCAAGCTTGAGAGAATGCTTCGAAGCACAGGGATATGCCTCACCCGACAACGATTCAAAACAACACATCGCCGAACACGCTTCAACAATATTCATGGCTGTCAATGGACAGATTTACATCATTGACGGTGACTACTCATGGATTTCAGACTCCAGTGGGATGTTTGCCATCGGAAGCGGCGCTCAGTACGCACTCGGAGCGATGTTCGCCATGCAGCCAAAAGGCAAGATGACTGTTGGTGCAGCTCGAAAGCTTGCACTAAAAGCAATCGCCGCATCTGCCAAGTTCGACCCATATACCGGTGCTCCGTACCATACGTTTTCACAGGGATTAGATAAAACCACTGACCGCTAGTTACTTCTGGATAAATTTATCCTGACTCAGATGACTAGATAAGTCCATTTAGGACAAGAAAGAAAGCGCCGCTTTTTCCTTTCACGGATTACAAAGGCCGCGTAATCCCCTAGGACCGCATAACGCAATCCGTTATATGCCCAGAGACTAGATAGGGGTAAGGCAGAGCAATGGGGTGCCAGTAGGGGCAAGGCATAGTTGCAGGGGGGTAAGGCATAGTACGAACCAAAACCAACATCCACTTGACCACCACCTGCCAGCAATTACCTAGTAGTAATTATCCAAAGAGATAAGAAATTCATCTTTTCTCTGAGGAGATTTTGTGACAAGCAAGAAAGAAATATCTAAACAAAAATTACCCAATAAAAATACCCAACCATTTTCAGAGATAGCTATACCTGCGAAAGATTGGTTTCAACTGGCAGCCTGTAGGGGAAAGACCGAACTAATGTTTCCCAAACAACATAAGGATATTACTTACATTGCACAGGCAAGAACCATCTGTAGGGCGTGCCCGGTTCGAGACAAGTGTTTAGAGTACGCACTTGAGTTTCCACCTGCTGATATGCACGGTGTTTGGGCAGGACTAACGAGCAGACAGCTTGCAGCAGAACAGAGAAGAAGAAAGATAAAGCCAACACGGCCAACGCTTGCACAGATGTGGGGAAATTAAATGTCCACCCGGGCACCTCACCTGAGGAGGGGTCATGCACCCGACGCAAGGAGTCGCCGGTAGAAAATGGCATAACCACCAAGCGAGTTAATCCCGACCCGAGTGGACGAGAGTAACCTAGCACAACAGATGGCCGGCATCTAACAAAAGACGAAAAAAGACCAAAAATCCTGCGCCGGCGGTCCTAAAAATTTTTTTTCGAAATTTTGTAATTACAAATTACATAATGCGCAAGTTGCAAGTCTCACAAAATTGCCACTCATTTAATTGGGTAATTTTTTGCAGGCAATCTTTTTTGCCGCACGGCTTTAGTAATTGTTCCCCGCGCACGTACGCCAACACTTGCTCTTCCACTGTTGGTATTGAGAATTGCGCAGAGCCAGGAGCAGGGAATCCTTTTTGGTTGCGTACGAATTCATAGAGTGCATAGATGCACAATTGATTTACAGATATTCCTTGTTTAGTTGCGTACTCAACTATCTCGTTTTTCACCCGGCCTTTTAGTCGGATGTTCAGCGTTACATAGCTGTCGAGATGTTTAGTCTTTTTGCTTTTAGCGCCCATCTCGCTCGACCAACGACTCTATGTACGCAGTCAAGCTCAAGTCGACGGCGCCGGCCTGATGCATGAGTTTTTCTTTAAATTCTTTTGTGACGCGCAATGTCAGCGTCACTACTGGCTTCGTTGGTATAAGAGCTGGTCTGCCTGGGTTTCTCTTCACAAACCAGAAGTTAGCCCAGGACGACAGACCTCATTGCAACTACTAGCGAGACAACAATAAATATCTTCAGCAGGAAAGCAATCCTGGAATACATTACAGCATAAATAAAAAGACTAGAAAAAAATAGGTAAATTATTGTTGGGGTATTCATTTACTACTATCCAATTCAGGAACTGAGTACCGGTCCATATCTAGTTCATTGACGATTCGTTCATATGTACGACAGAATGCTTCTCTGTCTGAATTGGTGTGCATTCCCCAGGCAGCGTCTCCCAGTGCCCTTACCGTAGAGCGGAGGGCGTCTGACATCTCAACTGGGTTACCTACACCAGAATTGACGTTAGAAATTACGGTAAGGAATTTACCCCAAGCAACAAGGGGGTCATCGAATGAGGTCATTTTTGTACGCCTATTTATTGTGGCACGACGTATCTCGCCAGGCCTGGGCATGAACTGGGCACTGACCGCAATCTGGAGGAAAGCCTTCTTTGTCTCGTCGTACTCCAGGTCATGGAGTAAATCGTGCCAGGACGAATACAGGGTCATTAGTCTGTCTTCTGCCGAGGGGAGTGTTTGGTTGTAGGTGGCATAGGCCTGCTCTACCAATTGAACTAATTCGGTTTTAGTCACTCGTCATCCTCTTCTTCATTGCAGCGTAAGGGTCGGGTAATCCTATCCATTTCACAGTCGCATGGTGGTTTGCTCTTGCCGGCAATAATCATTTATCCCCACTTATCCATTTATCTCGAGCTGTGTTGCCTGTCTTTTCTTCCAGCTTCCTTAGGAACATCTCGACGTGCTGTGCGTCAATGAAGATGTTATGGATGTCGTTGTACTTCTTCCCGTTGGGGTTCTTGCCCATATGCCAATCAGAGACAAGGCATCCGTCTATAGCGTCCTTGCAGGACTTGATTCCGTAGTTCTTGATAGCCCATCCAATTCTTGCCGCGCGTTTGGCGTCCAGGACTGCAGCTCTTTTGGAATGGCGTTCTTTCCAATAGTCGAAAACTATTTTCTTTGCATCTTCAGAAATTGTTTCCGCCGCCGTGCGTTGGTCTTTGGTGTGCTGATTCGGACCGCGCTTTTTCTTCTCTCTGGGGAAGAGCTCATCAACCATAGACACATCCTATCGTTGCTTTCCGCCACCGTCAATACTTATCGACACAGAAATGGTACAAACAGGAAAAAAATTTTGCTTAATTTTCAATTGAGTAAAACTAAATTTCGTAAATGAAAACACTCTAAAGATTGGATTAATCCAAAACTATTCTTACTTTCAACCAAGGAATAAATCCTTGAATGAATAAAGAAGAACCCCTCCTTTGGAGGGGGTGTGGGGGAACCTTTGAAATTTTGCCAACTTTCGTGGGGGCGTGGCCGGCTAAGCCTTTTGTTTCCAAAAGGTTTTCAGGGCATGTAGGTTTTCCCACGTAATGTGTCGACACGTTGGACCGACCTATTGGTCGATGGCGGTTCAAGCTAGCAGAGTCTTCCACCACCGTCAACCACCCAGGGCAAATTCTTTTCAGAATCTTTTCAGTTTTTTTATTTCTTGAAATATTTACATGGAGTCTTTAAAAATCGTGCTATGTTAGCGGGGCTCCTTCCGGAGTTACCCCCTTTCACCGGAATGGAGTCAACCCCAGGGTTGAGTCTTTCTGTTTTCTGGTAGGTGGTGACGGAAGCTGACTCCCCTGGGGTTTCCTTTAACCCGGAGAGCTCGAGCGGCTATTCGTCAGATTTTGGCTTTTTCCACATCCCTGAGTTAGGTCCGCCTAACTCTCTGTCCTGGAATGACCAACTAATCAATCCCCATGGGCCTGGTTTCTTTTTGCGTTTGGCCATCTTTTCTTCGAGAATGTGGGTAATGTCGATATCGAAGTCTGTCCTTCGATTATTGGTCGGGTGGTTCCATCGAGACTTCATCTGTTCGTACGCAATCTTTTGGGAAAGCTTATGCAGCTCCATGTCATCGGGCGTCTTATTTCTTTCTTTTTCTAGCCTCCACGAGTCGAGCTCAGTGATGAGAGTTTTGGCCGCCTGGTCCAGTATCGCGTTCATTTTTTCCTCAGCTTCGTAATAGTGCTTTATGTCCCTACGTCGCCGAAGCGTGCGCGAATCAAAAAACCACAAAATTGCAAAAACCAGATGCAGGCCCAGAGATACGTAAACGTTCATGAATTTTCCTCATTTTCTTCTTTTTCTTCAGCCGGCAGCCGGCCGCCAGATTCTTTTAAAATCTTATCTTTTTTGATTTCGCCCTCGAGCCACAACGCGTCCGCCTCGAGCTCAGCTTTCATTTCGATGATGTCTTCGCATTCGATGTCAGACATTCCAGAAAAGTTAAATTTTCCCATCATCCTCCCAGTGCCAGGCGCTCCCGATTACGGCCAAAGTATTTTGATTAATAATATCCCCGCAGCGGTAACACACGTACGACTCTTCGTCCCAGCCGCTGCCGATTTCTGGTTCTAACATTTCGCCTTTTTCGTTACATGGATAAAAGCCGTCGGCTCCTGGATTGTTCCCACAATCACAGACCCACCAATCAATGGCTGCTTCTTTTATCGCCATTATGCATCCTCCTTAGGTACATATTTGTTTTTCTTTTTTTCGTATAAATACTCGGTCATTGTCAGCTTTGCGAAGAGTCCCCAGTCGCCATCTTTTAGTACATTTTTCAATGCGCGCATGAGGCCTGCTTTCCATTTGGACCGCTGCCCACCATTTAGATAACGAGATAGTAATCTTCCTGAAGACATTTCTGGATAGAGAACATTGCGCCAGTTGAGTGGGCACTCTTTAAAATTTGATGATTTAAGTATGTGTCCAACGCGCTTTTCCAAGCAGCCGATGCAAAGCATCCCGCCGCGCTTATGCATGCCAGCTCGTTTCCAGATGGCGTCTGTAGACATGTAGTACTCATTAATTCCAACCGTGTCTACACCGCAGTCAACACAGAGCGCACCTTTATCGGTTGGCATAGTACTCCCGCTCTGCGTCGGAGTCTTTTCGGTAGTACTCGTACATAGCTCTGGTTGAATCGTGTTCACCCCAGTTCTCGTACTCGATTCGAGACCGTTCCTGTCTGTCTCGTTTCTTGTTAGCGCGACGCTTGCCAGCTGAGTAGATAATTGCTGCGCGTATTAGGCCCATCTTCCACCACCGTCATCTTTCTAGTAACTTTTTTTAAATTGCTTTTTTATTTATACCGTGAGCTCGAGGTTAAACCAACCTCGTTCCCACATAATTCCAATTGCTGAGTAGCCGACAATATCGGTGTATGTGTCTGAGATTGATTCGTTGTTAGGCGCAGCAGACTGCAGCATTAAGTTCTTTAATCTTGCAATTTTGTCATGTACGCGCACGAGGAGACCATGGCGTCCAAATCTTGAAATATTATGGTGACCGTAGTCGTGCTGCTTGCGAATCAAAGTTTCGGTTATTTGTTCCCGAATCATCCAGCTGTCGAAGACTTCGGTACCGCTAGCACTCAAATTTTCCATTTTTTTGTAGTTGCTGCCGGCCGCAGCATCTGGCAAAAAACTTCCATTTTTCATTCCTCCAGAAGCAGCAATTGCCCCCAGCATTTTCCACTCTTCTGCCCAATACATCTGGTCAGCTTCGAACCATTTCGAAGTATTAATCATTCCCTCGAATTGGATGTCGAGGTGACCTTGGAAAAGGAGGAACGTCTCGAGCTCGGAATTCAATTTTTCATAATTTTCTGAGGAGATTAGTGTGATTCTGGATTCTCCGCGGTCGGCCATGATGGCTGCCGTTGAGTCAAAAATCGAAGAAACACAAACCTTGGCAGCATCTTGCCATCTTCTGGGTTCAAATGGTCCCTCGGTATCAACAGCTGTGATTTGCATAATTTCCCTTTTCTTTTAATTTAAAACCAGGCGTCTTCCACCACCGTCATTCAGATTCATTGGAATCTAGCAATGATTCCCATTTATCTGGTGGGTTGGCTGCCAGCTCCAGCCTAACAATTTCCACTAGCTTTTCCAATTCGTTCATCCAGGCAACATCACCGATACCAGTGAGCCCCGCGTTTTCTTCCAACAAATCAACTGTTTTAATCTTCGAGCGAATGAATTCATCAGAAAATGCCGCAATGATGTTCTTGTCATTTGCTCCCGGCATGAGGACAGGACCTTCCCGTCCATCGAGTGATGACTTTGGTGCATGAATTGCGGTAATTGCATATGTGCCCTCAGTGAAGACGAAGATGACATTGTGTTGATTTTTTGCTGTTTCTTGGATTTGAGTCTGGAGCTCTTTGGCTAGCTCTGGGTCCACATTGTTTTTGGACAATACTTCGGCCAGCTCTTTCTTGCCCTTGTCCCCGTGTCCTAGGTTAATCCATTCCTTTTGATTCTTTTTCTCTTCCATGGTGATGCACCCCTTGCTTGATTGGTGCGTCAATGACATCGCAGGTTGCCATGGGCGCTTTATAGACAATTGTAGATATGGATAAATTTGCCTGATTTGCTCATGCATTTATCCACGTCGTATACGTTAGCCGCCACGTGGGATAAAAGCAAATCTATTTAAAAATATTTCCAAGATAAAAAAATCTTTTTTCTTCCACCACCGCGGCCGGCTGCAGCTCCGCGTTAATTGTAAAAAAATCAATTTATTTACTTGTCACCCCTGGCGAACATATGTTCGTCTATCGTTACAAGTATGGACAACAACACCAAATTCAATACCTACATCAAGGCACTTGAGCAATACATTGCACGAGAAGGAAATTCAAAAGTTCCGGCAATTCATGTTGAAAATTTTGGAGAAAAAGATGTAACTCTTGGAGCTTGGGCTGGATACATTCGCCAGAGATTTCGCAAAGGTCAATTGAGTCAGGAAAGAATTGACATAATTTCACAAATTTCCCAGTGGCAGTGGGGCCCGTTTCAACCGGGTCCAGCAACTGACTCAAAAAGAAATGAAGTAATTCGCAACATGCGGACCGAGGGTAAGTCCCTTCGGGAAATTGCAGATGAGTTTGATTTGAGCCGGCAGCGGGTCCATCAAATTGTTAAAAAATTAAAGATTTCTTAAATCCAGGAAAGTCTTCCACCACCGTCAAGTTCCTAGGAGCTCAGAAGAACATGCCTTCCAAAAATACTCAAAAAATTGGAAATTCTTTTCCTCGTCCGTTGCCGAACCCAATTTCTGGCGGGGCTCCAACGGCAAATGGGGGCATGAAGGCAATTCTTGCGATTCTGAATCTTGTGTTTGTGTCGGTCATGCTCGGCTCGGTTCTGTATCTTGCTCTGCGTGTCGTGAGCGTGGACGGCAGTGGAGTGAGTATCACACTCTCTCTGTGGCGTTGCGTAGTGCTGGCGTTGTTCTACACGCTGTGGCGACTTGTCGTTACTGCACTCTTGCGTGTGCGTGACTAACAACTTATCTAGTAAGTAGATACGAGCGAATCGCATGCACTTATCTAGTTCATGTGTATTGACTAGATAAGTACCAGTGGTGATACTGACTAGATAAGTACCGAGTGTGATACACGCAATACAAGTAAGCAGAATCATTATCAGCACTTATCTAGTCCTTTCTCAAACAATTTCTAAGTCAAGTTCAGCGAGTGAACCCAACTGCGAAATGAAGTCAATACCTTCGTTCCACAGTAGATTCTCGTAGTCCTCACTTGCTTTCTTTGGTGTGTACGAGCCTGTCGTAATTTCGTCCAGTATTCCAGTCAAATAATGAATCGCATGTTTCAGGCTGTCTTGCAGTTCGCTCAATGCTTCCTGCACTGCTTCATCGGGTGTGTCCACTTATCTAGTCCTTTCACTTATCTAGTAGGTATTGGGAGTGCCTAGCCCTCTCGTAGAGCGTTAGAAACGGAAAGTGTATCGCTTGGTATTCAGAGCGACACACGCTCGCCGAGAGAGCGTAGGCAAGTCGTACACGGTTCTCCCTAACTGTGTACGCCAAGAGTGGGGGCTGGCTCTCACCAACCCCCACCCGAGGACTTATCTAGTCACTCAAGCGAGTGGGATTTTGCCCATGTGTCTGCGCCACACATCACTGAACATCGCTGGATAGACACTCCGTGCCGTTCCACCGTTGCTCAATGACTTGAGTTGCTTTATCGCTTCCTCAACATGAGGAACAACGATGTAGTTGTTCTTGCGAGCGTAGGTGAGACACTGCATAGCGAGTGAATCGTGGAAACTGTCGTTCACGCCACACACTCCACCGTCTGTTACCCAAACGAGAGGAGTGCGAGAATCTTTGCGATTCCTTACGCCCCACACAATTGCTGGATAGTCCACGCCGTTGCCGTGTCCGTAGTCAATTCCTTCCACTGTCTCAACCATGCGTCCTTTGTCGCCAACGACCCATGCGTTATGACCACGACTACCTCTGTCGGAGTAGAGCAACACAGTAGCCCCAGGGGCATGCTCAATAATTTCGGCAATTTGTTCTGTCGTGAACGACATAGAACCACTTGCGTCAATAATGACCATGCCACCACTGCCACGCACCTTTCGGTCAAACACTCGCATAGCAGGGTCGGTCATCATGCGTTGCATACGGCGAGGTCTGCGACCTGCATTTGTTGCAATACGCTTCTTACCGATACCACCTTTGCTGTAGCGAGGCATTGGCATACGCTCAAGACGAAGTTCGCCCCATTTCGGAGTGCCAGTGGTGAGAGCAGACGGAGTTATGTCCTTGAGTGGATTTCCGTCCTTGTCGCCTTCACCTTCCTTGCCTTCGCCTTCGTTGCTGTGGGCTTTGGACTTATCTAGTGAGTCACCTTCGCCCTCACCACCAGCCTTGCTCTTGCTCGTCTTTGGTTGCTTCCGTTCCTTTGGTGGTGGGAACGAAGCGAGCCTGTCCACCCACTCGGCGAGTTGTTCCGTGTAGGTGAATCCGAACGGCGCAAGTCCGTTGTGAACTGTCGTGTTAGCCAAGTGACCAGTGCGATGAGCCTTCTTCATCTCACGCACGGCTCGCTTGCCAATGTCTAGCAGTTGGTCGCCCCATGCACGATTCACTCTGCGAACACCGTTGAGAAATTGCTTGTGTCCAGCACTTCCAGCAGTTCCAACGCACATAGCAACTGCCATTGACCAGTCGTTAGTTTCTGCGCAACGCTGTCCACTTGCAAGTTCGCTTCCGTCAGCAAGGTGTTTCTTTACATCTATCCCTGCCTGTTGGCAGAGAAAGTTCACACGAAGTTCCTCAACGACAGTGAGTGCTGTAGCCGAAGCCATTTCACGCTTGACCCACTCTGCCATTTGTGCCGAATCAGGCGACACCTTTGCATGCATGAGTTCGTGCGCACGAATCGCCCGAGCCTTGTCGTCATTGTCCGTTGGTGCGAACATGATTTTGTTAGTCACATCGGTCATTGGCTCGCCACGCACGGCTTGGCAGTGTTCTACTGTCCAAACTCCGTGTGCTTGGTCACGCCGACCGAGAAGGGTTGCCTCGGCTTTGGCGTTACCCCGAGTGGACTTATCTAGTCCACTCGGGAACGCCTTGCCAGCAACATGCTTGCCAGCAGGTTGAGACATTATTTCACCCCGTCAATGGCGAGTGCGTCAAGAATCTGACGGGAACGGTCGCCGAAAGTGAGTGAGCATGCTCGTTCCATGCCAACGCTCGCACGGAGTTTGTCCAATGCGATGAACGCACGAAGTGAGATACGGTCGTCACCAGCGTCAGCCATGCGAACGGCGTACTTGCGCAAGTCAGGAGACAAGCGAAGCAGTGCGCTCGGGTGTGGCTCGTTGATACGAATACGAATCGGGAAACGGTCAGCGAGTGCTGTTGGCAACTCACCCATGTTCTCAATGTTCGTGGTCATAATTGCCGAGAATCCACCGAGAGGACGAATCACTTCGCCAGTTTCAGGATGCTCAAACGAAGCAGATTCAGGTGAATCCAACATCGCCAAGAGTGTTGCGAACACATCGCCCGAAGCCTTATCTACTTCGTCCACGATGAGTCGTCCACCCTCTGTTCCGTTGCCCTTCCATGCCTTGAGAGCCGAACCGTCCAGCCACATGAAGCCACCTTTGCCGTTCGGCATGAAGCCACCTGTAACATCCATGTTCGTCATGTCCTCGGTGCAGACCAGTCGGAACGCACCAGCGTCCACTTTGCCGAGCGTCATGCCAGCGTAGGTCTTTCCGATACCTGATGGACCGTAGAGGATTACTCGGTCTATCCCTGCGTTGAGGCAGTCCTCAAGTGCTTTCCAGCACTCGGGGAGAGCCGTTGTTTCTGTCTGTGCAACCATTGGTATTTCTCCGTTTCTAGTAGTTGGGTTGGTTGTCGTGTACCACTGTAGCGACCCGACAGCAGATTTATCTCGCCACTTATCTAGTTAGTTCATACCACTTATCTAGTCAGTCCACTTATCTAGTTAGTTTCACTCGGACACTTATCTAGTTAGTTCCAGCCACTCGGTAATCGTTCGGCAACTTGCACCCGACCACCCCGAGCCTCGCCAACTTGCACCCGACCACCCCGAGCCTCGCTTCCTTTGGAAGCCCCGCGGACTTATCTAGTTAGATACAGAATTATTAGATTTTTGACTTATCTAGTTAGTCAGGTCGCTTGGCGATAGAGATTCGGTACAAGCCACGCTTGACCTTGATGAACTCTGGAGTTTCGTTCACGAACCCGAGTGTCGTCTGATACGAGAATCCACACTGCTCAACCAGTTGCTCGGTGGTGAACTCTTTACCGTCTTGGGTCTTTGCCCACTCCATAAACGCACCCCATTTGTCCTTGCGTTTTTCAGGCTTCTGCATTGCTTCCTTCTGGACTTCCTTGCCACAGTATGTCTGAATAATGTGGTCGGTGATGTTGGGAAGCACAGAGTAAGAGTTCAGGTAAGAACGAACATTCTTGCTTCCACCTTCCCTTTGCCATAATTGCAACACATGTAGCCCACGAATCAGTTCGCTGGCATTGGACGCTTGTTCTTTGGGAATCCGATACATCGTTCCGAATTCTTTTTCCATTTCCTTCCACATCTCTTTGTGGATTCCGTCAATGAATTCATCAGTCAGTTTTTTCATGGCTACCTTTCTAGCGGAACTTTATCCCGACTTGCCCGTCACCCCAGATTATCTTTTGGTAGGCAGACTTATCTGGTATGGCAACGCAAGAAAGTTATTTTTTTGACTACCTGCGGTCGAGGGCACTTCCTTTCCACCACCGTCAATTAGATTCACCACCCCCCGGGAATCAAATTTGTCAAATTTTTCATTTTTTTGCACGTTCTGGCGGCCGGCTGCGGCGGCTCTGGATTTCTGGATTTTTTGGCAGCGAAACGCGGGGCTTACATGGTGAATCGGGTACATAAAGAAAGAGGGTGGGTTTGACCCCACCCCCTGACTTATCTAGTTAGTTATCGGACTTATCTAGTAACTAGATAAGTGGCTACTGGTTCTTGAGAAAATTCTCAATGTCGGGAATCGTCTCTTTGGCTATTTCCCGTGCTTCCGAATAAGCCATAGCGTCCATAATCAAGTCGTCCAGCATGTCTGCCAATGCACGGTCGTCCTCTGTGAGCAATGGTCCATCGGTACTTGGCACAAGAAACTTTAGTGCCTCATCCTTCTCCTTGTCGGGGAGTTGTGCAATTTCTTGCACCTGCGAGACACTGAATCCCATTCGGTGACCATGATTCTGATAAATAAACAGTGCCTCGGTCAATGTCTGCAGTGCGTCAAATCCGAATCTGATAAACGGATTCTCGGTGGGAAACTCGGTGTCATCAGAGAACACTTTTTTCATTATTTCTTGCATTTCTTCATCATGGTTTTGTTGTTCGCTCATTTCACTTCCTCTTTCTGTTTGTCGTTGATTATTAGCGAACGCAGGTCAAGCAACATGTCGGTCATTTCCGATGAAGCAACTAAGTCTCTGCCCGAGCAGTGACGAATCATTGTGTCCACCAGTTCGGTTGCTGTAAGTGTTTGGGTCACTTATCTAGTTCCCTTCTTTGTCTTTGTCGGCTTCGGTGAGCAAGGTGTGAAACGCCTGTGCCTTTATTGCCATTTTCAGGTACGAAATCGTCTGAAGCATGGCATTGGTGAAACGAGCCTCAGCGATTTCGCTGTTCTCATCTGTCAGGTGAACAATGTCAGCGTCCACATCATCAAACATCGGTACACCTCGGTCGTCATAGGTGTAGGTGCTTGCGCTCATGTAAATCTTGTCCTGTTCCCAGTCCACGCCACTTATTACAAGACCCTCACGAACATCGGAGAAAGGGTTGTTTTGGAACTCATCTTTCAGCGATTCTCCTTCACTGTCACGCTCGGCTGGAGTCGTCAAGTCTGTGAATTTACGCATGTAACCCTCAACAGCAATAAAGATGAAGTTCACTGGTCCAATAGGCAAGTGACCAACAGCGTCAATGTAAGCCTCGTATGGGTCCTCTTTGTGAAACAACGGAAGCATGCCAACATCGTATTGGCGTTCCAAGCCCAACTGCTTTGTGTATTGACTTGCTGATTCAGACAATTCATCATCTGTATCATCAGACTGGTGAATACGACCAACGATGAGCATTGGTGGGGTGTCGCTCATCGCAACCTCTTTGCACATTTCTTTTTTTGCATACTTATTTCGGCGCATTACATCGCCGAGAATCTTTAGTATGTCGTTTGAGATTACTTGCTGTTCGCTCATGGCGTTTCTCCTTTGGTGGTAAGTACCAACACTGTATCTATTAGTAAGCAGACTTATCTAGTGAGTATGGGTGGGGTGTCCACTCCCCACCCATTTCACATCAGGCATTATTTTGCAATAATGTCTTGGGCGTTCACTTTCATCGCTTCGCACAACAATAGAAATGTCGTCATGCTTGGCGAGAAATGTCCGTTCTCAATGCGATTCACCGTTTTACGGTCAATGCCAGCCTTATTCGCCAGCGTTTCTTGTGACCACTCACGCTCAAGTCTTTCGTTCTTGAGTCGCTCTGCGATTCGCATTGTCTTTTTCTCAATGGCTGTAAGTGCCATGTCTTTCTCCTTTGTTTTTTGGTTGATTTTGGGTTTAGGACTTATCTAGTAAGTAATCGTCATACTGACTGAACGATAGTTTCTCCTTTCGCCTCTGATTAGAACGAATCCACGACACGATTAGTTGCATAGCCTTGTCGCACGAATCAACCATTTCATCATCACGGTTTGCTCGCCACTCACTCTGTGCTTCCCAGTATTCGTCCATTTGTTCATCGGTGTCTTGGGGCATGCTCTCTATCTCCGAATTCATTTCGGTTTCACCTTCGCCCTCAACAATGAGTTCGCCATTGTGGATTACAACCCAACCAGCAAAGAACTCGGCTTCTTCCGTGAACACGACACCGAATACAAGTTTCGGGAACTGCTTTGAGATACGAGCGATAAGACCGTTACACGGCGACCATGCTGACTGGTAATACATTGAGACAGAACCCTTGTTGTAGTCGTCATCAGATACGCCAACTTCACCTGCGCCCCACTTGCTTCCCCATACGGCGTTGGCATAGTCGTACCAGTCCTTGTAGCCGTACTTATCTAGGTTGTCTTGCATTTGCTTTTTGTGTTCAGCCTGTTTGTCCTCGGGAACTGAACCCGAAACCGTGTTCATCAACGCCTCGGGAATCGGGTCAAGGTGGTTGAGTGAATCAACTTCTACTTCTTTTTCACCAGTGGCTACCCATTTGCCGTCTTGGATTTCGCCAGTCTTTTGCAATTCCTTTATCTTGAGTGATTTCAGGAATCGCTTGAGTTCAGGTTTCGGACCTGACACCTTCATTGTGTTACTGCACCAGTTTGGCATGCTCGCCCTTTCGTCTAGTAGTGGTACGACCCACTCTAGCCCCACACCAGCAGATTTATCAACCTGACTTATCTAGTCAGCATGTTCTTCCACCACCGTCAATGTCTTGGTGTGTTCTCAACCCGACCCGACTTCCACCCGACCCACCCGTGAGCCGACCCAACTTCTTGCCGACCACCCCGAACCAGCCCCACCCCATCACTTGCCGTGTAAGCCCCGCGTCCCACTGTTTAGCCGGGGCTCAAAGGGTCGAGCTGGTT